ATCTACAATACAATAGACGACTATCCCTTCGGGAAGAGATGCTGTCGCTTGCGCTGTCCTAAGGTAGAGGCCTTCAAGATTAACATCATTTAGAGATTTTAGCCACTTACCTTCAGACATGCTACATTCATCCACCGCCTGCTAGTGCAATTAAACCACAAACGACTAAGCCTGTTAAAGCCCCAAAGGCAATGGATACCATAACGAAGTCTCGCAGTGGAACACCGCGCCAGTCTAGCCACTTAAGAAATTTGCTCAACATCAGAGACTCTCAACTAGATAGTCTGCAATTGCCATCCTGGTTGAAACCTGACAGGTGGACCCTGTCATTCCCATGAGCTCCTCGACAGCCATCTCAACAAGCTCTGGGTTTGATCTAAGAAACTCCATCACAGCGTCATAGCTTTGCGGATGCGGAACTGCCATGTCATGTCCGTGAGGTGCATCGTCTAACCCCATCAGGCCAGCATGGTATCCGATACCTATAGCCTCATCTTCTCCTAGATCAGACACATCACCTGTATAGCTGAAAGCATCCCGCTCTTCCTGTCCCATGGCAAACCCAGCACCAAAGGCCTCATCTCCAGACATCGGTTCGTGAACAACATCACCACTGGCCCAAGCGCTACCCTCGTCTTCCATTCCGTAAAGATCATCAGGCATTTCACCGTCTAGACCTCTGATGTCTGACATGTCACCACCGCAGCCGCAGGGCTTCTTCGCCGCGCAGCTAGAGCACTTCTTACCTGTCTTTCTTTCATCACCGCAGCCGCCGCTGCGGTGATGGTCATGACGGTCCATTGGATCCATCATCATGAGACTCATCTCTTCTTTTATCAGTCTTCTTAACTGTCTACGCGTGATTTTCATTTTAATCCCTGCCAATCTTTAATTATATCTATCAGCTGCACTTTTCAGCCTGATTCTTCTGGGCGTCTTGAAGCTGTCTTTGCAGATCAGCTGCAGTTACTGAGTTATAGTCATCAGCCCCTGGCTTTGGAAGATTCTCAATCTGACTATGCAATGAGCTGACCGTGGCCCCTGCTGTGTGGCACGGGTCCTCTGTCGAGGGCATTTCGCCTGTCCCTATGTACTGCGTGTCGTCGGAGCTCTGCCCTGAGCTTTGTGAATATTCTGAGCCACCCTCCTCTGGGGGCTTGCTGGAGCTGCTCTGTTCAGCTTCTAGCAGCTTCTGTAGACTAGCCCTTATTAACATCCTTAGTCTGGTTTCAGCAATAACCACGTTTCTCTGGCTGCCTCTCATCCGTATGTCCCCATGGCTGCTTCAATCTCTTCCTCAGCTTCTGCTTCGAAGGACTCTATGCTGCCCTCGTGCAGCCGCATCCAGATCCTAAGAACCGGTGCATGTCCTCTGAGAATATTTTGAATGTCCCAGTTCTCTGTAGTCCAGGCACTTGTCATCTGTCCAGATGGCTCTAGCACTGTCCCCTCGATTGTCATCGGAACAAATTCATAATCTAGATCCAGATTCGGAATTGCCTCAAGACTAGAGAGAACAGCCTCCTTCATCTCTTCAAATGCAAGTCTTGCTGTAGTAGATTCATTCTGCTCAATTAGCCTGTTTAGCTTATGTTCTTGTAACTTGTTCCACTCATCAATTGTGTCATCATCACCGACCCGCTCTATCTCTTGCTGTTCTGTACCTATAGTCTCACCAGAGTCTGGGTCATAAAACCTATCAATTGCTGTGATTCTACCATCACCATCAAAGTCACCCCACTCTCTTCTAGCCTTTAGGGCAACATAGGCAAAGTATCCCGCTTCGGAATGTTGTGGGTCTCTGTTTACACCCAGCAGTCTATACTCTATGTCAGGAGGCAAGATAAAGGACTCAGCTGATCCAGGCTCATCTTCTTGTGCTTCCATCCCAGCTATAACAGTATTTCTCTGCAGGATCTCGTCCCTAAATACAGGTAAAAGACCTTGATCTTCATAGTCACCGTCAGCAAGAAGACTGTTTGCGCCTCTGATTGCCATGGTGATTGCAGAGCCGACCGAGTCTGTGTGGGATCCCCACTGCCCCACCTCATTTGGCCCAAGCGAAATCTCTTCCATCTGGGCGACCCACGCTCTAGTGGAGAGTTCTGTCTCTTCAGATGCAGACTGAACTGGAAGCTGCGGGTTTATAAAGATTGATATGAGCCACCGATTAATTCCCATCTGGATTCTTGCCAGCATCTTCTCACTAGCTGATGCCTGTGACCCAGTCCCTAAGCCCCGGACTGAAAAATCACCTGCTAAATCATTTCTAAATGTGACTAGCGCAAAATTACTATAAGAACGCAAGAATGAACTTGCCTGCTCATTTCTTAGGAGCTCAGCTTCCGAAGCCTGCAGTCTGTCTTCTGGTGACTTGACAACCTGGACACCTTGGAATACTCCATCACCGAGGGCACTATTTAGCGCTGATTCAATTTGACTGATGCCCGTTCTTCCGTCATGCGGGCTAAGCACAACTGTGTCCCTCAGGGCCCAAGAGCAATCGGGTGCGCTTCTCCACTCTTCAAAATTATAGTAAATCCTGTTTCCATCCCATCGAATTAGTGTGGGACAGCTTGTTTCAAGACCTTGGGCAGCTGCCTCAGCTGGGCTAACACCGCCTTCAGCTGGATCCCCTGGATAGTTTTCAATGTCCTGGATGTCTACCTTATATGGAACCTGGATACCTTCTTGATACCCAGGCACTTCTCTGCAGCCCGGTGCCCATCCGCCTGGAGGCTCTCCAAGGTCAAAGCCTAAGAAAAGCTCATGCTCTAAGTCAGCCCCATAGCCCACATCCTGGCTCATCTGCTGCTTAACCCTCTCAAAGAAGTAATCCCACTGATCAATCATTTCCTGATTCCAGATCTGATATACATCCGGACCGCCCCAGGGCAAGTTAAAAACAGATGTAAATGTCTCTCTTTCAAAGGGTGCATATGAGCTTGCAATGGGTCCAACATCTGTCTCCTCATTCCATATATCTCTAAGCGCACCGTTATAGACATCGCTTCCCTGTGCAGATATATCACCTATAATCGCCTTAAAACCAGGCCAGCACAGGTCAGCAGCAACTAGCCTCCCAGAATCATCCACCCTATCAAATAGATCTGAATCTGGGCAGCTAACTGCTGTAGTCGACTCCACTGGCCTTCCAGTATCTGGATCGTAACGAATCTGCCCTGCAAGATCTTGTGTAATAATAACAACAGGTTCACCAGAGCTAGCATACATGTTAGTTGCAATTGTGCGACCAAGGGCACTTTCGAGAGGAAGAGTCTCGGCTGTGCTTGTATCAATAACTTTAAATGAATCAATCAAGCTAGGATCAGAATATTGCTCAGGAGCCGCCACAATCACATCAGTAAATTCTCTTGTCTGGGCAGCACCCTCAATTTCATGCTCTCTCCCATGAGCATCTACCAGCACTTCGTTTGTATAGACACCCTGAGTACGTGGAAACCTCAATGCGCAGTAGCGTTCTGTCTCCCCGGTTGCAGCATAGGCTCTTGTAATTATTCTCTTAAGAGCTGCTTGATACGACTCCATCATCACACGAAATCGATATTCGGCGAGCCAGTTCTGAACACTAAGCTCAATGAGTGTCTCACCAACAGCGTAGACTATCTGAGCGCCAAGCGCTTTTCCTGCTGCTCTGAGCGGATTAGAGCTAGCAAGCCTGGATAGAGCACCAGATGTACCCCCTTGAAGCTGGGCGGAGAGCCCTTGAGGAATTGCGTAATTCGGCATGCTATGAATGCCTGTCATACCTTGCTCTAAAAGGATCTGGCTACTTATCTCAGCCAGTATCATTTCACGTAATGTTTTATTAGAAATCTTCATCCAAACGCCATCTGAAATAAATATCTAGCGACGAAGGCAATATCACTCTGCGTCTAAGAACATTACCTTTTTAATTCCACCCAATCTCTTGTAGCTCAGAAGCTGGAATTAGAAGAAACCGTGTGTGTGTTCTAACAAGTATTCGATCTCTCTCATCAGGATCTGCTGTAACAGGCACCAGCTCAATTCCTCGTTCCAGCCTGACCATCTCCTTTGCCATAGGATCAAGAAACCACCCACAGCCGCTACCGCTAAGAATGTAACCGGGCTCGGCTTCCTCCATCAACATCTCGCTGACGATCTCTTCGAGAACCTGATCACTTAGCTGAGAACCTTCCTGTGTTACCATTTAGCATCTCCTATATAATAAATAGACATAAAATAGATAATGAAAAGGCCCTTAGGGCCTTTTTTATGATAAATCAGACAAACGGATTCTCACAGACAATCTCCTCATCAAAATCAGGAACATCTAATTGCTGCTGCTCCTCTTCGAAGAAATGTAACAACTCCTCCCTTTGCTCGATAGGCTTTTCGAAATTTATGTTTGATTTCTTTTCTTCTGTCACTTGTTTTTTTCCTAGCTAATTTTATATTTTCTTTTATTAAATGAACACCGATCATGCTAGTGGCGACAAAAGAAAGCGACAAGCTAGACGCTATAATGTCTAGGTTGATTTGCCTTCTCGGATGTTCATCTTTCAAGACAGAGGCTCCAGATTAAATGTAAACTGAGGGGTGATTGTCTTCCAATAATCTCTTTTTTTAGAAAGTTTTTTAATCTTTTTCTCATACCTAGATGTCTCTCTGTCTAGCATTCTTATAAGATTTTGTTTTTTCTTCACAGCCCTGTCCGAGCATGCGGATATTCTTCCACTAATCTCTAAGACCCTGATGTCTAAGTCAGATACAGATTTCCTTATTTTTTTCTCAATAGAGTCTATCATTGAATGATTTCGACATAGTGCAGATCCCCAAAGCACCCTACATCTCTTCATCGCTTTTTCTTTTTTCATTCTTGCTTTCCCGCGTGACCCACTTGCGGGAAGATGAAAATCGTCAGGTGTAAGGTTCTCAAAATGAAGAACAGCAAACTGCTTAAACTTCTCATCAGCAAGAACGTATAGATAGTCTAGCGACTCTTTATTTTCTAGTGTGGCGTAGTCTGTCTGAAGGGCGAAAGCCCTGTACTGCCCTGATCCGGATGTCATCTTGCACTCCAGCTCTTTCGATATCTCACCGATGACTATATCTGCCTTTCCTGTTCTACCATCTGATTCAACATCCCTAAACGACTTAGATAGCTCCCTCGCAAAGAAATGCTCTTGTGCTTGTGACATGACAACATTCCTTCTTCCAAGATTAGATCTAAAGTCCATTCCCCAGTCAGAAAATTGAGCACATAGATTTTGATGAAATCCCATCATGTTCTTCAGAGCTTTTCTGGTCATTTCTTTATCTAGATAAGTCATTTTATTTCTCTCCATCTTTATTGTAAGTGATAACTTTGCATTCTTCTATTGGCCACCAGGCTGTCCCTACCGAGCTTGTAACTTGAGCTTCATTAATTGAATACTCACCCAGCTCAACATCGAAGACTTTCCTAACCCCGAGTCTAATTACAATCCCTGTTTCTCCATTTCTCAAGACTAGATCACCCTGGCATGGTTCTATTTCATCCTTCATTATATGATTATACCAAAGATTGTCGAGATTTTCATATGACAAATACAAAAACAGCCCGGGAAGTCCGGGCTGTTTAGCATATTTCTATCCGATAGAAACTCGACTCATCTCAGTGAAGCCCTTTTCTCGTAGAGCAAGGAAGAAGATGTGCCCAGCTCCTCCAAACCGATTTTTCTCAGTAGTAAGAACGCGACACCCCATCAGGTCTTCATCCTTCCTCTCGACGTCTAGAGACATCATAGAGTCAACCATGTGCTTAAGGACATTGGCACCTGCCATCTGTCCACTTTTTGTGACCTGCCCAATGACGATGGCATTGCAAAAGTTCTCCTTGCAGTAGTCAGTAATCATGCACAACGCCCGCTGCGTGGTTCGAGAGTTCGTGTTGTGCTCTCCGTACTTGCCATCATTGAGGCATTGCAGGCTATCAATGATCAAGAAGAATGGGCTGTCTGGATTTTGAGCTCGAAGCTTGTCACAATTCTCAAGAAGCTTGGGAACCATTGCCTCTTGACCAGCAATGAAGCCGTGCCGGAGCTTGAGACGCTCAACAGTCATCTTAAGCTGGTAGAGAGACTCTTCAGCCGTGTTAAACAGAACTGTGCTACCGTGTCCCGTCAACGAATTTGCTAGCTCAAGCATCATAGTTGTCTTACCGGCTCCAGGAGTCCCAGTAAAAAGAGTAACAGCAGAGGGAGTAAATCCAAGACCTCCAAGTGCATCATCAAAGTATGTAAGGCCAGAACGAACCCTGCGCCGGAGCTTTTGAGGCACCTCAACATCAAGGATATTAGTTCCAACAGCGATTTCATCAACACGGGTATTAAGACGCATGTTATATTTCCCCCAATTTAATTGGATTAATTGTCGTGATTGACATTATCATTATAAAACAATATTATTTAGTTTACACGGGATGCTAAGTATCCTGTTTCATTTCTACAATCGAATCACTGGGATGTGGATTGAAGAGAAGCTTTTGCCCAGGAAGCAAAACCCAGCACCTTCTTTGAACAGAGATACCTGGATCTGACGCCTCTCCGTCTGTTAGAATGATGTGACCATCAAACTCAGCACCTTTCTTCTTAATGTAGCTTTCAACAGCGTGAAAGCTTGTACCTCCGTATCTTGTCCGCTTCGGCGGAAACTTCTTTCCCCTCTTCCACCTCACTGACCCTTTTTCATCTACTGATGTATCAAAGGGAAAGATGGTGAAAGATGTGATTCTACCAAATGAGTTTAGAGCACCAAAGAAAAGTTCAAGGTCGCTATTGCTAACAGAACCTGACTGATCAATGAAGACTGCGAGGTTTGCACTGTGGCCCTTTTTGGTTCCAGGGTGAATATAAGGATACTTTCTATTAATCTTCTTGTGTGTCCTTGCCTTATTCATACGCTGAGATCTGCCACAGAAGCTATGAAGAACGCGCTTCCAGTCGATAGAGTCTGAAACCATTTGTCTTAGCTCAGACTGGGTTGAAGCAGAGACAGATCCCCACTGACCAGTCCTATCACATTTCTTAACTACTTCAGAGAGAGCACTCTTAATCTTTCCCTCGAGGATCTGCCTCTCTTCGTCACTAAGCTGTCCCCACCCTTCATGATCGTCAAAGGGAATCATCCCACCAGCAGCAGACTCTTCAATCATCTTAGAGACTTCTTTGTTGCTCTTGATCATTTCCATATACCACTCAGATGCTTTCTTGAGAGGCAGACCTTCAATAAAAGAAGATAGCTTCTTCCACTTTTCAATCTGGTCTGGATCTGTAATATGTGTCAGATCGATTGGACGACCTGGAACAAGTCCCATCTTTGGAAGCTCTCTAGAGGGAATTAAAGAATTGATTGCAAGATCTGTAGCCCAGTTCCAAAGCAGGGGAGGCTCTTGCCTTCTACCCGTGCAATGATTGAATACTAGATGATAGCACTCATGCTTAAGCAAGCCCCTGACTTCAATAGATTCAAGAGAAGCCAGAAACTTTGGATTCCAAAGCATGAAAAGAGACTCATCCTTTACAATGACCCCTGCTGTACTAATAGCATCAGTCTTCTCCTTGGACATTCGTCGAAGAAGATGGCTAAAGAAGGGTTCGTGAAGTAGAAGATTAACTAGATGAGGATCTAGATTAAATTTCTCTGCTTCCTCATCAGAGGCGTGGAATGCCGGAATGTCACTTGAAGTTGAATCTTTCATTGATACCTCCTGGTTATATTATAATACAAAACCCGCTATGCTACACGCATAGCGGGTTTTTGATGCCCATCTAGACCTTTTGTGACAGAGTGACAATGTCAACTACGAGCTTCCCAATGAACTTATGGACTGACTTGATGTTGGGTACGTGATTGGTCTCCATTACTGAATTAAAGAAAGACACCACCATCTCACCAGGCAACGTCTTAACGAAGTCAGATGCATTCTTAGCTTGAATCGGATTCCAGTCATTATCCTTGCAATGATCAATAAGCTTCTCAATTAGAGAGTTGTGCTTATCTGTAGTAAGCTTCTTGATATCGTCTGCAAAATCATCATAGGTATTCAAGATATCCTCAGCACTGACCTGCATCTCGTAATCTCGTACGAACGACTGGAATGAAATTGCTGCTTCGACTCCAACAAACCCAAGACAGAGAGCATAGAATCCGCTCGGAGTTGTCTTTCCTGCGATAGACGTGGGTGACATTCCAGCATGAACCATGCTTCTCTCAAGTCGATCCCAGCTAGCTGGATTCGGATAAACCTTTCCTGGATCAATCTGACCAGTATGACGAAGATGAGCACCATGATTTCTAATAAAATCAACAACTACAGAGTCCATATTTCTATCTCCTGTAGCCCACTGGATCCAGTCTTCTTTTGTAGGCTCTAGATCAACTGTCCAAAATCTACGCTGAAGTGCAGGACCCATCTCATTAACCTGATACTCAGATCCAGCATTAACAGCAGCATAAATCCTCGTCTCTGGATGAAGATGATGACCGTTGAGCTCTCTGTCAAGAACAAGCTGGAATGCACATTGCTGAACCTCCATCGTTGCCCGATTAAGCTCATCAAGGAAAAGGACAACGGGCTCACGACACGCTCTGAGAAGCCAATCAACTGGAGCGAAACGTGTAACACCGTCAACAAGCTCTGGAAGACCGATAATATCTCCCTCAGTCATCTGGGCCAAGCGCCTATCAATGACCTCAAGACCTTCGCTACCGTCAGCAAGAAGAACTTGATCAGCGACCTGCCTAAAGATCTGTGACTTTCCAACACCAGTTGGTCCTCGAACTAGAACAGCGACGTCTGGCGGTAGCTTAGAAACAACGCTAACAAAGGTTTTGATGTCCATCATATTCTCCTTTAATGTGGAACATTATCATTATACCAAAACAGTATCATACTTGCACGTATTATGGGAAAGTGGAAAAAGTTTGGACCTTTAGAACCCTTTTACCGTGGTGCCAGCTTGTCCCAGATGAAGAAAGAACCAAGAAGTGATTCCTATTAATCTCGACAACAATGCCGTAACTAGAATCATTAACAGAAACAAGATCACCCTTCTTCACAGACCAGACCATTTTAGGTTTTTTAATCTCAGATGATCGAGCAGAGCTTTTAATCTGCTGCTTTGCTTGTTTCTTATACCTCTTGGGAATTTTCATTTCTTCTCCACCCTTTAATTGTATAACAAGGGCATCAAAGTTACACGCTTACATGCTGTTAAACAGCCAAAAAATACCGAAAGCAGCCATGCTAAGACACAATGATGCAGATACCAGAAGTCTAAGATTATATCTTGAAGAAAATATAGAGAATCTATCAACCAAAGAGACTTTCTTTTTTGGTCTAATTGCAGAAAGGCTAATATTGATAAGATTAATCTTATCAATGAGAACATCTACTTTATGCTTAAGTGTCCTGCTCTGAGTCTCTGACTGAATTTGTAATTCGACTAACTTAGACTGAAGCTGTTTTAGTGTAACTCTTTTAGCTGGTGCACTATTGCTCTTAGATTTTTCATCTTCACTTCTTTTACTCATTTTATCTTTACCCCTTTAATTTATAACTCAAAAGAAATCCAGTTTACAAGCTGTTGACCATCAAGTACATGATGAAACAAATATTTATAAATCCAAGAATCAGACTATAGATTGAAATTTCTCTAGCTTTACGTGAAACATCATTCGAAATCTTTATAGCGTCTCGGATTTTTTTCTTTTCATGATATACCCTTCTTCTTCTCTTTGAATCACGCATATCGAACCCCCATGTTAATATGTATCACAGTCTTTAGATATACTCTCTAAGGACTGAACTAGAACTAGGTCTCCGGGGTGCTCCTCAGATGATCCTTTTTTAGAATTCCATTTTGGGCAGTTCCATCTTACCCTTGCTAGATCCAAGAAGCTTTGAGTCTTTGGATCAGATCCAATTTTTATACGAAAGATGTCAAGAACAATGCCTATAGGGTTTTCTTTTGGTATGATCTTGGGTGGTAGGGTCTTTGAGTCAATGCAAAACCTTACCAGGTCACCTACGCTTATTCCGTATTTATCAACTGGACTCACATTTCTTAGACCCGGACTTGTCTAATTATGTGCGGCTGGTTAAAAGATAGCTCCTTGTAAACCTTGATCATTACCTTTTTAACAAGATCAACGATGTCCTTTTCATAGTTCTTTGACTTCAAGACAGACTCAATCTCTTTCTCCATCTTTTTCATATACTCATCCTTGAAAAGATCTCTCATTTCTCTTCTAGCAATTCTCGCTATCTCATCCTTATCTGTTTTTGTTAAAGATTCTCGGATCAGATGTCTAAGTTGTATTTCAGAAATAAGCATTGATTTTCTCACACAATACTAATTATTATCGCTAAAGTCAGTTTGGCAATCTTATAGACATATCGATATGAAAAAGAAAAAATTCTTTAAATCATCTGATCTAGCCATTGTTAAAGTTGAAAATCTCACCTGTACAAAAGACGGATTTGCACTGATCTATCCCAGCGATGCAGACGGATTTTCAGTATTTTCTAAAATTAACCTAGATTCCTATCCGTCTTTAGATGACTTTACAGGAAAAAGTTCAATCATAATGCATGACGATATAGTTCTTATTCTAAGATATGTTGGGAGGCCAAACAAGATAATCAGAGATCCAGAATGGTTTGCCTACGATGTTTATGAAATATTCTTTAGAGGAAAAGTTAGGCAAATATTCGCTCAAAACTTAGATCAAATCTAAATTCGATTTAGTCTATTAAGCTCTTGGGCTATTATTTTTCTCAAGGCACGAGCACTTTTAACTCTAGTCTCTTTGATCCCTTGAGCCTTGAGATGATCAACTGGACTTGATAGATTGTCTCCCCCAGCAAATGCATCTTCAACTGCCTTAACATCAGCCGCTGAGTCATTTGACAGAATGTCTTTAAGCTCTTCTTTGATAATTTTTTTTAATGCTTGAGTTTTTGTTATTGTCATTTTTCCCACCTGCATCTATTAACTATCATCCCTGCAGTCATTCTTCACAAACTTCAACTGTTAAATTTATCAAACCAGACGTTTCATCTGGAAACGATTCCTGTAGCTTTTCAATAAGCTCCGACCTTCTTAAGCCTGTTACTGTCCAGCCTCCTCGCTGAAGCTCTCCGTTCATTATATGATATCTTCTATTAAAATGTCGCCAGCCTAGAGCATGACCGAATTCATGCTCGAGAACTCTCTCAGTCGTGGCAGATTCAGACTTTATTGATATTTTAGCCATTACAATCTCTTTAGTTACATCAGATGTTAGAGTCCTTGTCATAGCAAGGTTAGGTTCAACAAAGTTTTGATCTGGAAGGCCTATCATTATGCTTCCTTCAATTCTTGTAAAAGAACAGTCAGCAGAGCTATCTCTTACGATTGAACCAAATTCATACCCTAGCCGTCGCCAAAATTCAACTGCCTGATTAACTCGTGTCATAGTAACAGGAGCACCATCGCAGATTCTTACACTTGGCGGTCGTGACCAATAGCCGATGACCTGTCCCCTTCTTGAGACTGACTCTAGGTCTTCTTCACCACTAAGCTCAGACACAGAAGTATCAGACAGGGCTTCTTTTGATGTCACCCCTGCTGGAAGATGAAATAGAAAGATAAACAGTATAAGAATAGATTTACTAATTTTCATTTGAATTTGATCTAATATATCCAATGTGACATAGAAATCCCATAAGCAAATGCCATAGAATCATTCCTGTATCTCCCCATAGAAACCAGAAACAGCACAACCCAATATTAATAAAAATAAAAACCAGCCAAACGACTGGAAAGATCTTTTTTATGATATCCATGTCGGATATAATTATGAAAACATAAAAAAAAAAGAGACCTAAGGTCTCTTTTTTCAATCTGAACTATGATTTATTATTTTTATGAAAGAATTTTTTTAAATCTAATGCTAGAAGCTTTCCCATCAGGATCTAAAAATTCAAGCTCCTCGTCAAAATCTGATTCCCTTGTAATTTTATAGACGTCATCCAGAGTTTCTTCAGATACAGTTTGAATCTTTCCAGTTCCCCTGTTCCTTGTGACTAGCTTAGTTGTCATTCTATATGTTCCGTCTTCTTGCCTGTCAAAAGATTTAATTGTCTCATTTTTTATATCAGGTATTGTAGTTCCAATCTGCTTCGCCATCTCTTATTCAAGCCGCCTTAATCTATCAGCCCTAAACTCAACCTCTCCTTGATCATCATCTAGGACTACCTTGATTATAAATATGTGCTGCATCGCACCTCCGACCATCCACTGATCACTTCCTTGCTTTTTCATGTCTACGACTGTCCCTTTCATTGTCATGTTGTCAAAAGGTGCAACACGATCACCAACCTTAAACATCTAATCTCCACTATCTTCATCTAAATCTACAGCATTCTCAGAATTATTTAATCTTTTAGCTGTAATTTGTGCAATATTCTTGTTAAAAGAAGCTCCGTAGATCACATCTTCCTTTGTCCCAACAAGACAGACTCGCCACGGCATCCTTTCCCCCTTAAATTCTCTAACTTCCCACTGCATCTTTTTTCTCTTTCCTTTTTTGCTTTTTCTTGTTTTTTTCAATTTTGTTTCTCCACCTTTTTAAATAATACAGCTCCATACAATGCCTAGTTGCCTTTGCACAATTTGACTTAAGCGAAGAGTTTACAGAGTAATTTGCACTGATTCCCTCTTTCTCTATTTTAGATAAAATCTCATCGCACTCTCTCTTGATAATCTCAACAGATGCGCTAAGTGATTTCAAAATAGAGATACGAGCTTCGTCCATTTCTACAACTATTTCCTTTTCTTTTACCATCTCTTATATCTGATAGGCTACATAAGCTATCCTCGTAAACAGAAAGAACACCCTTTGCAGACATGACCCTGTACTTTATCATATCATGACTTCTACCGTATCCGTCAAAGGGATATTCAGAGATCACGTAGCCATTGATAACAACACCTGCCTCTAGATTGTCATCTGGCTCTGTAATCCAGACAAGATCTCCTGCTTTAAATTTAAAATCATCTTTATCACTAGAGGTCAATTATTTCCCACTCACCTTTCCAGTTAGTAAACCTGACACGTTTAATTCCTGCTTTTCTCATTTGGTCAATACAAAGACTGCAAGGTCTTGCCATTGTTCTAACATGATCACACTTTCTAAATCGAAGAACTTCGATCTCATCTCCAGGTAGTGCAAATCTAAGAACATTCATTTCTGCATGCATGTGAGATGCCCATGACCCATCAGAGTACTGTCGCTTAAACCGAGGATGTGTCTTGTCAGTGTTCTCACCGATCTTGACAACTCTCTTTCCACGACGCAGAATTGCAGCAACATGATAGTCGCGACCGTTTTGAAGTGCAAGTATTTCGGCTTTATAGTACACCTGGCATAGGGCCCCTCCAGCATTAAACAATGATATCACACTAATTGAAAATGTACACCAGTGCGGTAATTCTTAAATCTTATACCAGCTACTATTACCATTTGATATCAATGTTATTGATTCAGCATCACTAGAGTGCTGTATTGAAGTTGTTGACGGATTCCCTTCAAAGTTATCAGAGCCGTCTCTTTGAATTGTAATCGCGTTTGTTTGTGAATACCCACCTGCATCTTTTATTATAACAACTCTTCCTGCAGTTGACGCACTTGGCATCGTTATTGTAATGGCGCTATCTATCCCACCCTGTGCTGTGGGGCGCGTGCTAACCAAAATAACATAATCTCCATCTGCTACAGTATATGTTGTTCCTGGATCATTTCCTGACCACAGGGATGTTACGGGATATCGAAGAGTGCTTTCGTCAATATCACTACCTGTGACAGAGTCATCCTTTATCTGCTCTCCTCTTATTCCAGTCTTTGCTGCCATCATCAAACCTCGTACAATGATAAGTATAGAATCTCAAGACATTTGAACATTTAAAAGCTATAGTTGAACTTTTTGATATAGCTGGAAAATTTTTCTGCAACTATATTTCTCATCCAGGAATTGTAATACTTTCTATAATCAGACTTCATCTTTCTCTGACTGGTCTTGTGCTTGTGCAATTTCGCATCATTAATTTGAAGCTCTGCGCACAGATCACTAAAGTCTCTTTCTAAGCTTTCAAAATGTAAGTAACAGTCAATCCTGTCATCAATAAATAGATTATTCAGTGTATGAAAAAAGATAAAAGCTGAAGAGACAGAAGCACCCAGCCCGATTTCATGAGCAATTAGATCATTCGAATATATCGCAGGCATTGTCATTACAGTCTCAAACTTTTTTACCATATCACCTGGCGAATCATCTGGTTTTATTATCCACTCCTCTGCTGTGCCCGCTCTTCTCACACACCACCAGTAAAAAGAAACCAGGGCATCCCATGGATTTCTTACAATTGTAATGTTAGCATAGTCATAATACCAGTCAGGGTCGGCGACTCTAGAATAAAAAAGGCCCGGCGGTGTGTGCTGTACAAATCGCATAGCCTGTTGACCGTTAACTAAGAGCTCATTATTTCTTGAGCCATACTCAATCTCACCGCTACCAGAGGAGCTACCTGTGCACAATGCATCTGGACCTGTGGCAGCATACAGGGCATGCTCGACTGATGTCCCTGCACACTTTAGGGGCTTAAAAAAGATAAACTTTCTTTGTGGGCAAATTAGCATTTAAGTCTCAATGGAGCCACCGAGAGGACTCGAACCTCCGACCGGCTGATTACAAATCAGCTGCTCTACCAACTGAGCTACGGTGGCACATTAATCATACTACTCCGGCGGTTCTCCGCAACGAATCTCAGTCACTCCATTGATGATCTCTGCATAGAAAGGAGTTCCCTCTTTGATCTCACATGGAAAAAGTTCAACAGGAATATCAGCGTGATAGGTCTCATCCCCATCTGTTCTGAATTCCACACTTGCCATTCCATTTTCAATGAGGTCAACAACACCTAGACAAAAAAGTGTTGTGACAAGCATAGTAAAAAGTCTCATAATTGTTTCCTTAATTTTTGGCTCCCCCTGTTGGACTTGAACCAACGACACCCGGATTAACAGTCCGGTGCTCTAACCAGCTGAGCTAAGGGGGAATATATGGTACGCCCTGCAGGACTCGAACCTGCGACCCTCGGTTTAGAAGACCGATGCTCTATCCAGCTGAGCTAAGGGCGCATAACTATATCCTAATCAATGATTAGCGTATCTCTTTTTTCCTGCTCTCTCATCTTAACATCTGACAAGGTGTCAGAGATTAGAAGTCTAACATCTTCGATGTAACCTGCCTGAAGCATTGAGTCGATCATAAACAGCGATCGACGCAAGACTGTGTATGCCTCAATGGCATCCTCAGCTGCGACACGAGAGGCATGACCGCAGTCAACTGCAACGTCAAGCTCCTCAGGATACTCAAGAGTTCTAAAATACTCTAGCGCTCGATTAGAGCTCTCATCAAAGACGTAAAAGGTGACATCTTGCAAAGAAGCAGTTTGATCACCGAATCTAACAGTTGTGCTGTTTGACATGTGCATCCTCTTAATTACCTGGTTATTATACCACAGCCAGTCTTAGGTTTACACGATTTATTCTTCTATCTTGTAGACTCTTATGTGGTTTGCTCTCGGATACGCGGCGGCTCCTTGTTCCAGCCGGGGATGAGGCTCTCCTGCGTAGTCTGTGTGACCAGCATCGTGGAGAGCGTCGGTCACTCCGTTCGCATCTAGGGCGGTACTCATCCGTGCATCCTGTCTGTCACTCCCAGCAGAAACATTAGGAAGTCTGATATACTTGCCTCCGCTATCTCTTCCGTAGCTAAGGGATGGTGAGCTAAGTGTTTCATAATCATAGCCAGCTACAATTCGTATGACATCTGGTGAGTGATCTGACTCGCTACCGCTGCTAGCAGAAGCCCTTGCTGAGCCCAAGATCTCTTCCCTGTCATCTGCCCAGGGTACTGCATAGCCCCGGGGAACTGTATTGTCCATTATGGACTCCAGGCTAGCACGCGAGCTAAGCATAATCATATCCGTGTCTCCTGGTGCGCGGTAGCCAAAACGATTGGTTTCTGTAAAATAAAAATACCTAGCGTGTGCTATTGACCCATCGGAGCGCACAGCTGTTTCACATCCGCTTGCAGACCCAGCAGAGGGAGACCAGCTAAGCACTACCTCGGTACCCTCATACTCGGTTTGAAAATACTGCTCTTCAGGTGGATCGGTCATGCATCGATCAGAAAGTATGGGATCAACAGAGACTCTGATTATCCCGTCCGCGACCTCTGGGGGAGGTAGAATAGGTTCTGCACGTCCAGAATAAATTCTCACGCGAGTAAATATCCCACCATCTGCAAAATCCACGGCCTCAATCCGATCGATCAGCTCACCGTCACCTGCCAGCTGAGCTATGTCTGCGGGGAGGGTGGTGCCTTCCAGATCAATAATTAATTGTCTTTCTAGCCTGTAAAAACTGATCTTGTCTTCAGTGACCGCAGCATTCGTGATCACACTGACAACAGCTTTACCATCATCATATGAGAATGAGATATTTGTAACGGCTGGGGCCTCAGGGGTCCCAGGGCTCGTAGATAGATCAGAGGCAGGGCTCGTAGATAGATCAGAGTCTAAATCAGCCTCAACATTCACTTGTCTCTGAGGGTCTGGTTTCTGAATAACACTAAGGTCGTCGGCATTGGGATCAAACATATATCCCTCAGCAGCCTTCCATCTCTGTTCACCGTCATCACCGTATCTTGAAAATACAACATTGTCGATATCAGGATGAGGATCTCCTTGATTGTATACTAGACTGCGCAGGGCTTCTAGGGTAGCAGATGTTGAAATGTTTCCAGAGTCAATAAAAACTGGCTGACCGGCTCTCCAGACTTGAATCTTTGGTAGCTGATACCTGACCTCTGTTTCATTGATATAGTCTTCATACGCCCTTCTTACACTTGGATTTCTTGAATCTGTGTTAATCTTAAAGAACTCAATACCTCGTTGTTCAAATCTTTCAGACCACTGTGCAATTCTTTGAATGTCATCTGAAAAGGCTGCCATAGTTCTATCATTATATGCGTAAACCACGACCGGTCTTTTAGTACTACCTCTAACTATCTGGTTGACAAATTGTATGTATGTTCTAATGGGCTTAGCAGGGATCCCAGTGCGCTCCTGTCTTCTAGAAGTGGGTATTCTCTCTGTCTGCTCTTGCAACATCATTCTAATTAAGAGGCTAAGGTCTGATATATTGCTCACTTTTTTCTCACTAGCTGTTTCCATTCATAATTATTTACAGAAAGAAGAAAAAGATAAATAAAAAATGAGGCACCTGTTAACCCGTGCCTCCCTGCGGTTTGGGGGATTTTTAATCTCACCTCTTTTTAAAAAGAGGTGAGATCATTTTTTATCTAATTATCTGTGCTCTCAGTTGTCCCATTACCAGTTGTAGTAGTAGTGGTAGTGGTAGTGGTATCACCGGTATTAGCAGATGTATTATCTCCAGTAGTTGTGGTGGTATTGGCATCTGTCGTTGTATTGTTACCGGTTGTGGTCCCAGTCCCGTCAGATGTCGTAGTGGTCGTAGTGGTCTCACCATCAGCTTCTGTTGATGTTGTATTGGCAGTACCGTCCTGATTATCAGTGGTCGTTGCAGAAACCTCTAGATCAGCTTCTGGGGGCTCGTATGTGCACGTTCCCCAAACAGCGGAAACAACAAGTGCGCCTCCAACAAAACTAAGCTGAACCTTCCAGCTTGCCCAAAGATCTTTAGCTTTTTGTAGCATGTTTTTTCTCTCCTTAGCTCTTTATAGAGCATCTTGGTAAATTATCATTATTTTAAAATTTGTTTAATCTTAATCTAAAATATTACGATTCTTATTGTTCATTTGACTGAAGGATGATATTTGAGCTGCACTCTGGACACTGAATAACGATAACACCTACATTCGCTAAAAATTCTGTAGGCGTAATAATATTCATTAATTGATTTCTATTCTCTAGAAAAAAATCATAGTCATATTCAACATCCTTGGTAAAAATATCCTGCTTTCCTCTTCTAATAACACCTAGTCCGTCCTCTGTTCCCCACGGCGGCGGACATGTGAACATGGTGAGATCTTCTCGAGATGCTCTTAGGTCTGCAAATGCGCGCCAGCCTGTCCCAGTTCTATTTATTGCCTCGAGATCTCTCGTCGGAGGAAGCATGTCGTGGAGAACAATTGTTCCATTCTCTGTCAAGCATTCTAAAGAATTAGTGATATCTCTAAGAACTTGTTGATGCTCATGGTACCCATCAATAAAAACAAGATCAAACTTTTTCTTACCAGCATTTTTTTCAAAGAACTCATCAGACATCATAAAATGGTGTGTCATCCCACTGGGAAGATCAGTTGCTGCAGCATTTGGGTCTGGATCAATAGAGTCCTTTGTTCTGCATTTAACCTTATGGTATGTTGCTCTCTCAGAAGCAGGTTGCCCACCAATTTCTAGATATGACTCATATCCGTAACGACGGATGAGAAAGTTCATAACCCCATCTTTTCCATGTAAGTTGATCATTAATTAAATTTCTCCATAACGATTATTATATTATACAGCCAAATGATAAAAAAGAAAATGCTATTTTTCAATATGAGCTGTATGCCTAGAAAATATTTTCTCAATATTTTTAGGTGTATTTGATGCCTCTCTAATAGTCTTAATTGCAATTCTAAACCACTCTATTGCGAAAAAATCATCGCGGTGATCGGCAAAAAAGATACGGTCTACCTTATCAATCATTCCCGTCTCGATTAGTCGAGAAAGTATAATGTATTCAAAACCTTCAACATCTATCTTTAAAATGTCAATCTGCCTATCAAGAGAAGAAATATAGTCTGAAATATCAACACACCTGACCTTGTGACTGACTTCGGGACCCCTCTCAACCTTTTTAAAAAAGTCTATGTGTGTATCCATCTTGTGAATTACAAGTGAGGCTCCCCCATTAAAATCGTCACTAGCTCTCTGATAAAAGAGATCAAACTCACCATCAACTGCACCGGCTGCAATTGGATTTATGATGACATTTTTATATGAAGAGAACCTCTCTTCAAGAGATTTTGAAAATATTGGATGGGGCTCAAATGCGTGAACTTCAACATTAGCCTCTGCAAGGTCTTCTATCTGCTGGCCAACAAAAGTCCCAAGATCAATAACGATGCTATTGTGATCTAGATTGAGATCTTCTATGATTTCAGTCATCGACATACTTCGGTATCTTTGAGAGGCTATTTCATTATTAAAGTGCTCTACAAGACTATAAAGATATCTCATCTCTTCTAAGACTAGCTTCTGCTCATCAGCTGCCAAGGGCACATCGCAGATTGGATAATGCACTTCTTTCCAGCTAGGGTCTATCTTTTCTTTTTTTTTCATCTTAATGACATAATTGGTAGGGAGCCTGGGGCTTGAACCCAGAACCTACGGTTTATGAGACCGTTGCTCTGACCGATTGAGCTAACTCCCCATGATCATTAGTATATCTCTTATTAGCTTAGTTTACACTAGATGTTGCTAATAAATGGACGTGACAGCCAGGCATAAAATTAATGATAGACCCGCTGCAAATTGCCCTTCCTATAAAATTTATCTCACCGGAGCTAACATTCTTAGCAGAGAAAACATCTAAGACAAGAGCAAGCCCCTTTCCAAAGTTTGACCAAGTTATCTCAACAAGATCTCCAGGGGAAACATCTTTTTCATCATCCATTTTTTAAAATATGTGTGGAGCTCTCAACAGACCCCGCTGAAGTCTGTCTGATGAACCTAGATTTAAATGTCAGCTCTCTAAGTGTCTTAGCCCCGCTATAGGACATTCCGCTTCTAACACCAGTTATAATCTCACCAATGATATCTTTAACTGGCCCTTTTAGTGGGACAGTTGAGGAAACTCCCTCAATTGAAGCTGTATGCCCTCTCCAGTCAATTTGAGCATCTTTACTAGCCATTCCCCTATATGCCTTGCACCTACCCCCATCTAAATAGATAATCTCTCCAGGGGCTTCAGTTGTTCCAGCAAGCATAGAGCCGAGCATGACAAGATCTGCGCCTGCAGCAAGCGACTTAACAATATCTCCAGAATTCTTAATACCACCATCAGCGATGAGCAGCGAGTCCCTATCAGAATAGGAGCAATCAATAATAGACTGCAACGTAGGAACACCGTGACCTGTCTGAATTCTGGTAGAGCAGATAGACCCACCACCAACACCAACACGAATGCTATCAGCACCCCAGTCAGAAAGATCATTAAATGCAGCAGCAGTAGCAACATTTCCAGCCATGATATGAATATCATCGCCAAACGTGTTCCGAAGGGTTTTCAAAGCATATCGCATGAGAGCGTGATGGCCATGTGCAATGTCAACACATATAACCTTTGCTCCTGCCTTGCAAGCAGACAGCGCCCGATCAACATAGTCACCAGAAACGCCAACTGCCACACCAACCAAATCTGCCCCTTTGTCAATTGACTTTTTAACAATCAGCGACTGGTCCTTAATAGTATTGTACCTGTGTATAATTCCTAGACCGCCTAGCTGACTCATTGCAGTTGCCATTGAAGACTCAGTGACTGTATCCATTGGACTCGAAACAACAGGGATCCCAAGATCACCTAAATTCTTAACTTGAACTGACGTGTCAGTTTCTTTTCTAGAAAAGATCTCACTATACTGCGGTAGCAGCAAAACATCATCAAAGCACAATCCCTCTATAAGCTTATTGATTTTCAATTTTTATTCTCCCATTTTTCTTTATATTCAGTAGTAATTTTTTTCTTAATGACCTTTCTCAATCCAGGATTCACTCTTAGGCATTGGGGCATTATTTTATTTCTAATAATAGATCTCATGAATTTCTCATTCTCATTAGAAGGATCCCTAAGATATTCAATACTATTTCTATCGCACCAGCTTATAAACTCTAACTTCGGAGTTGTCAAAAATGGCCTGACTACATTGTCTCTTCTATACGGAATCAATCTCGCGTTTCCATGCAAAGAAGTAAACAGATACCATTCAGCAGAATCATCGAGATGATGACCTGTTATGACGTCTCCTGCAATACAGCTTAGCCATCTATATCTTTCATCTCGCCAGTGCTCTTCCCAGGATTTATCACTTGTCTTTGGGGCTGTCATACTTCCTGAAATGATTGGGATATCTCTTTTTTTGCAGAAATCAAAAACAAACCCAGCAGCCTCAGAGCCGTGATCTGTTCCGTGATTAAAGTATGCGACAGTTACATTCTTTCTACCTTTAATCAAAAAATCAACAATAGCCATTGAATCAGGACCGCCGCTGCATGCGACTGTAATCCTATTTGGAATCTTTCCTAGAATTCGGATCATATGCACGCCTTCTTGTTTTTCGCTTTGTACCCTTTATTGTACCACTATTTTTTTTATTATACACGCGTTTTATTATATCTGATTCGGATATCCAGGATATACATTCACTCGGCTTCTCATGTTTTAAATAAGCGACTTGCTGCTTGATAAGGGCCTGCTTATCTTCTTCAGAAACAAGACACCCTGTGTACCATCCTTTTTCCAAATCATCTATTTTAATAATCTTCTTTAGAACATTGACGCTTGCTGCTGTTCTAACAAGATAGATCTGCCCTTCCTTTATATTTCTTTTTTTACTCAAAACATACCCTTAAGTGTGAGACACCTGTGACCCCGTGCCTCCCTGCGGGTCCTGATACAGTACAAAGAGTCCCGCGCTCTTAGACTATGCAGCGAGACTATAGCGGGATTCTCAAGCTGCTCTATCAGGAAAGTCAATAATATATTTAAAATTATGAATAGATCAATCTATTCTCTAGCATAAAATCTTTAGGTGAGATCTTTTTAGATCTATGTTCAATAAGATATTCTATGACGTCGTCCCAAAGAAGACCCTCGTCTTCAATTAGATTCATAGGCACATCATAAAAATCTTGGTACCTGTCCCGCCGTATCTTTAATCTAGAAAGCGATTTGTCACCTACTATCTTTCTTTTCCAAACAGCATAGTATTCTGCTTTTCCTGGATTGAAATCATCTTCAGGAATCTCTAGTGACATGCAAATTACCTTCTTGACTGCTCTGTCTATAACTGTCTTAAGAAAGTCATCTGTGCTAATCATAAAAACCTCTCTACGAATCTATATCAATTTAATATTTACTCAATAACATTGAGTGATTTCACACTAGTCAACAATTTTTTCTAAAAGGAAGTCTCTTGTTATGCTTCTCAAACTTAACTTTTCATTTAAGCTGCAGTCATCTATTTGCTCTTCGTATCTTTCATCATCTACGTCATGAATCTCAAGAGATGATGGATCTACTTCGTCTATTGAAAAAAGAAAAAAAACATCTTCTCCTAGTTCATTTTCAAAAAATCCTTCAAATCCCATATCAACACTATACCGAGAATCTCTCCTGCTAAGGTCATCTAAAACATCGCAGACGACAGCATATCCGTTTCTATCTGAGCAACTTACATCAACGAAAGGAGCAGCGCCGCTAGAAAGAGAATCTCTAATATGTGTATGCAAATCTTCTCCTGTATAATGATCAGACTCTCCGCACATTTCTCTAATAAACTTTTTTATCTCTGACCTTCTCATTCTTTCTCCTTTTAACGAAGCAGCTACTTTATATATATCTCACTTAGTATGTCTATCTGCAACAGATGCAGATGCCCAGGCATAAGGCTTTACTCTACATGAAAAACCTGCTGCTGCAGCCCAGCCCCTTAGAGACTCAACAAGATTTCTTGTCTTAGACCTTTCACTAATTCCAACATCAATGTGTATCTCAATGTCTGCGCTTGGTGAGCAATCGACGATTTTTCCTGCCATCTCAATAGATTCTTGAACTTCTTTTAGCATTCTAGAATTGAGATTAGTATAGTCTCTATCTTTTTGTGTCTCTCTTTTAAAAAAATATCTTCCGCCAGACTGTCCCGTGCTTCCGTGAAGACAGATAGCTGTAGCAAACACACAAGAATCAGATCTTAACATGCTATCTGTTCCAATAAATACTCTTCCACCAAGCAGCGCATGAGATGTTATGTGAGTCATTATCTGTTCAAACCGTATCTGATTTCCCGAGCCCGTGTGCCAGATTTCATGAGAATCTGAGACTAGAGAGCTAAGATGGTGCATGTGAATAAATATTTAGAATAATCGACAAGTTTGAGAGATGTTTTCTTTTTCTCGCTATAGCATAAAAATTATTATTAATTATCATCTATATTCCTTGCAGTACCCATCTTAAAACGATATGTTGGTGTCTGTGAATGACAATTAGGACATAATAATCGTAAATTTTCTAATCTATGATCATGTCTTATACCATTAATGTGATCTAGCTCAAGTGAAATTGGCTTTCTGTTATATTCATCAATGCCACATTCGTTACACAGATACTCTAATATATTTTCTTCTATCATTCGACATCTTAATTTATAAGTTTGATATGATGGGTGTTTTCCTTTTAATATTTCTTCAGTTGGAATTCGTGTGCTATAGGGCCCTTTTTTTGTGTTTTGACCACCCTGATTTGGTCTATAGACACCAAGCCCAATAGCCCTTCTTTTAAAAGTCGAAAAATGAAGATCACATTTAACTGCAGCTTTTGCCATCGTGAGTTCAGCACGGCAGGCTTCAATGATCTCTTCGTCACTACATTTTGATTTACTGTAAGCCATAATTGAACCTTATTAAATGGTACGGGCACCCGGATTCGAACCGAGACGATCATACGATCAACGGGTTTTAAGCCCGTTGTGGCTACCAATTACACCATGCCCGCATTTAAAATAATTATACTAGTAAAGCTAAACTTGTATAACACATTATTATAGTAATCCCATGCGTCTACCAGCTACACCAATGGGCCAAGTGTTTTAATTATATAGATGCGTGATAGGCTTTACACTATTATGCTATTCTTGCTTTTCTCTAGTCGTCATATAAAGCGACATCAGTAACCCAAACCCGGAGAGGAATATTCCCATCTCTTTATCTTGAATAATGCAATTAATCATAACAACAAGATTTGTTGTAAAAATTACTGACCAAAATATTTCAGATGCCCGTATCACCGGTGTCTCCGCTTTCTGAAGGTGGAAAATATCTGTATCCAATTTCAACTAGCTCATTCCCACCAGGCATAATAGTAAAGTAGACTGTGTTATCTGTCGAGGAATAGTACCAGTCGTAATCTAGAGAACCATCTATGAAAACCCTAATCGATTCTTCAATGGGCTCATACGTTAGTTCAAGATATTCATACGGCTCCAGCCTAGAGGCTGCATCTATAACACCAGCGCTCCAGTCTTCAGAGCATATATCAACAATCTGACCTCCGAAATAGCTTGTAGCCTCCTCGTATCTGTCACCATTGTTGTATGCATTTGTATTGCAAAGAGAGACTGATGGGTCTACATTGATGATACTTGATAAAAAGGAAGATCCATTTCTCTGTTGAGAATACCAGTCTATATAGTCACCAACTACCGGAAAGTGATCATCGCTTTGCTCTTCTTCATCTGATACAAACACGACCAGCAAGGCAGAGTCATATCTCAGCCAGGTTTGAGCATAGGTATTATTTACAATATACTCGTAAGAAGCATCAAATCCCTCTTCTCTATGTCCTCGACCCATGTTTTGATACATCGCCTCTGCATCTGCAACATCATCTCCCGGAACAAGAGGGAACTGTGATTCAATTGAGGCTGCTCCTGGGTCATTTGACATCATCGCAAGTCGCCAGCCTGAATCGGGAAGAGCAAGCATCATAGCTTCAATTCCAGACATCAGCTCTGCATCGTATCTATTCATTGACCCAGAGGTATCAATGACCCAAAGGATATCAACGCCGTCAACAGACATGGGCTGTATAAAAGAATCTATCCAGATTTCGCCTGGATCTGTTGGGACTTCCTCATAAATGTATATGGGAACCTCAACCTCTTCATAGATAGTGATAACCTCTGTTTCTCCAGTTCCACCTCCGACCACCATATAATCGGTATTAACACATGAGCAAAGCAGAAAGAGAAGAAGTAATCTTATCACAATTTAAAAGCCCCCTGGGGGCCCTTAATCGTAAACCCCCACAAAAATACATATGCACCTTTGGAGGGTTTGAGTTGAAATTTTTAAGATTTTTTTATTTCAATTTATGAAAAGCTAACGTGCTCTTTCAAAATGTCATCAATCATTTTAATTAAAGTCTCATATGTGATAGCAACCTTAGCCTGCTTTATGATAGAAGTTCCTGGTGCGGTTCCGCCATCAAGGCTGTTATAGCTTTTAATGACATATTCTCTTAAGTTAATTACCTGGTTGATTTCTTCTTTTTTCATCTTATTATTCCTTTATTCATAAGTGACATTGACAACTTCCCAATATTGCTCCTCACCCTTTGGTGTGACAAACTCAACTTCATCACCTGCTTTTCTGCCAATTATCTCTCTAGCAAAAGGTGTCTTATAGCTTATCTTTCCGCCTTTGATATCAGATTCAGTTTCACCAACTATTCTATAAACTCTCTTTTCATCAGTGTCTTGATTTAGCAAATGAGCCCAGCAGCCAAAAACAATGCTACCGTCTGTATTTATCATATTTTTTGTTATAATTTCAGAGTTTGCTAGGTGTGATTCTATTTTAGCGATCTTAGATTCAATAAGGGCTTGCTTTTCTTTTGCATAGGAGTATTCGGCATTTTCGCTTATATCACCATGCTCCCTGGCGACCTCAATCTCCTTAGAAACGTTCTTTCTATCTACGGACTTAAGAACTCTAAGCTTCTCGAATAGGCTATTGTAGCCTTCTTGTGTTAATAGATTTTTTGACATTCTTTCCTCGCTCATTTAAATTAAGCTATATTTTGGATTCAAAAGATTATATAAAAAAATATGATTTTTTATAAAATCTATATTAAAAAATAAGAAATTTAATATAATTTCTAATTAATGACTCTTGCTGAAGACTTAGAGATTTATCATAATCTCTTCGACTAGTTTTATATATCTTATCAATATAGCCGTTTCTTCTTAAGATCTTAAATGCAAGATTTTCTACAGAGAACTCTCCAGATCTCTCAAGGCCAGACTGTCTCATCTTATTTATCTTTGACTTAAGCACTGCCAGATCTTCGAGTCTATCATCAGATTCAAGAGCTTTCTCAATCTTATTCATTAAAGATTTTACTTTTTTCTTTACAGCAAGAACATCTACATCAGCTTCTATCTTAGTCGGCTTACTAATCCACTCATCTTTGAGAATATCATAGGCACCTGTAGAATGATATTCTAAGCTAATACTCTGAGGATATAGTTCAACTTCATGACCCTTGACCATTATATCGTGTCTATTATTCCAGAGAGACTTCTTGGCCATCATGTATTCTCTGACAAGATCTTGATTTTCATCAACAGCCTCGAAGTCTATTAGCACATGCAAGTCTATATCACTAAATGAAGTGTAGTTATAATTTGCTAAGCTTCCAATAAGAATAAACCCTTCAGATGGAACATCGATCTCTAAAAATTCCATAAACTCATCTGCTATTTTTAATAGAGATTCTCGAACATCTGGAAGAAGACTGTCATCTTCTGACCAGACAAGCGGATCAAGGCTGTCTTTAGGAAGAAGATAACTTAGCTGCTTCTGAATGTCGCTTTTAGAGTGTTCCATAGAATTAATTATAAACCCTAGGCCTATCTTCTTTTAAAAAAGAATCTAACCGATTCCCTTAAAGCTAGCTGTAGTCTGAAACGTACCGGTAAGTGGCGGGAATTGCTCTATTCCCGTAAGACCAGCAACCAGGCTAAACCCAACTTTATTTGCATTTATATCTGCCCTAAAGAAGACGCTCTTACATCTTAGCTCAAGTCTCCCAGTTGATGTTGTTCCAGAAAGTATAAAATAGTGATTTCTTAAATTTGTCTTATCTTCAGCTTCTGCTCTTCCATTAATACCATTTTCACTAAATCCAATTCTCATCGGATTTGTTGACAAGTTAGTTACGTCAAAAAATCGTGTCACATATGGAAAAGTAATTTCCACCGGTGTAGCATTAATATGCTCACTGGCAGACGATGTAACAAAGGGAACACCAGATAGCTGATAGGCTGGTGTAAAATTTGGTCCAGGATTTTTATACTCGGTACCCATTTGATCTCCTAATACTAGTCATAGTTATAAGTATTATGACTAGTTGTAATCTTCATCTTCTGGCTTCATAAGTAAAATTTCTTTTTTCTCGCCATTCTCATCATCGTAAGTTCCGACTACAAAGTCAGGATCATTTAAAACAGAAAGACGCGTTTCGTCAACAAGCTCACAAAACTCCAGAAACTCCTCGATGGCAAATTCTATAGAAATTCTTTCGAATGATAAAATTATTCGACCACTTTCAAAATCTAGCAACGTACCGTTTTGAGATAATGGGTGCTTCATTACTTAAGTAAGTATTTCGCACTTAGGCTTGTACCAGGTAACAATTCCATTTGATGAAAAAACCTTCCAAAACTCTGAGTGATTATCGTCTTGACTGATTAGGATTCCGAAGCTGTTGTCATCAACATGCTTAACAAGAAATCCCGGAAGATCCGACCTGCCCTTACCGTGCTTAGAGTTTTGTGAGATTGCTTTAGTTTTCATATGAGCTATCAGGAATAAACTGACTTTTCTCTGCTATACCATCCACAATCTTTAACATAGTGATTACCTCATCAGTATTGAAATCTTCTGAAAGAGATTCACCGATTCTATACTTGAAATCTTCCCAGCTTTTACAACTAGCAGAGTTGAAGATCTCAATCATTACTTCAGAGGCTTTTTCAAATAGAGAATTAGCCCTATCTTCATCCCAGCCGCATGCCTCGAGAAGCATTGTCTGCTGTGTCAAGTTTTCGAGTGAGTCAAATATAAAGGCCAGAGATTTCATTTTATTCTTATTAAATTGTCTTTAGGACATCTAAGACGCCTGATTGAAATCTAGGATCAGATGAAACCCGCTTTAGATTATCATTGCCCGTATCACAATCATAAAAGTTACATACATTAAATGCAATCTTTTCCATAGCTGCGAGGAATACATTTCTAGCAGTAGAGTGATTCATCTTAAACCCTCTTTCTGTCATAGCCTCTGCAATCTCTCGATATCCCAGCCCACCCTCGTTTGACCTAACAGTTGCATAACCGTGCTCTGATTTAAATCCTAATGGCATTGACATGATCTATTCTCCTATCTCAGTGTAAATTTCTTCTTCATCAACATCAAACTCTTCAGTATCGCTAAACTCATCTGTGATACCAAATCTAAGCCTTAGAATCTGCTCCTCTCTAGAGGAAAGCTTGCTAAGACAGGACTTGATCACATTCATCATCTTCTCGTGATCCATTATCTCATCGGGTGTCTTGTATGTGTCGTCAGAGATCATCTCAATTACCTGTCTGCTATTTTCATCATTTCCAACAGTAGCGTGAATAGAGGTCATATACTGAAGCTTCATTGATTCAATACTTGCCTTGACCATCTTTTCAGTAATCCCAAGGATCTCTGCAATCTCCGAGTTACTCGGTTTCTGGTTAAACTCATCCTCATATTCAGCAGTCAATTTTCTAATCTTAGATGCTAGAGATGATGCGTGCGAAGGAACTCTGACAGTGTTTCTGTGTGTGCTAATGTGACGACAGATAGACTGTCTGATCCACCAGCTTGCGTATGTCGAGAATTTAAATCCACGACGCCAGTCAAATTTTTCAACAGCCTTCATAAGTCCAATATTCGACTCTTGAATTAGATCTTCCAAAGAGCAGCCACTCTTATAGTACCTCTTAGCAATGCTAATTGCAAGTCTAAGGTTTGACTCAATCATAACCCTTCGGGCTTCTTCGTCTCCTTGCTCAATTCTCTGAGAAAGGGAAACCTCTTCCTCTCTTGTTAATAGTGTAGTTCTAGAGACGTCTTTGAAATAAGTGCTTATTGATTGCATTTATTTTTCCTTTTTAAAGATATAGAAAAAGAAAATCTTCATAAAATAAAAAATATAATTTATCTTTAAAAGATTGGATTTAAGTATTTGATCATATAGAAATAATCAAAAAATGATATACCAAGTGTACTATTAATATAGACACCCAGTTACAAAAGAAAAGGCTTTAATTAAGCACTAAACTTTCTTGGATTTACAGAAGTGTATTGGGCATGGGCCTTCTTTCTTTCATGCCTAATCTCAATCTCACGCTGAATATAGCAAAGATCGATCTCATAATCTGCAACAGCCTTCTTGTCATTTCTTCGTCGAGCCCTCTTAATGTCACTGCGTGTTCTAAGAAAAAGGCCTGTCAGCTTATCTTCAGCCATAACGGCTAGTTCATCGATATTATTCATGAGTAATTACCCCAAAAATTATTGATCTATTTTTTGTGTACCTTAATTAGCACCCTTTAATTGTATCATAAACAGCCTAAGTTTACACGAAACTACTTAACTTTTATAAAACTACCAAACTTATCACTTATGAGATTCTTTAGAAATGCCTTTCCTTTCTTTAGCTTCACCCTCGCGTAGTAGACGTCACCTGACTTCTGAATCTCTGCCGGTCCAGTAATCGACTTATTTGCACGTGCCCACTGCAAGCCTAGTGAAAGATCAGTTCTATATGAAGCGACAAGCTTTGTGTATTTTGACTTGCTCATATTACTATCGGCTTTCCTTTGCGCTGAACCTTTCTATTGTTAACAGCAAGAACTCGGACAATCTTGACACCAGGTAGTCCCTTTATCATCTTTCCAAGAGACATAAGCGTCTTAATTAGACTACCAGATGTTGGTAAAAACTTAACGTAAACATCAAGAACAGCATTTTGCGCCTCAGTTCTCTGAACCTTTTCTTTTTGACCAACGACAGCCACTGTCGGAAGAACTCTAATTCTAGTCAGCGTATCTGGAACATGGGCATTCTGGTCCATGATAAGTCGCAATGTTGTCTTCTCAATATCACGTCTAAGTCTAAGATTTTCATTCTCTGTGAGCATTAGCAAGCCACCCTTCTATAATTAAGTAGGCTGTGTTAAACTTTCAATATAAAAACAAACTAATCTTCAGATATCTCATCTTCAACCATCGCGCAACCTACTGTTAGAAGCATTCCAGCGGCTGAGGCAGCATTCTCTAAAGCAGCCCTTACAACCTTAAGCGGGTCAATAATCCCCATATCATACATGTCACCATATACGTCATCTAGCGCATTGTATCCACGATCACCCTTAATTCTAGATACCTTTTCTAAAACAACGTCAGGTGTTCCGCCAGAGTTACTTACAATCTGCTTTAGGGGAGATGAGCACGATTTCTTTATGATCTCAAACCCAACCTCATATCCTGTAAACTTTCTGTCAGATGGGCACTTTAAATCCTTAGCTGCACGAACAAGTGCGACGCCCCCTCCGGGAACGACACCCTCTGATATTGCAGACTGAGTTGCGCTTAAAGCATCGTCAACTCTATCCTTTCTCTCTCTAAGCTCTGACTCTGTTGCCCCTCCCACCTTGAGAATAGCAACTCCTCCGGATAGCTTTGACAGCCTAAGCTTAATAATCTCAGATTCATTCTCATCTAAATTATGATCCTTTAGCCTAGACCTAAGACTGGCTACTCGATCCTGGATCTGATCGGTATCCCCTAGCCCGTCTATGAGAAGTGTTCCCGATCGACCAACAATTGCTTTCTTGCATCTGCCAAGATCACAAAGAGACACCTCAGACAGGTCAGCTCCGTCTGCTATAGAAAATACCTTGCAACCAAGAATTGCTGCTAAGTCTCCCATTATATCGTGTCGTGTCTCACCGAATGCAGGTGCCTTAATTGCACAGACTTTCAGAGTTCCCCTTGCCTTATTGACAACAAGACCCTGCATAGCATCTCCCTCGATGTCATCAGCGACTACTAAGAGAGATGCCTGGGCCTCAAGACACTCCTCAAGTATGGGTGTAATCTCCTTCATTGAGCTAATCTTTTTATTACAAAGTAAAATATAGGGTTCAGTCATCTCAGCAATCATCTTATCTTGATCTGTAACAAAGTAAGGTGATAGATACCCTCTATCGATCTGCATCCCTTCAACAGTTAGAAGAGATGAGCTAAATCCCTTTGCCTCCTCGACTGTTATGACGCCATCTGGTCCAACCTTTTTCAATGCCTCTAGTATGAGGTCAGCGATAGCAGACTCACCGTTAGCTGAGATAGTTGCAACCTGAACTATCTCAATGTCTTTTGTTACAGGAGAAGCAGAGCTTTTTAGACGATTGATGACAATCTCAACAGCATCATCAATACCTTTCTTAATATCTGCTGCTGGATATCCAGCAGCTAGCATCTTCAATCCCTCAGAAAATATCGACTGAGATAGGACTGTCGCAGTCGTGGTACCGTCGCCAGCAACATCAGCGGTTCTTGATGCTGCCTCTTTGATCACCTCAACACCTAGATTTAAAAACGGATCTCTTAAGCTAATTGCTCTTGCTACTGTCACTCCATCCTTTGTCAGTATTGGGTGATTATTCTTTTTCTCAATAATGACGTTTCTTCCTCGTGGACCCATCGTTATCTTGACAGCATTAGCTAGAATGTTCACACCTTCTAAAAGCTGCTCTCTCGAGTCAAGATCAAACTTAACAACCTTGCAATTCTCTCTCATGTTACCCCTTTAAAATTCTTGTTTTTCCATCATCTAATCTCTGATGTGTAGACTCTAAGATCCTTCTTTTCTTAGTTAGAACATTTTCGGCCACGATAAGATCACCTATTCTCAATGCAATCTCATCTGACTTAATGGCTCCCGTCTGTCTAAGAATCAATATCTCTGGTTCAGAAAGTACTTTTTCCATAATTCACTCCTGTCATAAAGCTATCAATAAAAGACAAACAGTTAATAGCAGTTCGTATAAAACGATCGACTAGATCGCTATATCTGGCGGGACCTCATTAAGATTGATCTTTGCCTTAATTCCATTCCCTAGGTCAACCTCTGCTAAGTCACCAGAAACTTCTCCCTTTATCTCAAATGGTTGATCAGTTTCTTTGGCAACAGCATCAAAAGATCTTTCAGCTAGCTGCTCAGCAGCAGACACAAGGGATGTAATCGATTCTGTCGCAGACCTAATCATATGTCCCTTGAGCGATTTTGCATCTTTAAAAACAGTCGCATTAACCTCACTAAGACTAACCTCAGATCGATCCTTGTTTGGCAAACGTGCAACGTAGGTAACGTTCTCACCGTCGATCTTCTTTGATATAATCTCTTCCACGACCTGAGCCGGGAAGACTTTCATGTCTTTTTTAGAGAGGAGGAACACAACCTGCCCAACGTCATATCTCATAATCATAATCTCCTATAGAGATTATAAACAAAATTATCTGTGTGTACACAATAAAAGGGCCGGTAAATTACCGGCCCTTTTATATGGATATTGTGATGTGATTATTACTTAAAGTTTTTGAATCCAATTCCGGGTGCACCCATCGTGACCCTGCCAGGTGAGCTTCTTCTGGGAAGATTCTTACCGTAGATCCACTTGCTTGTCAGCTGAAGATCTTCAAAGATCTCACTGATCTGACTTCTAATCTCCTTTCGAAGCTTTGCCTCTTGAAGCGCTGAGCTATCCTGACGTCTTCTTCTGTGACGAGAAGTCTTTCTTGCCACAGATTGCCTAGTCCTGCTCTCATTAAGTCGAGCCACTCTCATGCGACGAATCTCGTCCCTAAGCATAGTCTCACTTATCTCAAGGACCTCGTCGTCGTCGTCTCTGTCCTCAGCAAGCATCTCATCGCCGTAGTCTCCGTCTTCACCGTACTCATCTCTTTCACGGCTATTTTGAAGCTCTTGTAGCTGGCGTCCCTCTCTTAGAACGCCTGAGCCTGAATCATTAGAAAGACCTGCAAGTCTAGCAAGCCTGTTTGCATTAAAGCGCATAAGGATATTCCTCCATCATTTTTAAGTATTCGACCCGTGAGAAAATTACCTAAGATTACCGTCAGATATTTAGATTATTTCTAACATCCTGAGTGATTCCCTGTCCCTTCCTGACTGCATCTTCTAGAGGGTCTAGTCCCAGGGCGACGCGAATTGTATCATACGTCTCTTCATCTACCCTTTCCTTTAAAATCATCATGTCAGCATATTGGTGAAGATCCCACTGCACAACAGGAACCTCCTCTCCATCAAGTCCCGGTTCAAACTCTCCAGTGTGACGACTCTCAAATATGTAAAGTAGGGTGGGCATCTCCTCTTCCTCAGGAACCATGACAAAGGGAATTGAGGAAGAGCCCTCGTCTACATCTTCATACATGATCTCGGGGATCCAGCTTGTCTTTGAACTCATGGTCATTACTCCATCTAAGTGTGTGAACAATCAATATTATAACATTCTTAAGAAAGTTAAATCAAAGTGGACCAAATAATTCTCTTCTTTCTTCTAGCGTTCTAAGAATAAGAACTGTATCAGTTATATCTCGATAGGCTTCAATGAGCTTCATTTCAAATGGGTTTAACCACTGCTCCTTTGTCCTGGGATCCCTGGTGGAAAAAAATTTTCTTAGGGTGGGCGGGAGAGCACGCATCACTTCTTTCTTAATGGTTACCCAGTCATCACAATCACCAGCGTAGGAAGCAACAATCTCAAGCTGCTCCTCTATTTTTTTAGGAATTTCTTGACCCATTTTCTCATGAACTCCTCTTTGACAACATCGACTTGCATCTTATTGGGAAGAATCTCACCATCTGTATTTCTCACTCTGACTTTAAAAGCTTTATACGGTCTATCTTCCTTGCCCTTCGTTTTAACCTTAAGCTCTATACCTTTCGACTGTCTATCATTGTTTGCCTCTGGGTATAAGATCTCAAGGCTGTTAACATCTATCTTACCGACAAAGTCATCAAGCTCTTCTCTAGTCAATAGCGGAATAACTTTTGCTTTACCTGGTGAAACTTCTCTAACGTAGTAGTATCCCATTCCAACTGAGGCTCTAAGAAAATTATTAACCTTCTCTTCATCTACTTGCAGCTTGTCTTTAAAGAGCTTTAAAAGTTCGGGCTGTGTATTAAATTTATAGTCAACGCTACCAAGATCAAGCTTTTGCTCATCATCTAATGTGCTATACTTAGCGTAATCCTGGAACCCTTTAGCAGCAATACCTGTGTTGACACCGAGAGCTTTTAAAAATTCATCAATTTTCTTAAGAGCAGGCTGCGACCTCTTTGCACCGCCATCCACATTAAAAACAACAGAATCATCATCACTAAATGAAAACTTTCCTGAATAGCCCCTGTTAGCTATTGTAGACCCTTTCTTGTTCTTAAGCGAGATATAGACTTTATCATCTCCTCGCTCAAGTGTTATGTCTGATATTGTTTCTCCAACATCCCTGACCTCGTCTGTAAAAGGGAGCTTTGTACTCTCAGTTCCTGTACTCCGAACATTCCATTTCACGATGTCGATAGGGTCAAGGTCTCTCTTGACTCTGTCTTTTGATATTCCATCAATTACAGACTTAACCAATGGAGACACTTTGCTTCCCTTAGACGCTTCAGAAAACTCAGTGTATGCAGCCTCCTCATACTCATCACCCTCGTTCCTTCCCTGAGTTAGCATGGTCGGAATGGCTTCGCCAGGATTAGCACTTGCAATTTGGTCAGGGTGTGGAATAAATACTGTGATAGGAAATTTTCCGCTTTTATTTTGCAACCCAAACATCTCGCTTCTTTTTGAAATGGTCCAGATGTGACCCGCTTCAGGCTTGAAAGCACGCTTTATCATCTCAATAAACTCAGCCTGCGTCACAGGATTTTCTGGATCCTTTACAGGATAAAGCCTATCTACTCTGTCTAGCCTTCTACCATATTTTACTCTATCTGGATTTGCAGATATTAATGCTGTTGCAACCTCCATGCCTGCTGCTGTAGATAGATTAACAACTACCTTATCAGCCTCACTAGAATCTTCTTCAGGCTCTGGCTCGTCGGGTTCGCCTTGAACAGACTCACTAGGCTCATATATTTCCGGGGGGAGTATTTCAGGCATCTCCCTCTCAAAATCTTCTTCTTCGGCATCAGCTTCAGTGACGAGTCTTTTGAAAAGACTATCTCTTACAAGCTGGCGTAGATAAAGTTCACTTACTTTCATGCAGGCCTCTAGATTAATTATCTCAGATCATTGCATTTATATATTTAATTGCACGCTCTATCTGCTCTGATGTTTGATTCTTTGGCCCTCTAATATAGCTATCAAATCCTACAAGACGATCAGACTGATTGTCCCTAGCAAGAGATTCAACAATTCCCTCTAGCGACATTGCTGTCTCTGGGTCGCAGGGAACTTTTAGATAGTTCAAAATAGACTGAGGATCTGTAATTCTATTTCCTGGTTGCCCAAGACCCCCGGGAGATGCAAACGTAATCTTAAACCCAGCCTCAGCGCTCATCTTCTTGGCAAGGTAACAAAGAGCCATGTTCCTGTACTTTCCCTTGACACCACCGGGCAGCCCGCCTGAGAGACTCCAGGCATCATGCTCTGGATTTGAAGAAGGCAATAGATCAACCTGAACAAATCCTGTGGGCTTGTGATGGTATAAGATTGAAAAAAGGCTGCCGCACTTCTTAACCTCTTTAAAGCTATTACGAAGCTTATTCCATAGCATCATCTTATTTTTACACTCAACGACAGCATCGACATCTCCAGACCATTCCCACTCACATGTAGACCCAAATGGAATTACCCTTGCTCCAAGAATCTCTTTTAGATTATTAACAATTAGGTTACAGTCTTTTTTAGATGTCCTCGTAACTAAATCAACTTCTAGATGCTTAAATACATTGTTACTCAATTTTGATTTCTCCTGGCAATCCAGCGTGCCCTGTTTAGCCTGGTAAAATGACCAGTCAGCTTAGTCAACCTTCCTCTCCATTTAAACACAATACCTTCAGTATGGTCTAGCATTTCAATTCTATTCTTAATAAAGAGAATACATTGCTTCTCTTCTTCACAAGATAGATCATGAATGTCTCTATCTATAAAGGAATTAATTTCATTAATATTAGTGCAATTTAGATTTCTAGTAATTCTGGATTGAATGTTATTATGCAACTTAACCAATAAAGACTCAATCGGCTCTCGAATTATCATCATGTGAATCTTTCTATCTGCTTCAATCTCTTTATATACTTTCCATTGCTCTGGGCCTATCTGGTTACACATTTTCCTAGTTAGATGACATTTACTACCTGTTACAAGACGAAGTGCCCCTGGATACAACAGACAGTCATTTAAGGCTGTTTCTCTTTTTATGTGCTGTACAGCATGTGAAACAAGAACATCCTGAATTGTTTTGTCATCTTTAAAGACAGCATCTCTAAACTCATCATGTATACATTGTAAAAACTGAGAATCACACTCTCCAAGCTTATCAATAACAGGAACCATTGAGACTGTACCCTGGGTCTTAATTTCTAAATCTTTAAAAAGCTCTTTAAACCCGACTTCGTTGTATAGAACACCTCCAATTGGCGTGCTCGGTCCAATAATCCTTATCTGATCTTTATCATAAGCAATTGTATTAGAAGACTTATGGTGAAGAAGAGCTGCTTCAACGACGACAAGACCCCCTTTAAATAGATGAGAATAACTTAAAGCCACAGGCTCAATAAGGTCCATTGCCCAAAGAAAAGCATCTCTTATTTCAGGCATGTGACCATAGTCTTCAATGATCTCAGACCTTCCCTTGGCAGAATTTAAAATACGCGTAATATTTGGTCCCTTGGTAAGGAATCGGATCTGGTCATTGTAGAAAGTAAATGTAAGATTTTGACCATCCATTTTCTCTTGCATGTCCTGGACACTGCCGTTAGCAACATCGTTAATAAGATCATGAAATTCGTTGACTGTTAGATCAATCATTTCATAAAGGTGGTCTATGTGACTAACTGTATTAGAATTTGAAAGTGAAAGATTAAGACCTAGCAAGATGTCAATCTTGTCCCTAAGCGACAGAATTGGAGGCAAAGAGTCAAAAAGATCATTAATCTTAGCATCTTCAATATTCTTTCTAAACTGACTTCCGCTAAGTTCTATTAACTGGCTCAGCTGCGTGCTACTTTTATCTGGAAAGTATTCTGAAATAATTGTCGGGCTAGCATCATCAATAAAGATCAGCCTGTTCTCAGAAAGCATGTTTCCAAAATACTTTTTTTCTTTTTGAGTTCCGATGTAAGACTTATAGTATTTCTTAAGGTCAGATTCTCTACCAAATAGTCTGACAGTATTTTTACTACCGTGATTTTCAATAATTGTCTCATAGACAGATGTGACTGGATTTGTAGACTTGATGACCTCGACCCGGTCACCATATTTTTTATTGATTGCTCGTTTTGTAATATTAAATACCTGAAGAGCATTCTTCTCAGAGAATGTTACTTCAGATCCCTTCTTTCTAGGCGAAACACCATAGAAAATGTATGTCTTATCACACTCTCTAACAGACTGACACAGCCTTGAAAAGTGACCGACATGAAACGGCTTAAAGCCACCTGCAAAAATTCCTACATTCAATGTTACCTCCTGGTATATTATACCATAAAAGAAGGCTAATTACATGAATGTAAATGAAAAATAGATCAATCTAAAAGATTTCTTTTTGTATAAGCTCTAAGAGCCTTAGCTCTAAGATGACGAAGTGACCCAATAGCATTCTGTAGGCCAGCTGCTTCTTTTCTACTCTCTTTATTCTTCCTAGACCTTAGAGACTTCTTGATATTCTGAAGATCTCCTATCATTCTATCGTATTCTTGTATGTGGGACTCAGATCCATACTCAACTTCTGTGCCGTCTGACAGAGAAACAGTCATGGAAGCAATTGACTCTCTAATGAGCTGTCTAATTAATTTGCCAGGATTCATATCAAGATTACCTTTTAACTAATTAGGATGCTCCTTCATGTTTGTCAAAGGCTTCATTGCAACTTTCCCAAATAAATCTTCTAATATGAGAGTCAGTTACAGGTTCAAAAATTGATAAATTCATTGTCTTTCTTACGACTTCAAAAAATTCAGGAGTAGCTTTGAGCTCCATGGATTCACCGTTAGGAAGCAAAATATTGTATGTTGTAGACTTATCTTTAAATTTATTTTCCGATGTCATATTGAATCCTATATTAAATTATATTTAGGATAATCATATTATGACAAAGGTAAATTTACATTTTCATAAGCTTTCTAACTTTTCTTCTAATCTCTGCAAGCTGCTGAGGTGAACCAACTCTAACTGGTGGAGATACGTCTTCAAACTCTTCTTCTTCATCCCCAGGTCCCATCATTGGCATTCCGGGCGGTGAGGGTGAAGGAGCATCACCCGGGCCAGAAACACCAACAGGCTCATCAGAAGGACCTTCCCCTTCTTTAGATTTTTCAACATAGTCAAGATCTAAATCCTCACTCGGATCTGAAGCTGCTGATGCCTTAATTCTCTTGTTTAATATTCCAGAAAGTGCACCTAAAAACTTATCAAGAATTTTAATCTCAATATCATCAAGTGCTTCAAGATAGGCCTGAAGCTCTGGTCTAACATCTGGATCTTTAACTGAATATCCCTGTCTGAGATCATTGATATCATCTGGTATTGCAGCCCTAGAAGCAGTCTTTTCCTCTTCAGGATCATCAGAATCATCGGAAGCAGCTCCCCTCTCTTCAGAGCCTGGCTGCAGTAGTTCTTCACCTTCTTGACGCTGTGGATCTGGAAGGTCTTCTAGTTCTTCTTCCTCCTGTTCTACCATGGACAGATGCTTTATCTCTTTATTTTGCAACTTTCTTGAATATCGATCTTGTGCTGGGTCACGAGATCTATCTTCTTTTATAACGCTGTGAGCGTTAGAAACACTCTCTTCAGCTAGTATTCTAAGAAAGCTCTCAAGATCTCTTGATGTATTAATTCTTATGTCGCTCATTTTTTCTCCTAAAATAGACAGAGTTTTGCCAGTGTTCTCGATATAACTTGTTATACCTTCTTTGAGGAAGCTCTTCTTCTTCCAGAATTCTTTCCTTCATAACTGTCTTATGCTCTGTCTCTCTTTTTAAAATATCGTTCATAAACTTTTTAAAATTCATTTGACTCAAGCTCCTTTGCTATAAATATTATCAGATTCAACAATTAGCCTACATAGATGCTCACTAGCCTGATAAACAGAAGAAGAAAATAAATTAATCTTGCAATTTTCAAAGACTATCTTTGAATTTCCCACATCTAAGCATATCTTTTCAGCATCTTTTAAAAGAATAATACTATTAATCTGAGATACATTTAGTGTAAATGAAATTTCTAAAGTATCCGGTGTTTTAATAATCTCAAGAACTGGAAATGACATAGCGAAGTGCTTAGTTTCTATGCTGCACATAGCTGTAGGCGTCTCGTGATCTTCATCGTAAAATTGATTAAAGTCAACTTTTTCAGATATAGAATCACTAACTAAGACTGTTGATTTCTCTTTCATGCGCCTGTCTTCTTGATAGTTTCATAAACTGTAAATCTTCATATATTTCATCGCAAAATCCAGAAAGTGATAAATCTAGATCTGTTACCTTATCAATATCATGTGTGTATGAAGACACTGTAATCTCTCTATTAGAAACAGTTATATCAGCGTGATGCATCTTTTCTTCTTGATATCCCAATAGCTCATTGAGAAAAAACATTAGAGAGTCGAAGCTTTCAAATGAAAATCTTCTAACAAGCCTTTCTGGATTAGACTTTGTCACCCACTTAGATGTCTCCACTTCTATCGGCAAGCCTCGGGGCATTGTACTTTCAACAAGACTTCCAAGAACACCTCTGACAGATGATGTGCCTGGGTCTCTATTTACACCCTCTTCAATAAATCTGTCATCAATGAAATTTAGTAAGCTTTTCATATTATTAAATAACACTATCAATTAATCGAGAAAGTTCTGACATCTGTTTTTTCTCTCTGCCGACCCTTTCTTTCTCTAGCTGTTTAATGTATCTTGCTGCACGCTTTTCTGACTTGGCAAGTGCTGTATCAATTGCTGACATTAAGAAGTCTTCATCCCTCTTAAAGCTGTCAAATCTTTTAATTTTCCTTGCCAAGAATTCATCAAAGTCATCTCTTCTATCCTCTTCCAGTGCGCCAGAGTCCTTAATATCAAGCATAAATGCTCTGATTCCGCCTTCTTTCGCTTCTTTTTGAGAGTCTGGAACCATCTCTTTAGCTAGTTCATCTAAAAATATCTGAATTGCCTCAAAAGCCTTTCGCGTCCTTCTAAAGTTCTCAGGATCATCTATCTTTTCACCGCCGGATATATCTTGCAATCTCATGTATCCCTCAATTCCTGGTTCATATGCCCTGCTGAAAACACTTGCAAACTCAGCTGCCTCATCAGGATCAAGAGCTTCAACATACCTATCAAGACTATATCTAAACAATTCGTATGATTTGTCTATAATGTCCTCTGCTGCTGTAACAAGAAGTGGGTCGTATACAGATGGAATTGCCTCTCTACCTCCCGGAAGCTTCGCGGCGCGCATGCGCTTCTTAAGAATATCCATGTCCATTCCCATCATCTTAAGATCGTCATATACGACATTTCTGACGTTTCCGAGACCGGTTCCCATATCAGAAGCAATTTCTTCCATTAAAGCCCGCAGAGCTTTGTTACTCAATACTAGAGATCCCGGACTAAATTCAAGATCAAGCGCCTGTTGTCGAGATTCCTCTCTAAATTTCTTTCTAATCTCAGCCACCTCTTCATCACTAAGCTCCTCACCCTCTTCACCAAAATATTCATCTGTGTCTTCAACAGGTTCGTCACGTGTAAGATAATAGTCTGAAGCTATGAGACGGATGTAAAATGGAGTATACCCAAAATCTTCTGCTTGAGCTGCAGCGTCCTCTGCGTCTTGGAGAAACTTATCAAGATCATCAGCATCCCCATGCTTTTTAATAAGAGCATCGACAATTGCGTTAGCATCTCCAATTTGTATATCTTGTGGTAATACCTTCTCTGGATCCTTGAGGAATGACAAGACGTAATTCTCTAAGTGATCTCTTATATCATCAATATCGTCTCCAAATGCTCCAGTATTTTTAAGATCATGCATAACACCATCTACTACAGACTCGGATTCATCCGAGTTTTTAGCAAATCTGACGTCAAATGGTACAACATCTCTTCCAGACCCTAGCCTAATTTGAAATAGATCTAAAACATACTTGTCCTTATTTTTTAAAAAGAATTCTGTAGCATCCTCGATAGCCCTAGATTTTTTCGTGCTCTTCGTTATTGGCTCTTCAAGCCCACGCGGGTCTTCATAGCCGTCGTCATCAATATCTTCATCTTCTGCTTCTTCAGGCTGTGGCTCTGGCTCTGGCTGAATTTTCGGCTCAGCTTTGGGCTGGCTAAGAGGTGTGTCACCAAAGGTAAAGGCATCCTCGAGCTCTGTACTTATCTCCCACTCATCCATGCCTTCAAATTCAGAAAAATCTGCTAGCCGCTGTGCCATGATGCCTGCATCTTCTATGCTTTGCATCCTGGCTGAAGCCCGATTAACAAGATCCTGCTGATCTGTATTTAGACCCTCTGGTAAAATTTTTCCCCTAAGAAACTTTCTTACAATAGTCTCGGCCAGGTCGCCGTTCTTAAGATCCTTAAGCTCCTCTTCTTCACTATGAAGCACAGAGTCATCTCTTTCTGCTGCATCCTGCCTATCAAGAGCAACATCAAGTAGCTCATGAAGCTTTCTGTAAAACCACTCAAGCTGAGGCCCTGGGCACTCCTGGGCTATTGCAGACGCAGAGTTTGCTAGCTCAGAGATAGAAGCGGGAATAAACTCAGGGTCATCAACTGGGGGTCTTTCAACTGCAAGCTGTGTTGCCATCATCTCAACTGGTTCAATAGGACCCTCGTCCTCTATATCAATTCCTAAAACTGTGTTGTGCTCAGCTGAGCTGATATCTTCATTAATCTTACTTTTTAAAAAGTCAACTAAAGCAGATTTCTTTACTTTTACTTTCATAACTTCGACCTCAAGATTAATTATGAAGACAAATTCTTAATTTGCTGATATAGCAGAAACTTGTCCCATAGCCCACGCAGCTGAAACTGTTATGGCAACACCCACGACAACACCGCCGGCAAGCCACCATTGATTATTTTTGTTCGGCATTTCAAGAGCCAGACTTCTGTATGTCTCAATCTCATCATTTTTAATGGACATTAAAAGATCGTGCCTCTCACTTAGAGAATCATATCCGGCTTGCAATGTGTCTAGTCTTAATTGATAATCAGCAGCAATCAAGTTCTTCTCAAATTCAACTCTTAAATCACACTCATCAAATGAGTACTGGCTTTCAACCAAGATCTGAGAAAGTGCAGGCCCATTAAAGAGTGTTCCATTAAAAGGAGCTGTCTCTCCCACTTCAAGGTGAGCATACTTGGGCTGCTCCACCTCGTCATCTGCAAGAACGTTCTGAGAAAAAAGAATCGGAAGCAATATAATAAAAGCCTTACTTAACATAGGTAAATCCAAATTCAGATTCAATAATGTTATTTAAGCTTTCGGGGTCATCAGCATATTGATTAACAAGATCCTTTAGCCTCTCTCTCTTTAGAACTCCAAGCTCCTCTTGAGATTCAGAGTATGCCTTTTCTGCTTCCTGTATCACAACCCGATAAGTTTCAATTGCCCTGTTTCTTTTCTCTATTTCTTTCTCATGAGTGCTCTGGATGGCGTCGATCTCAGCTTTATAGCTTTTAATTGTTAAATCTAGGGCTTTTTTATGACTATTCAGTGATCTTCTAGCTACGACCCATATAACAACAGACCAAGCCATCAAAAGCAAAATCTTCCAATGGTGCTTGCACCAGGCTATTGCTTTTTTCAATGCCAGCTTAAAAGCTGATAGGGTCATTCCCTATCACCAAACCGGTAGGCTTTCATAGTATCAACAACTGCCTGGCCTCCGATATAGACTATTGCTACCATTCCCCATGTCTCAGAATCTAGTCCGTCCCATGCCATCAATCCGGTTGCTGTACAAAAAACAAGAAGCTTTCTAGAGATTGCCTTCTCTAATATTCTATCTAAAATTCCTACCTTCATCTTTCATTCCTAGTTTAAAAAATCATCATCTTTCGATATAGTAAATTTTTGTGAAAACATTGACTTACTTTCAGAAGACCCATCTCCTGACCTAGTTCCCTCCGACCAGATAATATTAGATATCTCAGATTGCACATGAGCAATGTTAGCAAGTATCTCAGACTGCTTGGATATTAATTTTTCAACATCGTGAAGTCTAGTATGCAAGTAAAGACACTGTATCTCTAGATTTTTAACTCTAGTAACAGAATCTCTTTTAAATATATTCTTAAGCCAATTTATCATTCAGAACTCACTAATGGGTTTTCTTTTTCTATAATATTAAACAAAGATTCTGCATCTGTTTCCGATAATTTTTTAATAATTTTTTGACGTTTCTTTTCAGAAAGATCATCAAGAATCTTTATCAGAACTGGTGACTCCTCAGATACTAAAATTGCAAGCTCTTCAAAGACCTCCTGCATAGAAAGTCTTCGCTGAAAGCATGCTATTCTTAGGCTGCTATGAGACTCTCTTGTTATATTGAAATGAAGTGTCTTCTTTGTTTCAAAGTCGATATATTTTTCTTCGGGCTTTTTCATTAAGCACCGCCTGCTCCTGTGCCTCCAGCCCATGCCCCCACAGCATACGGAATTTGAGTTTCCTTTTCTTTACCGTCTATCTCAAAGTCATATTCAGTTTCAAGAATTTGCTTAAGCCTTTCAACGTCTGACTCTTCATAGTTTTCTCTAAGAAAGTCAACTGTTCTATTGATTATAACTGCTGGTATATTAAGAAGTGTCTCGTAATTCAAAGCAAGTCTCGCTACTCTCTTACTAAATGAATCAATATCAATTTCAGGTTTAGGGAGCTCTTCTGCTTCTATCGACGGAGATGAACCCATCTCTTCTGATTCGTCGTCGACAGCAACATCTGCATCATCTTCTACTGGTGCCCCTTCCTCTGCTTCTTCCTGCTCTAGGAGAGCTCTAAGTGTGAGTGATCCTAAAGACTCATCTAGAGAGACAGAAATGACATCTCCCTCTCTTTTAATTGATTCATTTTCAAATTTAATAATAAAGCTATCTATCTGGTCATCCGCTGATGAAAATGTAGGCTCTGGTTGATCTTCACTAACATCTGTATCAATATCAACATCTTGCTCAGAAATTATTCTCTTTAGCTCAGATAGGATAAGACCTTTAAATTTACGACTATTGACTTTCATCATTACCTCAATGCCAACAAGACGTTCTCAGCCTTTCTAAATCTTGACTCTATGACATGCCAATTTAGCTGTTTCATCATTGCATAAGTATATGTCTTAACATCCTTTAAATAGTCTTTATAATATGCATGCTGCCATACATCCATAACAATGATCGGATAGCATCCGACTGGAACCTCAAGACTATGAAGATCAACTGGAACATTCATATAGCTCTGTGTGTATGTATTTAGATATGTCATAGCCCAGCCACATCGGGATGCTGAGCAGCACGCTATAAAGTCCTTCTGCCAAGCATCAAAAGTTCCAAAATCTCTAGAGAGTCTCATATATGATAAAGAGTCCATTGCTATCTCACTGTGAAGATCACTAATGTTAGCAAAATAGAGCTCATGAAGATAAGCAGCATTCATGTTATATGTCTCATCTATCTTAAGAGATCTATATTGAGAATTATTTGAATTAACATCAGATCTATCTGCTGTGTCTAGCTCAGCACTTATTCTATTAAAATTCTCAATGTACTTCTGATAAAGCTCAATATGATTATCTTTGTTAGCCTGGCTTAAAAGCTCAGTTGAAAGATTAAACTGTTTCTGTTGGGCAACGTAGGCTTCAGCAAGCTGCTCTTTATCTTGATCAAAGCTTAAAGACTTTCTTATGTTTTCTTTAAGATCTTTATTGGTAAATGACATTAGTGCCTCTCATAATCCTTGAATTCATCTGCTGTAATAACTATGGACCACCCAGGACGAGTGCATCTTATTTCTGGATTTCCACCGGGTGTAAATAAAACCCTATCAACTGTGTAAACAAGGCCAGAATCTGTATGTCTTATCTTTAAGCCGTTACTTATTATAATACTTCTAGAATCCTTTGGACCTGCAAATACACTAAGCTTCTCTTCAATAGCATCTTGATTTCCTTCAATAAGAAGTGAAATCAAATCTAAAAGCTTTTTCTTTTTAACTCTCATTATCACAACTGTCAGTTAAAGACAATATTAATTATCTAACAAGTTTTAGAATTTTCTAACAAGAATCCCCAATTCAGATAAAAGTCGAACTCCCTCATCAGATCTGTAATCTTCAAAGTAGATAACCTCACTAATACCAGAATTTACAATTGACTTTGCACACATCTTACAGGGTGAAAGTGTTACATACATAATCTTTCTCTTAGGGTTGTTGTAGTCACACTTTATTAGAGCGTTAATTTCAGCATGAATAAAGCCTGACTGACCGGGCTCCAATGACTCTATTGCATTAGATCCTCCTTTTTGATCTCCATTGTATCCGATAGCCAGGACTTGAGTATTATCATCTGTCACTATGATTGCCCCAACCTGATGACGCGGATCACAGGATCTTGTTGATATTGACTGAGCAAATTGCATCCAAATTTTATCCCAGCTAGGTCGATGTAGTCTCATCTTTGTTCCAAGTTATTAATCTTTTCCAGATAAAATTCTCTAAATTTAAAAATAACCTCTTCATCAACATTATTTTTTTTTGAAAATTCACAAACAAGATCAATCATCATTTCCGCATCATGCCGATTCTCATTTAAAATGTTAATCTCATCTTTAAGCAAAATCTTACGTTCGGGATTGTAGCCTCCAAATCCTATAAGTCCATCAGAGATATCATAGTCATCACTATTCTTCTCCTGCATATCACTAATAAATGCTTTAAAAGAATAAACCTGAGAGTCACAAGCTAGCCCTAGAGTATTATAAATTGATTCCATTTTATCTTTATTAGCTAGCAATTCTTCATGAAATGCTATAGTAGAAGTAATTCCTCTATTTATTGCATAAGATATGTGACTTAGCTGTAGTGCCTGCGCAGCACATATCTCTTGATAGGTTATTTTTCGATCAGGATTGATTAAATGTGACTGTTTTATATTTTTAAAATAATCACAAACTATGCTTAGCAAATTGGGACGATTAGGCCAGCTTTCTTTGAGCCAGTGATATGAGCTATTTCCCTTTAGTTCTTCCCGCTTAGCTGATAAAAATACCAAGTAAGGGTGCCTAAAATTAAAAATAGAAACATGATCTTTACACACTTTGTCAAAGTAAATAATCAAAGATGGATCTCTGACACCAGTAACTTTCCAGACAAGACATTTTGAGCTAATCATCTTATAGAATGTTATAGGACTAAATTTTCCAAAGACATCTTGTGCACTATTGTTTCTGGGATCTTCTCTTTCAGAAAGACAAAAAACTTCAGGATGATAATGAAGTGTGGCATGTAGGTGGTTTCCTCCTGATCTAGGTAGAGAATGAATAAATACTTCTTTCTTTTTTTCGAGACAAGATGATACAGTGCCCAATACTTGTAATGATGAAAAAAATGAAACTGGATCTATTTCAAGATAGCCTAGTTTCTGGCTAAAACTGCCTCCAACAGTGTGATGATTAATAGCAAGAACTTCATTGTCATCAGGAACAATACAAAACCCATAGTCTCTTGCTATTCTTAAAATATCTTTTAATTTATCATCATTCATTTTATTATGTGATCATCCCATTCTGGTCTCATCTATCTTCTGCTTGCTGGCTATCGTGATTTTCACTTTCTAGAGATTTACCACTAGCAATCTTTTCTATCTGCTCTTCGAGCTTTTCAAATTCTTCTTCCTTGACGTCACCGCCTTTCTCCTGTAACTCCTCTTTTAGCTTTTTAATCTCTTCCTTAACCTGAGAAGTGTCAACTACGTCTTCTTCTTGCTCTTCTTCAATGTCAAATATATCATCGACACAAAGCTCTCCACTTATTTGAAAGCCTCCAGCTTTTCTATGGCCGCCGCCTCCAAAATCCTTAGCAATCTCAGAAACATCAACATGATCATGAAAAGATCTAAGACTTATCTTATTGATTCTATCATTATGATCATAGTACCAAATTACAGCAAAGTCACAATCAGGTGATAGTCGTGCACCAATCTCAGACATCCAGTGTGATGAATTAACAATTAAAACATCCATTCCTTTGTACTTTCTAGAAACTGCCTTTTCACAAACCTTCTTCACAACTGTCTTACTATAGGCCAGTATATACGATCCTCTCTTAATGGCATCATCAAACACAGAGTCATCCTCGAACTTCTCAAATTCTTCAAACTCAAAAGGAACCATATCAAAAGCTGCAGCAAATTCTTTAGAATATGGAAGCTCCCATTTCCAGAGATCTCTATCTTGAATATATTGAATAAACTTTGGTGATTCTTTTCCGGGGTGGAAGAATTCCCATGCTAGCATTGCACCGCTCTTGGTCATATCAAAGTGAGTGTTAGATATATCATGAAGCTCGACCATTGCAGATTTATGATGATCAATCACTATAAGCCCTTCAGCATCTTTAATCATCTTTTTAATAGTTGCATTATCAAAAGAAAAATCAAGAATAGCAACTGTCTTTCCTTTAATATCTGGCGGAGCTGTTCCATGCTTACAGGGGTAATATTCAGAACGATTTCCCAATAGCTTCCAAGCAGAATATGCAGCACCAAAACCGTCTGTACAATCAGCGTGGTATATTACACAGTCAACATTACCTGGCTTAACATGAGTCATATTATCCCTCTATATTAAAGAAACTGTGATACTTCCAACATCTAGGCTCATATAGCTCTTCGCCCCCAACAATAATTTCATCAATAGTTTCAAGCTTTCGATGTGTATAGTATGCATCATCTCCTGAAATTGTACAAACTGCTGGGCAGATTTCAATCTTTGTAGCATACGGCATCATATCCCTAACCTCCTCAAAAGGCTTTCCTGTTGCTGACAGCTGCAATGAAGAAACAACGATAGTAATTCCGCCCCTGAATAGATAGACTAAAACTTCAGAAATGTCATCTATCATAAAAGCTTCGTCCACAGCAATCACATCTGGCATCTCATCTAGATCCTGTAAAAACGATATAACCTCATTTCCCGTGCTGATGCCGACAGCTTCGATCTTTCCCCCAGAGTGGGTAACTATCTCAGTATTTGAATACCTGTCGTCCATCTTGGGCTTAAATGCAAAGACCTTTCTTTTCTGATATCTAAATCTATCTACAACTGCCAGCAGTTTAGTTGTCTTAGACCCGAACATCGGACCCGTAAATATAATAAATTCAGGTTGCCTTTTATTCTGAGTTAGCTCTGCCATAGTCATCCTCTATTCTAATAGGTTTGTCACTAAGGTGATTTCCTATTTCTATTATCTCACAATCTGTTAAAGCTTTTATTCTATAGGGTGATCCGCTTTGAGCTAGTAAGCAGCTTCCTGGCGTTACAGTTTCCTTTTTAAAAGGATGTCCCACTGGGTCTGTTAAAGAAAGCTCATCTCCGAATTCAACCTCAGCACGACCAGATCTAACAAAAAGCACCTCTGATTTTAATGTGTGATACTTTAGGCTGGTTCTCTTTCCCTCACATATAAAAAGAGTCTTTCCATGAATTCCATCGAATCCAGCCCAAGATGTCTCATATCCCCAGGGTTTCTCAGTAATCCGACCATTGTTTCCACTTGAAACCCATGAAGACTTAACATGTTTTTTAGTATCATAACTCATCTTCTTTTAATTCCCACCACTCTAATGTTCTCTCTATCCCTTGCCAAAACTTTACCAAAGGTTCATATCCAAAATCAATGTTTGCTGCAGACCAATCACCTTGTGTGTGCATGACATCTCCTGTTCGCCAAGGGGCATCCTCTATATCTATACCAGGAAATCTCTCAGTTAAAAAGTTCAGAATCTCACGATTGCTTGTTCTATCTCCACAACAAACATTGTATGCCTTTCCGGAAAAAACAGTATCAGAAATAGCAGCAAGAATGTTAGCACTGACAACATTATCAACGTAGCACAGATCACGGCTTTGTGTTCCGTCTCCATCGCTTCTTAGGGGAAGATCATTCTTAATTGCGTGACACCAAGCAGAAACTGCTGTGGAATAGGGGCTTCCAGCTAGCTGTCCCGGACCAAAGACATTAAAATAGCGCAGACAGACGATATCGATATCATAAAGATTACAAAACATCTTAGATAGATCTTCTATGGTAGATTTTTGCCAAGCATATGGTGACTTGGGATTTCTTGGTGCAGTAGTCGGCGTTGGCATGACATCAGCTCCACCGTAAACAGAAGAGGAAGATGCCCAAACAATCCTCTTGACATTGTCTATGCAGGCTTCAAACAATCTAACTGTAGAAGCTACGTTGACATCTGTCGTAGCTGATGGATTCTCAACAGAAAATGAAACTCTTGGAATAGCTGCTTGGTGAAAGACAACGTCATATCTGCCCTCCCTGATTAGCGTCAGCGTATTTTGGTGAGAGAAATCACCCTGGATGACTAAAAGCTGGTCAGTCTCTCTCTTTTCTGCTGCCGGGGATTCAAAATAGTTTCTCAATAGATCAATAGGAACAACGCGCATGCTGGTCCCTGAGAGAAGGTTTAGATCTCCTGATGACATGTCATCGACTATATCAACAGTCCACCCATCTTCTACAAGACTCTTTGATAGATTTGATCCAATAAATCCGCAGCCGCCTGTCACCAATGCTTTCTTTTTCATAATAGCGCTCCTTTATGTAATTTTATCTTATAATGTGCGCAGAGTTTAAGTCAAATCTCAATCTAACACCATTGCACACGTCATTAAACCTATTAAAACACGTTGAAGCAAGATAGTACAAAAACTTTAAATCATAGGGAAAAATCTCTTTAACATCTGTAGAACGGATCACAACGTGAAAGTCCATAATTCTATCTCTAATTCCCACCTGAATAAAAGAGATACAGGTGCTATCAGAGTAGACAAACCTTCTTGAGGTGTGATCCTCAACTCTGTCATACTCATTCTTTCCAGCTAGCTCATCAGTGATCTTATTGTGCAGCTCAGAAAATATTCTCTGATAATATTCTGACTCAGGCTTATAATTTAAAATTTCTGGGTCTGCTTCTTCAAACTTGCCATCATCGTATAGGGTAAACTTTACAGGATATGACTCATCGCCTCTAACAGCTACAAGATCAATGACCTGATCTGATACCTCTCTTAGCTGCGGCTTCTCAGTGAAGTGCAGCGATGTACACACCCTTTTCGAGAGATCTTTAACCGAAGGCTCATCGTATATCACAGTAACGTTTGGAAAAGTCCTAATTCTCTCAACATGCTTTCCAAATGTCTTGTAGACCTGGATCAGAGACTTTTTATCATGTAACTCATCACCCCTGTCTTCAAATCTACTTAAGATCGCATCAAGCGGTGGAAGCAAAAAGACATATCGATTATTAAGATTTCCCATCTCAAAGTAAAGATCATCGCTAGCTGTAGGTACAACTCTATTGTAAAGATCGCAGAAAAGCTTCCTAGAGAACTGAGACCGATCCATTATGTGCCACGAGTACTTTGTCTCAGCGTGAATCTGATTGATGAGACTTGTTTTACCAGAACAATCTGGGCCTTCAATGAACAACGTAGCGGTAGGAAATCTAAGCATGCTACATTATAACATATAGACAGCTAAATTTTCAAGCTAAATTATGCCTGCTAACGTCGACCATCTTCTCAAATTTATCTGGATATTTTCTGGAAGAGGCTTCCTTGGTGGGTCTGGAATTTCAAGAGCCCTTCTAAGAGCCCAGTAAAGACCTCTCTCAGTATCAAACAGCCTTCCCCTTATCCGCTGCATCAATTGATTATAGATAGGCTCTTCCCAATCTACAGTGATGCCTTTGAGATTTGCAAGAAAATATTTCTCAAATTCAACTGGGTTCTCGAGTATTCTAACGACATCAGGTGTGGCACCTTTTGATCCAATCTGGTCTAAAAGCCTGAACTGAACTGTTGTGAACTCAGCCTCAAACTCCCACCATTTTTTTAGCCAGTTCTCGCGGATGACCATCCCTTCTGCGTCGTAGACATCCCTGTATTGTCGGCTCGGGTCTGCGCCTGTCTTTTCGATTACTTTTGTTCTAAACCAGTGATCAAGCTCATGTGTATAGACACGAGAATTATCGTCTAGGGTATTGGCTATAAACTGTCTTGTCCCACCGAGTAGCGGAGGGGGCCTAGATCCCGGTCTACCTCCTACCCACTTATCTAAAAGAGCATTTCCACTTCTAAAGGGTGTTATTTCGATATGATTTGGGTACTGAGCTCCAAGTCTGTTGATTGAAGTGCGTCCCACTCTGATAGCAAAATTATTATAAAATTCATCAATAAAACGAGATGGCTTCCCGTATACACTTGACATAACTGGAAACTGATCAAACATCTGTGCTGCCAGCTGCTCTGCCTCTTCTCTTGCCAGCACATTCCTAATGTTAAATGCAATCAATTCAGGCTCAAAATCCTTAAACCCTTTTCCAGCAGGGTTTCCGGGAATTCTCTCCCAAGAAGATATCACATCACTAAGTGTGAACTGCCTGATCGACACCTGGTTGAGTGGGGGCGGCTCGCTGCTGAGCCAGGGAGGCCTGGTCGGGATGTTATCTGGATATATGACCATGATGTCATCGGCGGACGATCGTTCCAAGCCTTGGGCTATGCGAACTAGAAGCTTTTTTGCAAAGGTTGTATATGCAATATCAGGAAGATTTTTAGATGCGCCCATAGCAACTCTAACAGTGTCTTCCCACCCAGACCGCTGCGTCGAGCTGGGCCTTCTAAGAATCAGGGGAACCGGTTCTCCGACAGGTTGCGGGACGTCCGTCCCTAATTCAGCTCGAGCTTCCTGGCTCCTTCTCGCAAGCTCAGATTTCGCCTCCTGTCTTGCTGCTGCTTTCTGAGACTGGATTATTTCATCTACTGCCTGGCTCTCTACAGAAGCTGCAGGTTTATCAGGTGATGCCGTTGTTCTTTGTGACGGGCTGGCTGCAGCTGGGCTTCTAGAGGCAGTAATCGCATCGTCCATAGTCTTAGCAGTATACTTCACTGCATCTGACGACCCTCTTACTACGTCATCAGAATAAGTATTTGCTCTCGCCCACACTAAATTCTCTACCGCCTCGCCAGCCATTCTGTTTGTAGCAGTCGACGGAGCAGAAAAAAGGACATTGCCAGCAGCCCTGAATGCAACTGGACCGCCATACCACAGCAAGACAAAGACTGCAAGATTAAGAAGAGATTGCACATACTGTTCTGGTGTAATGACTCCAGTCTTAAGAACAGCACCCTTTGTAGTCATGACTGTTCCTACGATTAGCAGATCCTTGCTTGTTTCAACAACCATGTCTACTGTGGTGTCCAACAACCACTTCGGTGTTGCGATGGCAATTTCCATAAAATCTGGAAAGACCTCTTCTGCAGCAAAGTCTACAATTCGATCGACCAGGTAAACATCAGGACCACGTGACCATGTGCATGAATACTTGCGCTCTCCTCCCACAACGTAGGGCTCACCTCTTGGGTTACCACAACCATCAACATAGTAAGGTGCCGTCTTACCCGGCGGGGGATCTATCTGTGTCCATGTGTGACAACACTTATCTATCCACCCTGCTTCTGTCTCGGGATCAGGATCAGAAGCATACTGCTCTGCACCAGGTTCGTGCCCAAGGCCTTGTGCAAACTGCTCACTAAGAAGCTCTTCTCTTATGATTCTTCTTAAATGTCTTCTTGTTATCTTCATGCTGTAGCACACTCAGATAATAAGTATCTCCTTATACACTTAACTGCTTCATCTTGTAGGAAGATGTAGAGCAACCCCAGTTTTCAGTAGAGGCCACCTCAGACAGCCACATGGTGTATGGCTCAGGGGTCTTTTTAAACTTGGTCCAGACACGTAGCCAGACACTTTCTGAGTTATTATCACAGACTCGCATCCGATAGAAGACCTTACCGTTCTTTGTCTTCTTCTCCTGGATCTCCTGAATGCAGAACCAGACTATTCCCTTGTCTTTGCCGCTCAGTGCTGTGATTGCAGGCACCTGAGCCTTTTCTATCTTCTTCATGATCCGCGGCGGAAAGACCAGCTCCTCGTCTGCCCCTGCCATTAGGTCAACACTGTTGCCAATCTTAACAGCACGCGGCCAATCCTCAAGGTCGTAGTTTTCTATGATTTTTTCCTCGATAAAGTTAGGAACAAAGCCCTGCGACTTCATTAGCTTCTTTGCCGCTGTTTTTGTCATACCGTGGCGACCTTTCTTAAGCAGGTCATAATTTCCAACGATGATCTCATAGATTTGATGATGATTCCTTACAGCACCACCAGAGACCTCATCTAAAGAGCCAAAAGCCTCGACCTTGCAAAGAGAGTCAAAACAGGTCTTATTCATCTTAGAGGGCTTCCACTTGCCATCCTCTGTGAAGAGCATCTGATCAAAATTAGCAAAAGGGCGATTTCTCATAATCTCCTCAACTGCGGAGCTTCCAACACCCTTGATAGCTGTCAAGGGTGGAACAAATCCTTCACGCTCCTCACTGTAGACCCAGACATCTGAGGAGTAATTGATGTCAGGCTTTAGGATCTTATATCCTAGAGTCTTAATCTCACTTATCAGTTTGCCGAACTTATTGGATCCATTCCAAGTTTGCAGGCACGTTGCCAGCCACTCCTTCTCATAGTAAGTGTGCAACCAGGCAGAGTAGTATGAGTCAACAGCATAGGCGACAGCGTGTGACTTGTTGAAGCCGTAGGCAGAGAAAGCCTCAATGGTCTCATAAAGCTTAACTGCCTTGTTCTCATCCATGTCAGATAGCTCAACTGCACCGGTAATAAACTTCTTCCTAAGATCTGTCCTTTCCTGCGCCTTCTTAGCATTCATGTCAAGTGACTTCTTGACTAGCGTCTTTCTCATCTTGTCAGATGCACCCTTGTCAAAACCACAGAGCTTCTGAGCGATGAGCATGAACTGCTCCTGAAAGACAACGAACCCACGACTTTCGCTAAGCAGCTCTTCAAGAACTGGGTGGTCGTATGTGATCTCATCTAGATTTAGGCCTGCCTTGACGTATTTCCTATGGACATTTGCAGCCAGCGGGCCAGGTCGATAGATTGCTGTGATTGTAGCAAGGTCCTCAATAGATGTAGGTTTGGCTGCCACGCAGAACTTTCTAGCACCGGTGTTGGTAAACTGAAAGATTTGAACAAACCTGCCACCGTGATAGACATACTTCCACACCTTCTGGTCGTCCATAGCATTAAATCTACTATTTAGATGAGCGTCAAAGAACTCATTGATCTGATCGAAGGTAGGATTCTCAACACCCTGGTTTCTTAAAATTAGACGGATTGAATCCTCGACCATCTTCAGCGTTGCCAGACCGAGAAAGTCAAACTTAAGAAACCCATTCTCCTCAAGATGTCGCCAGTTCATGCCCTCTGACCATGGCGTCTGGAGCTCACCTCTCACTTTGATGACAGGCATGTGACTTTCAATATCAGGGCAAACTAGGACTCCGCCAGCATGTCTGCCGATAGACCGAGGCTCCATAAAAAGTGTCTGAACGTGCTCAGCAATCTTGGGATACTTTGACATAAATTCAAGATAGGCATCACTATACTTAAGACAATCCTCGTGGGTCAAGACATAAGTTGACCGCTCCTCGTGATCACCCATCGCTCGGTGCATCACCTCTCTTTCAAGCGGGCCTGTTAGGGCATTGATCTCATCAAACGGAATACCATAAAACTTGCCGATGTCCTTGATAAGAGACTTAAGCTTAAGGGTATTAAAGTTAGAAACAGGTATAACAGCATCGTCACCAAACAGATCTCTAGAGACATCAATAAGAACATCTCTGTCACCTACATCAGAATCAATATCAGGCCAGCTTGCCTTGTGAATGCCAAGGAACCTCTCAAACAGAAGCCCGTATTTAATTGGATCAATGTGTGTAATCCCTAGGACGTAGTTGACCAAGCTACCGCCACCGGAGCCACGACCGGGGCCTAGAAGTGTTCTGTGCTGCGACTTCTCAAAGACCTTGGTAAGGGTCAAAAAGTAATTTTCAAACCCAAGCTGCTTGATAACAGACATCTCCTCTCTGATTCGCTCAATGTATTCAGGCTTATCATGAAGCTCTTCCTTGATCATCCCTTGCTTTACCTGTTCAACAAGCTGCGTAAACGCGGGCTTCTCAGGTGTTCCGAAGTTTGGAAGCTTTGCTGATCCGTCAAACCAGACCTCTTCGCACATGTCCCAAGCAATTCCGTGAGATCTCTCAATTGCTTCACGAACGACATCTTCACTTCCCTTGTAGAAGTCATATTTGCCATAACTCTTTCCAAATTCATCCCACATCTGCTTAGCATTTTTAGGATAGAGCTCACACTTTAAATCTTCCTTTTTAGGAATCTTGGGCATCTCAGCTCCACGAGACCCCATTCTTCCAAGAAGTTTATACATCTCACGTGCCTCCCACATGTCTGGATTACAGTAGTGAGAGTCAGCTGTTGCAAGAAGTGGAATCCCAGTTCTCTTTGAAAGCTCAATTAGACACCTATTTGTAAGATTTTGTGCAACAAGGTCGTTGAATTGTACCTCTAAGAAAAAATTCTCCTCACCAACAGCGTCAACAAATCTATCTGTCATGTTCTCAAGCTTTCTCATGATAGAATTGAGAACTGCTGGGTCATCAACAAGGTCAGGTGTCAACTCATCAAACTTCTTACCCTCGAAGCTCTGGTAGATATGACCTGAGGGCCTACCTCCGACGCACGCTGTTGAGACAATAAGCCCCTCAGAGTGCTCCTTAAGCATCTTATAGTCGATACGAGGAAACCTATAGAACCCCTCCTTGTATGATCTCTTGACCAATCTAAAGAGATTCTGCAGCCCCTTGTAGTTCTTTGCCAGCACGACAAGGTGATACCGACGCTTCCATGCAGGATAAGAGCCCCTCTCATTCTTTGACTCTGCCTCATTCTCGATGACAAGGCCCTCATTCTCATCGCCTGTGTCAACAAGCGCAACCTTCTTCTTAGCCTCTCGCTCCAGGCGCACTGCCTCTCTGTGCTCGTGATAGTCCTGACTCCACTCATCAAGTGAGTCAACAAAGTAGCACTCACAGCCGTAGATATGCCTGTAATTGACACCTTTATTCTTAAGCTTTTTTGAGTAGTTGTGTGCGTGAGCAGCTGAATTCATGTGGCCGTGGTTTGTCAGAGCAAAGGCATTCATCTCATTTTGCAACACAAAATCGATGTGCTCATCTGGATATCCCAATCCATCATAGACAGAACTACCATCATGAGCGTGAAGGCCTGCAAAGTGCTTAGGCACAGAAAATTGACTAAATTTAGACATTCTTATCCTTTCTTATGTTGCTATAATTGTAACACAGATTAGAGAGGTTTACACGTCTTTAGACTTTCTAATCTCTTCTAGGCGCTGAATTAGAGCTTGCTCCTCAGCATCAAGCTGAGACGGTACAGAAACACTAACGTGAAGAATGTGAGATCCCCTAACAGGAGAGCCTATCTCAGTAGGTAAGCCCTGACCACTTAAAGACAGCATTGATCCAGGCTGAAGCCCTGGCTTGATTATCACAACCCTGTCACCTTCAACTGTCGCTATCTTCTTCTCACAGCCCAGAGCCGCCTCACCAAATGAGATCGTAATCTTGCTATGCACATCTGATCCCTTTCTTTCTAATCCAGGACGAGAATCAACAAGAATCTCAAGATAGGCGTCACCTGGAATATCTGTTCCGGCATCACGGTGGCCTAGCCCAGATAGCTTCATTCTAGTGCCTGAACTCACACCGGGTGGAATGTTGACGCTTATGCTTCTAGACTCAACAACCTCTCCAGATCCACCGCATGTCTGGCATCTATTCTTGATTGTCACTCCGCGACCGTTGCACCTCTCGCAGGTTGAGGAAAAAGACATAAACCCCATATTCTGAGTTACAGCTCCGGAGCCACCACAATCTGAGCACCTTGCAACGTCGCTTTCAGACCTAAAGCCCTGTGCGCTGCAGGGTTCACAATTTTCTCTTCTTTTGAGTTTTATCTCTTTCTTTAAACCACCCAAGACTTCATCAAGAGAAACTCTAACTCTGATAAGGAGATCTGACCCCTTTCGATGTGCTGGCCTCCGACCTCCGTCGAAGAAGTCACTAAACCCATCACCCCCAAAGAAGTCAGAAAATCTGCTAAATATATCTTCATGAGAAAATCCGTGTCCGTGATGTGGACTTGCTGTCCCGAATCTGTCATAGTTAGATCTTTTTTCTGAATCTGAAAGAACTGAATATGCTTCAGATACTTCCTTAAATCTAGACTCAGCACTTGGATTGTCTGGATTTTTATCAGGATGATATTTCATAGCTAGCTTTCTATAAGCCGCCTTTATCTCCTTTTCTGTCGCCTCTTTTGAGACCCCTAGAACATGATAATAATCATTAGACATTCTAAAAATTAATTATAAAATCTTTATAATTTATTCAATTTCTTGGTCGTATGGCTCACAGATAAGATCACCATCAGCAAAACATCGATCCAGATAATCTTCAAGCTGCTCAAAAGAAGTGCAAACCTTGACACCGCTTCTCGCAAGCATTAGATTAAACTTAGCACCTTCAGGAAGGCCATTGCAAAAATAGACGATCGGAACCTTGTTTGCAAAAGCATATCCTGCTTCCCAGATCGTCCCAATATCTTTATCACGTGTATTGACAATAAGAAAATCTGCTGTCTCAATGTGATGCAAGTTTCCGTCAAACGTTTCATCTTGAACGTGCTTTGGAGCATTTGGCGGACAAACAAAAATTCGCCTCGGACTAGCAAGATCAATCCAGTCTCTATTGTCACAAACCTCTTCAAGCTGAGTTAACTCTAGAGCTTGAATTGGGTTAAACCAGCCCGCTGCAAGGTATATTTTTTTCTTAAACATCTAAGTTCTCCTTTTCAAAAAATCATATCATCTTTAAGATATGTGTATTATAAATTTTCATAGTTAAAGGTATCAAAGTACCACCGGTGCTTTGCATAAATCATGGATCGAATCTCTTTGCTTAGATTCTGCCCTGAACCCGGTGCGCCTCTTGATGGACCTATGTGATTTGAATTTAATTGACTTTCTTTGTCTTTAAGTCTGGGACCCGTGCTATTTAGATTGCCAAATATTTTTTCCACTCTTTTAATATTTTCGTTTACAGAAAAAAATCTGGCAATCTCTAAGATCTCATTATTGTCTAAATCAAGATTTAAAAAATTAGATAAGGCCTCTATCCTTTTTGCTTCATTGTCAAAATAGTCTTCGTATCTTAAAAAGCAAACTTCAACATCAGGTGTATCTATAATTCCTTTCATAGAGGTAATATATTTATTAAATCTCATAAATCTAAGTGAGTCTTTCATTGCTCGATCAAAGTCAACTAAGGGATCGTTTTCTACAAATCTTCTCGCCATAGAAGAAAAAACATCAAATGGATTTCTAATTGTATAAAATATTTTATTAAACTTAAAAATCATAGGACATGTGTCTTTGAACTCATGAGATCTTACAGCTCTGTTAGGAGCAAGGTGATTAACGACTTGTAAGACGACTGTTGTTCCAGATCCCGGAAGACCAAACAAGGCAATATTTCTAACTTCTCCCTCTTCAAATCTATCTATTACTGGACCACTCGTCATGGGATGTTTTTCACAAAAGCAATCTAAGACACTGGGAAGCGTCTTTGTAAGAACACTTCCGTCCTTAACACGGAGCCAGCTCCCGATCTGGAAGTTGTCTTGATTCAATTTAAGAATCCCTGTACATCGCTTCAAGTATAGAGATTTCTTCTATTAGACTGTTCCACATCTGTCTAAACTTAGTGTTTCCATCAGCCTCATCATCAGATGGATTTGTTCCATTTAGATCATATCGATGAGCCTGATAGATTGTATCATTTGGATGATATTCAATGTGCTCATCACTGTCATCATCTGGCCAGTAAAGATTAGTTCCGGTTCCAGCACGAACATTCTTGATATAGTGCCATGCCGGGCTTGTGAGTGTCCTTGTTCCAATTACAGCACTTGCCTCAGGAAGAACCTTGATAATCTCTGCAGCCATCTTAGCAGCAATAAGATTATCAACTGAAGGTTGGATCTGCTTGTCTGAGCGCTGCTTGACAAAGCCGATGATGTCCTTGAGATTGAAGCGACCGTAGTAGAATGTTGAGAGACACTTGGGAAGAATGGTTCTTGCATCCATCATTGAGATCTGACGGGTATCAACCATGTCTGCGTAAAGCTGCTTAGCATCCTCTACATGACGCTTCCATCGACGATAAAGGTCTGGACTGTTCTCGACAGCGCTTGGAACGAGACAGGGCTCGTGATGAAGAAACCTGTCCCCTGTGCACTGTGCTGCCCACGAGCCTGCTCGGTGACGAATAAGATGAGTCACTGTCTGGAGATCAATTCCTGCAAACTTAAATGTAAAGCTAAAAATCTCCATCGGGGTCGGTAAGGCTCGAAAACAAAGAACGTCCTCAAGATTTTCACTTAGGTCCTCCTGTGATACACCTGATGGATTTGTAAAGTCTGGGTCATCTGCCCAGGTTGCCTTCACGTACCTCCAAGCAACGTCTCTCATCTGCTCAGCTGTAGGATGATCTACTAGCTCAATGGTTAAGGCATCTAGATCATTAAGAAACTCTGTAGTAGGCTCCTCATCAAATCTTAGTGTCATTGGAAGATTAACGGGTTCTAGATTTTTATTTTGGGGCATTTTTCTCCTCATGTGGTAATAAAATATTATAACAAAGACATCGAATCTGTATTAAAGATAAATAAAAAAAGAGCTGGCAAAGCCAGCTCAATTATTAGGTTTTATAAAATGTATCTATTCTTCAAGATCACTCTCAATGGGCTGACGAAGAATTGCATAATTGTTATCCATACACCACATTTCATAATCTTCTACAGGGAAAATTTCTGGAATGTTAAGATCAACAGAAGCAACTACAAACACGCTGTTGTGTAGACGGTCGCATGTATCCGCCTCTGCGCAGTAGTGATATGTCCATCCACCGGCTGCAGTTTCGTGAACGATATTCTCACAGCCCCGCCCCTCCATCAGAGCGAAAAGGCCATCAGCACACATGCTGCCAATATTATAAAACTTTGTCGATTCATTTTCGATTTCAGATCGACACATTGTAAACTCTGAACGATCTAGTCGAGTTGAAGGCAGCTCTGTCGACTTTTCAGAAACTACTGTCTTTTTTTCTGTAGGTGCTGTCGGGCTGTCTGCAAAAGATGACCCTGCAACAAGAAAAGATAGAACAAGACTACCAAAAAACAATTTACGCATTACTATATTCTCCTAAAAAGTGAAATAATTTCCACAACTACATTATACCAAACATAAGCCAAAGCTACACGTTTTTTGATAATTCCCTTATCATCTCTAAAACATCTGAATCATCAGCATAAAACCTGACCCTATCAACAGTTTCAAGCTCTCTATTATAAGATGTCAAAGGGGAGATAACGTTGATACCATGCTTGGCATACTCTGCAGAGTGCTTAGGCGAATCATCAATGGCACAAACGATTGACCCAGTATCATAATATTCTGACTGAGCAAGCCATCGATATTTTTCTCCGCTAAAGTTAAGCCTATCATACTTTAGGCCAGATGACTCAAGCCATCTGTATGTATCATAACAACAGAGAAGATTCTCCTCAGGTCGAGCTGTAAGCAGCTGAATCCAGTATCCTAAATCGTGAAGCTTATTTAAAATTTGAATCATGTTTCCGATCGGCTCTAGATCTCGAAGTTTTCTTTCAGAAATAAAGCTAAAGAAAACTGACTCCGGATTAAGACCCTTTTCCTTCACTGCGGTGGTAGTATAGTACTCTGGACATTCTGGATCCACATGAACAGCGTATCTATCTCGAAGCCATCCAATAAATCCATCTCTAAATCCAACGATGACATCATCCATGTCGACTATCAAGACAGGTCGACCGTCCCAGGTATTTCTTTCTATCTTGTGACAGGTCTTGAGGTAGAGATCCTTATCATCAAATGCATCAGTAAATTGATCATGAGATATTCCCCAAAGGTTCATAATTGCTATGATATATCTGAATGCATCGACCGACTCGTAAAGAATCTTATTGACGTCTATCTCGATTCGGCTGCACTTATGATCCTTAAAGTTAATTCCAGATATCATTGAAGATATCTCAGAGTGCAATGCCAAAGATAGCGACTTAGTAATCTCCTCTTTTTCAATTTGACTTAAGTTATCTCTATTGAAAAATAGATCATTAAACTGCTTTTGTGTCTGAAACAGGCTCGATAGATTGGTTTTCATTTTTCCCCCTCAGAAAAACATCTTTAAAAGCGGATATAATAGCATCTGAATGCGTCTGATCAAAGACCAAAGAAGACATTTGTGTATATCCACGTTCATCAACAAGAGGCCTAGACCCCTCATTACATGTAAATTCTATCACACCGGTATGTATTTTTTCATTAGTTTCACTTAATATTTTTTTAAGCTCTTTGGGGGAAGAAAAACAGATAGGGTCTTGATGGCATGTTTCTAGCTTTATCTTTGCAAAGCTAGTATCCTTTATCGAGGCGCTCATGTATAATGAAGTCCTTCTTTATATAAGAATTATATAGGTCATCTGCTGAGCTTCCTGATAAAATGATCAAAGAAAAAAAGTAATTAAATGCATCGACTACCTCTTCTAAAAAAGCATCATGATCAAACTCACTAACTTCTGTCTGTCGATGAGGCTTCCAGTTCTTAAGGTGCTGTAATGCTTCAAACATCTCTTCAACTCCTCTTAGTGCCATATCTCTACAAAGCTGTTGATCACTTTTCTTACTTAGGTCAAGCGGCCAAGCTGGGTAAGCGTCGGGGAACTTCTCCTTAAGCGATAGCATAAACCTCTCTCTTAGATCAAACATGACTCGAAGCCTGTCGTCATTCAATTTAGATCTCCCTCGATCTCAAGCGCGTCTGCCATAGTCATTTCAGAGGCTTGAGAAGCCTTTTCAAGCAAATCAGCTATCTGGCTTTCACTCATGTCTTTGTACCCGTCTGTAAGTGTAAGGACGCTTTCTTCATCACTTGAGTTTGTAACTCTCATCATTCTAAGATTATCAACGACGTCTGTGCCTGTCAAGATTGCAACCTGGATAATCTTGGCGATCTGTGCAATCACTTCATCAGAAAGTCTATATTCGTTCATTGTTTCTCCCTATTTTTTGAACTCACTAGACAAAAATATAATTCTTCTATCTCTTATTTCTATCTAGCTTTTTCAATTCAATTGAATTGACTTTTTGATTATAAACATCAAATCTAAAACTGTATTAATGTTTTTAATTCAATGCGCCTGGTGTATAATATAAATATTCTTAGGGCATATCTAAAACATGAAGAGAGTAATCATATCAGACACTCATATTGGAACAAAGTTCTATAAGTCTAATTCTCTTCTCAGCTTTCTTAAATCCGAAGACTACGATCAGCTGATTTTAGCTGGTGACATTATTGACTTTATTAAGATACCAGTATTTACAGAACGATGTATGGAAATCATAGAGGCAATAGACTACAATAAAAGAATAATATACGTCGTAGGAAATCACGATGAAAGCTTAGTCAATGTTATCGGAAAGACATTCTTTAATGTCACATTCGTGAAAAGATATGACTTCGAGGAAGGCAACAGAAAGTTTAGAGTTGAGCATGGTGACATATATGAAAAAGGAGCTCTTGCAAATAGAGTGTTTGTTAAATTTCTTTCTATAGTTCAAAACATGCTAGAATTCACTTTCAACTTTGACTTCACAACGTGGTGGACAGAGATTCAAATTAAAAAGCATAAGCTAAGAAGCATTATCAATATTCTTCGACATCATCCGAAGATTGATGTATTCATTATGGGTCATACGCACATACCAGAGGCTTTAATCTGGGTTGATGAAGATCAAAATATTAAGACCTATATTAATGCAGGTGACTGGGTCACACATCAGACATATGTGACTGTGACTGACGGTGTTGCTAGGCTGCGGAAGTTTAATAGCTAGCGGATACCAAATCTACTTACTAAGAATCTGTTGTTTTTTCTAGCTTTCTTATCCATGAAATAGATTTTCCAGGATGGTTTCCGGATCCCTTTCTAGATTTTTTTCTCATGCTTTCAGAAGTGTCCCACCCTCTAGACTTTAAAAACTGGTTCATTATTTGTTCTCTTTGACTATCACTAGAGTTTGACCAAGTCCAATAAATCGTACGCTTAAGTGAAGCTATCTTATTTGAAATCTCTTTCTCTTTTTTCTTAAATATATCAGAATCGCTAAAGTCAATCTCAATTGGAGAAATATCTAAATCAAATGCTATAATAGCCACAGAAACATATTCATAGCTGTCTATTGATTCTTTTGCTAGCTGATATTGGCTAACAAGTCTATCCTTCATGTCACTATTTAGGGCGGATGGAATCTTATCTGGGTGTGTTAAAAAGACAATTTTCTTGAATAGTTTTTTAGCCCAGGGTGGGTGAGATTTAGATTTTTTAGAAATTTCACAATCTTCACCTAGACTATTATCAGAGCATCCTGACCCATCTTCTAATGTCTGTTTATGACTATTAGAGTCTAATTCTTGGTAGCCCTTATCTAAGTCGGAATCAAAAACGTTAAGATCAAAATGAAGCTGTCTTATTCTAGATTCCATTTCTTGTCGAGCGACTTCACAAGAAGCTTGACACTCTCTAAGCTCTTCATCGAGATATTTTATTAAGAGGAGAGATCTATTTGAGACTCTCACATTAGTCATTATAACTTTGAATCTTTAATTGCGTTGATAGACTCAATAACAAGTCTGTATAGTAATAATGGCCAAATAAGAACTAGTTTAATATCTTGAATACTTTTATCAATCTTTCTCTTCATAAGAGCCTTTGTTTCTCTTGATCTCGAAATTCTTAGATCAAATTGACAAGATTCAATTCTAAGAAGGTAAGAGACTAAAAGAATAAAAGCTACTGCAAGATAACAATATAATATCATGAGAAAATCCTCTAGCTGTTAGTAGTTTTATATTTTTTAATTATTTCCATAACCTGTTCTGATGATAGGGAAATTTTCTTCTTTTTAGCAAGCATTCTAATCTTTGACTCTAGCATTCTATTTTCATCATTTGTCTTTCTTCTTAGATTTTGCGGTGGACGAGCCCTTGTTCTCTGGGGAGGTCCGGCCCTAGAAGGTAAAGACTCATTGATTTGATTCTTTTTATTTTCTTTCTTTTGTGATCCTGAATTTCTATTCAAGACTTGTGATTCTTGTCTGTTTACAGCCACTACTGAAGAGACAGATACCTGAGTCTCTCTTTTCTTAGGTATAACAGCTTCAGCAACTACGCTAACAGATTTTTTAAAATTTGTGTCAATTTTAATTGGAGTAAAAACTCTATCATCTATGATCACTTCAAGCGAACCTGAATAAACTCCCTCTTTTATAACATTTTGAAGAGATGGTATTAATATAGTTACTTCTCCGCCACTATGGCGCTGAGACGGGAATGATAGAGAAAAATCTTCTGTTTCAAGCATAAATCTACTTTTTGGTGATGCAGGCTTTGTTCCCTCTATTGCTAGTCTAAAGACAAGTTCGTTTTCTTTGTCAAGATCTAAGTCTATTTTTTGCATTTTTTATTCTCTCTTAAAGAGTTTGATAACTTTAATAAATATTCCCTCTTTTGGCTTTGTCTTTGTAATTCTAATCTGACCCTTGTGACTTACAGTAAACTCATCACTATCATCAACTATTGTGCTAATTGTAGATTTAATTGGAGGATCTATTTTTAAATCATTTACAGATGATAAAATTGCTGTGAGCTTATAGACATCAAACTTTGGAGGCTGAAATAGTGGTTCAAATCTTCTGCTTGATCTTCCTGTCCTTCTAAGCTCTTCTTCAACAGCAGCCACAGTCACGGGATCTGGCCCGAAGCCGTGCCCAATAATGTTAGAGCTTGTTGACCCAAAGCCTCTTGAAATAATTGTCATTAGAGTCTTCTTCTCTCATGGACCTCAGAGACTGTGGGAGAGCCGTCGCTTCCTGACATTCCAAATCTTGCAACAACAGTTGAATTATCATCCTTATAAAATATCATTTGATTCAGGCTGTCATCAAGTTTCCACCTGCCAGCAGTCATATCTCTTGTAAAATCAACACTCGAGGAAATCATTGTTAGCGTGCTAATTGTATTATCTATATCTTCTGATGCGAAGACCGGTGTTCCCTCACCGGTATCCCAAAGAACATATCCAGTAAAGTTATCAGCAACATGAACACTAGCAGAGTAAATACCAGATCCGGCATATACTTCTCCGACTCCGCTAGTGACTCTACTACCACTTGAAGCGCCGCTCGTATTATAGATCCTGTATCCCGGACCGCTTAGCCCAGTTTTTGAAACTCCAAAGTTTACAGTTTTGACAATATTAATTGCCATTTTAAATTAATCCTCGTCTGCCTGTTTATTTCTCTGATCTTTTAGTTTCACAGGTCTCTCACCAACTTTTCTAATAGGTGTCTTCAGGGCGTCGCCTGATTCAATAGATTGAATTTTTTCTAAATCTTTTTTAACCTGATCCCTATACCCAGAAACTAAGTCAATTATATCATCCAAGATCTCAGTCTTACTTTGAGAACTTTTAGCTTCCATCATATTTTTCTCTCTAACAATAGATATCCCGTTAATTAACCTATTTGATAAATTCTCAACATATCTTGCCAGCTCTGTGTTGTCATCTTTTATTCTGTTAATCTCATCGATGCACATTTGTCTCACACACTTAAAAGCAAGGGCCATTCCCATATCAAAACTTCTTTCATCACGATCGGGCTGATGTGACGATTTCAGATCAAAAAGATCTTCAATTAAATTTTCAAAATTTCTAAAGCCAGAACTCACTATAACCTCTCAAATAAAAAAATAATATCATCAATAGAAAAATCGTTTATAAGAGAAGTGATTTGTAATTTTAAAAAAATGGGGGACCCCGAAGAAGGGTCCCCCAAAAAATGTCACCTTGTCTAAAAAGCTAGATTAGCCCCAGACAACAAACGTTACAATATCATCAACCAGAAGAGCAAACTCAAACTTAACTCTACCTGCAGAGCCTCCTGGATACCAGTCACCATTTGAAGCAGCATCATTACCAGCAGTTAAAAGCTGACCATTGACATAAACTTCTTTGGCAGCTACACCAGCATCTGTCCAAGTTGAACCAAGCCCTGTGTTAACATCAGCATCAGCACTATAGGCAGTTCCAGATAGAATTGCCTTAGATCTTTTACTAATGACATAAGTAGCAACTCTACTTACAGCTGACTTTCGGTTTGTACCGCCAGCACCGTCGTCGACCATGATTAGATCAGCATCTGCGAGAGCAGCGCCGATGTCTGTTCCACCATCGATGTCAAGGTTGACAATAGCAAAAGCGCCATCAGTACAGTCAAGAGTTGTGAATGTACCAGCAGCAGCAGAAGCCGCACCGACTGTTGTTCCATCAATAGCACCAGAGTCAATATCAACGTTTGTCATCTCGTGATTTGCAAGATTGATACCGACGGTACCGTCGCCACCAACTGTAAGTGCACCAGCTGAGTGTGTAAGTGTAACATCACCACCGTCGAAGTTGATAACAGCACCACTGTCAAGGAATAGATCACTAAAGTTCTTAGATGAAGTACCTAGTGAAATTTCATCAGTTGTTTCTGGATAAATTGCTGCAGCACCAACATGAAGCCTATCAGAACCACCTGCCTCGAATGTTATAATATCATCAGCAGAAGCTCGGATTGAGGTATCGTCATCTCCATCTAGATCAATACGACCTGTACCACCCACACTGATTGAACCCTGACCGTTTAGATCAATGTTATCAACATAGAGTGCAGCCCAAGCTGTACCAGAGGCACCGAGTGAGTCAGCAGAGTCACCGCCCGGAAGAACGTTGTTACCAGCTGGATCGAGAATGATATCAGCAGCAGCTACAATCTTAACGTTAGTATCAAGCTCAATATAGTCAGAAGATGAGTCAAGCTCAAACTTACCAGCTCTAAGTGCCATATCAGATGTGGTCATACCAGCGACTGTAGTCATGGTACCACTAGATGGAACAGCGATAGTTCCAAGGCCCCATGTGTCATTAGCAACACGACCGAATGCAACTCCTGGCTTAGTAGCAGAAGAAGAACCGGAAGTGAAGAGAAGACCTTGGTTGGCGTTGGATGCCTGGCCTCCCTCATTAAGAGTAATGACAGGATCTTGAACAGTTAAGTTTGTTGTATCAACTGTGACTGTAGCACCATTAACAGTAAGATCACCAGTTACAGTCAAATTATCATTAACTGTAACTTCTGACACAGCGTTACCAAGTGAGACTGCACAGCCAGCTGTATCACCAATGGTGATTCCTCGACCTGCAGAACCATCAATCTTAATACCAGAGCCTGTGATAACAAGTGAAGCGGCTGCATCTGCCTCAGCACTAACAGTAAGCGCTCCAGCAGTTGTCTTCCATGTGGAAGCAGCTCCAGCAGAGATATCAAAAGCACCAGCAGCTACAACATCCATTCCTGTGCCGCCATCATGTGTGAACGTGATGTCTTTTCCTGCACCAAAATTCATAATTGCAGAATCAGATAGAAGATCAAGATCATCACCAATGACAGCGCTCTTAGCGACACTCAAACCACCGTCAGTCTGTAAAGAACCATCAGTTGTTGAAGTTGCTTCTGTTGTGTCATCAGTTTTGATAACTCCATCAGCAGCAAGCGCACCAGCAGCTGTAACTGTAACACCACCAGAACCTAAACCACCTGCGATCTTGAGAGAAGCATCATCTTCAATACCAAGAACTTCAGTTCCGTCGAACTGCTGAAAAGCAAGTCGATCACCATTCACACCGAGCTTTAAGATCTGTGCACCAGCAGTTGTGTCCATGTCAAGAGTAAGCTGAAGTGTTCCATCATCCTTGAATTCAACATTTCCGCCGGCAGCGTCAATGACGATATCAGTAGTAGAATCTAGAGTCAGATCACCAGTTGAGTTGATTGAGATTGGTTCAGCAGCAATTACCAGACCAGTTGTGCCATCGTGAGTAAGTGTAGCATCGCTACCTGCACCCAGTGAAAGAACAGCAGAGTCAGAAAGAAGCTTCACGTCATCACCAACGATAGCGTCAGCAGCAACACTTAGTCCACCGGCAACTGCCAGTGCTCCATCTGTTGTGCTTGATGCAGCTGTTGTTGCCTTAACAACAACCTGCTGTGAAGCGTCAATCGTCATTGCAGTTGTTGTACCATGAGCTGAACCGACACCAATTTCAAGAATGTCTGTTCCATCGTCGAGACCGATACGATAGTCCTGAGCGTTACCGTCGAAGACAATCATCGTGTCTTCTGCACCGGCATCACCAATTGTTAACGTTGGAGTCGTTCCGCCGATGACAAGATCCTGATAAAAAGTACCAGCAGCACCCTCAGTGAATGAAGAGTTTCCGTGGATTCTCTTAATAGCTGATGCCATGTGATCAAGAATGTCACCTAAATCGCTAGCAGCAATAGCGCTACTAGCTGCGGCTGACTCACCGTCTGAAGGCATTGACCCAGAAACTTGGGCCAACCTAACCTTTGTTTTAATAGCCATAATATTTTTCCTTTGTTTTATATAGATTATTGGCATTTGCTAAGCAAAGCAAAACGAATTGCTTAGCACGCAATCTAACAAAAAGACTCTTTAACACTATCTTTAAGTCAAGTCAATCTAAGATAACAAAGAAACAAATTTAACTGAGAGAAATCTCTCACCTACTATATATGATCTTCTTCAGGTTTCTTACATGATTATCGTAATTAGAAAACTCAGAATTAAGAAATTCTACAGCGAGTTTCTTACATCTATCATCACTATCATTGAATGAAAAATTAAATTTTCCAGTCAAAGTTTTTTCAGCTGATATAAGCTTAACACCCTTCATCAACAAAAATGCAGCAAGTGATAGATCGGGCGTTTGATATTCTTTCATATATGCTGATCCCATAAATAATGTTTACTTCAATCATAAGTATCTATTATTTCGACAACATCACGATAGTTTATTAACAGGGTGTGCCTTTTATTCTGTGATCAATACGTTCTGATCGTCACAATATCATCTGGAATTAAGTTAAAATAAAATAAAACTGAGTTGTTTTGAGGAACTGTATAGTCTCTTGTGCTTCCTGAAGACATTAGCTGACCATTAACAAAAACATCTATTCTGTTTGGATCGTGAGACACACTAGAAAGATCAAGAGAGGGTATTATTAATCCGCTTTCAGATGAATGTGCACCAGTTATCTCATAAACAAATTTCTTTCTTTGATCTTGCGCATTTGACTTAACACTAACTGATCCGTTAGAGCCAGTAGTTATTGTTATATCTGTGTCAGACATTAGATAAGAAGAGCCGTCGTATAGATGAGTAATCGATCCAGAAATTCCGTCATATACCTTAGCAGAGCCCGAAGCAACTATGTCACCCCCAAACAGCGTTGCTCCTCGAGAAAGTGATAAACTAGTGGACCCTATTGCTCCAGAAACAAATACAAATACATCTGTACCAGGAGATACAGCATTTGGATTACTTCCGTGAAATTGGATTTGACCCTTTGATAAAAACTTAAACCTTCTATTTACCGTTGTTGATGAACCCGTTACAAAGATCTTTCCAGCTGTTGATCCACCAAGATCAATAAATCTAATAAGACCATCGTCTGATCCTATTTTTACCTCATCCCTTGCAAACATCTTAACGCTTCCTGAGGGATTTTTTAGATCAGTTGTTTCACCGTCTGATGTAACGAACTCCACCTCTCCGCCGAGCTTAAGAGGTGAACCTCCGTAAAGAGTTCCGCTAACTACGACATCTCCACCAAAGACTGCTCTCTTCACATCAGAACCAGATATATAGGCAAATACATCTGTACCTATCGTAGCTAAAGATCTCTGATCTGAATCGAGAATAGCACCTGAGACTGCATTCAGAGTCTTAATCTTTAAGTTCTGGTATCCTCCTGCCCCAACACCTGTCGGATCTTCGAAGGTAGTATTTCCAGGTGTTGTTGTGACTCTTGCAGCCCTAAACTCGTCTGCTGAGTCATCCCAATAAAATGACGGATTTGTCTCTCCTGAGACTAGAAATATAAAACCTCTATCACCTGCAGCTCCCTCTCCAGCTGATCCAGTCCCAAGACCGATTATGCCATCTTCAACATTTAGATGTTGTGTATCAACTACAGTCTCTGTTCCAAGAACCTCGAGATTGCCAGATATAAAAAGCTTGCCAGCAGTCGAGTCCCAAAATGCCTGCGCTGCATCAAGACGACCTGAACTGTTAGCGAACTGTAGTTCTCCACTAGACCCAGAGGGCCCATATACTGCAATTGCTGTCATAGCTCACCAAAGACTAGACTATTTTATATTCTTAATGAAAAGAAGTTAAAGGCTATAGACCCCTATCTTTGAATAACTTATTATATTTTCAAATCAGAGCAGATAATTAATTAAGATTATTGGAGATTTTAATGAAACTCAGCAGAACAGCACTTCGTAAGATGATACTAAGTGAAATTAAAAGAGCAATTAATGAACAGGAAGGCGGTGGGAGAGACAGCCTTCCCGACCTAGACAGCCTTATTTTTGACATAGCAAAAAGAGTAAGAAGCGAAATGGGTGAGGTGCCTGTTCAGGTTGATATTCCTGAGGATTACACGAAAATGCGGATACGAGTCTTAGTTCCCACTATAAACAGAAGAAGGCTCCCTGTATTTCAAAACAACAATCTTGTCTTTGAGCCTGTAGAAAGAGAAGAACTAACTCCTGGCTCACCGGCATCTCTATTCTTTAGAGTAATGAGGTTAAACCCTAACTCTGTAATGAGAGACCTAGATAAGGCTGAGACGAATGTCCTAGGGTATGTAGATGCCATTTCTGGCTACGAATGGCTTCAGTCTCGTGATGCAGACCCAGAAGCTGGAGACGAGGGCTACCCGGGTGTAATTAATCTTCTAGCTGGAAGCCATCAGCTTATTCCCGAAGATCTGCTGGATCTCCCAGACGGTCGAAAATGGGATCTTAAAAATAGATACAGAGTTGCTCTTGGAAGATATAGACCCTTCACCTACCTTGAAGACGAGTATGGAATTGAAGATGAAGTCTCGGGTGATCTAGCTCTAGCAAGGCAGACCCCAGAAGAGAGAGAAAGTGTTGAACGCGCTGTTGAAGAGGATGAGATGGCTAGAGACATGATAAGAGATCTAGAAGCTATGCTAGATGATGAATCAGTAGAAGAAGAATAGCTTTTCACCCATCCCTAGAATCATGTAAACACGCAACCCTTGTGATACAATTGTATTAAACAAGGAGGTTAATTTGTTTTCTATTATACTATCTTTATCAATCCTAGCCAGCACTCCGGCTACTGATGTTGAAAATATCTCCATATCGTCTGGTAGAATTGAAGCTTCAGGCGGGCAAAATCTAGCTGCTCAAGAAATTTCTCAAAGAGCGACTGTAGTTAGAAACTATGTGGAGAGAAAGCTGTGCTATCGGCTGGTTGCAGCCTCCCGGTGCTCTGCGAACATCAGGTCACAAACGTTTCCTGCGACAGATGAGTGGTTATATTTTATTAACTGCAGCAGAAGCGGCGGTGATACCTCATTTGTCTTCACCCGCTCTGATACAGGAATGAACATGGATATAATCCTTGGAGAAGAGTTTGACCCTGTGTGTCGGGTCGGTGGGATTCAGGTGTTTAAAAAAGAGCAGTCTAACTAAGCAGCTGCTTGGCTCTTTAAAAAATCGTGATAGTCATTTAAGGCGTGATCTTTCGGGGTCACGCTTTTCCAATTTCCAGCACAGAATATCTGATATGCATCAGAAGCATACTCTCCAATCCCGTAGAGAGACTTTGGATCATCTTTCCAGTCCTTATTGAGGTAATCATCAGACATTTTAACAAGTGCTCTAGATCGTCTCTCAGACAATCCGAGCCTTGATATCATCTTTTGTATTTCAGCTGGATCTGCACTTGCAGCTGACTCTGGATTTGGGTATCTTTCAAAAAACTTCCAGATATAGGGCTCAGCGTCTACTCTTCTAGTCAGGTTACAAAAGATGCATGCAACAAAGATTTTCCATGGGTCTTCCCAAAGATGTTCTTGAATTAAATTATAGGGTGACTTAGGCGGCTTCCACATCTTTCCTCCAATAAGAAACAATAACACCTAGCTTCTAATTTTACATCCTGCACTAATAGCAATTATCTCATATAGCTCAATAACATCTTTTTGTATCTGATATAGATTCTCTGCTTTATCAAGTATTATGCTAGGAACTGGGTTCAGTGACTCTATCTCGTATATTAAGAGAGAAAGGTCGAGGAGGTCTTCCTGAAGTGCATCAATGATCTCAGTGAGATTGGGCTTAATCGAATCTATTATGATCTTTTTTGTTTTGTTGTCTGTATAGATTGATGTTAGCTCACCTGCCATTGCAGATAGCGGTGTGTTTAATTCAAAAATCCCTCCTTTATACTGATCCATAAACTCATCTGATATAAACTTATATCTTTTACCAACAACGTTAGCTTTTCTACTATCTAGAAACTCATTAAACCTGCCAAAGGAGATCAAGCCATTCTGGCTGAGCTTGTCATTATGCTCCTTCTCACTAAGCTCTCGGGACTTTTCTAGTTCTTTATCTTTAAGCATCTGGGTGATGTCAATTAAGTCACCCATGTCTTATTCAGGTGCATTGGAGAACTTTTTACGCAGAGGCTCAGGTCTTTTATCAACATACTTGCCCATAACTGTTCTAATTGGAACTGACTCTCCGTCACCATCAATTCTAACAAAGACTGTATCTATAGAGCAAACGCTCTTTTGTGATCCGTTGTAGACGCTGTGACGACGAGCTTCGAGCCTGACTGTGATTGAAGTCGCACCAATCTTGATAACATCACCGTATATCTTTATTATTTGTCCTGGTCTAACCGGCTTTTCAAATACAACCTCAGAGATAGACTTTGTAACCATTCGAGGTGTGCCGCAAACCTGGGCAGCAAAGACGGCCCCTGCTTCATCAAGCCAGGATAGCATTACACCGCCGAAAAGATTACCGTGAATTCCGATATTCTGGCCCTTACACACATGAGTAGATATGAGCTCCATTTAAATACCTCATCTATCTAAACAATACATAGGTGACTGTCTAACAATTTGAAGATTTGACTCTAAATCAAACCCTGCACAGTCAATTTTCCTCTTTGTTAGATGGTAATGGTGGATAAATCCCTCAAATCTTCCCTTAGCTGCGTCAGATGAAACAGTTGTAGTCATTTGACTGTTTCGAAGGGGACATGCTAGCGGGATTCCAAATCTAATGTGGACTGCCTTCCAGAGTGCTCGGGCTGCCTCAATCTGTACTGGATAAAATCCAAGATGAGGATCAAGCTTACGCCCATGGGCCCATGAATCCTCCAAAGTCGGTCTAGCATCGAAACCGTTTTTCTCATACCAGTCTTGATATTTTGTATAATACGCATTTGATATCTCCACACCAATAGATTTTTGATTCCACTTTTGACCACCAGCGTGCCAGGCGCCGTGCTGTGTGTCTAAGAGCTGATAAATTGTTCCATCATTATCAATACAAAAGTGAACAGAGGCTCCTCTTCGCTTTAATACACTTGCACACGACTCGGAAGACAGACAGACATCCCAGTGGTTAACAAAAAATGAAGGATTCCTTTCTTCTTTTCCTGAGTAGTCGTAGTAATTGCCTTTCTTCGTATCAAGTCCGCCATTTTCATCCCAAAGAACTACTCTTTTCCACTCAATGGGAATGAATTTTCCATTATGAACAATCCATCTGTTAGCATCAAAATTTCTACTTATTCTATTCGGCTTGTAGTCAGATATTCTAGCCTCTCGATCTGTCCAGACTCTTCTGTACGTTGCAGGTCCGCATAGCCCGTCTGCTGTAAGGTTGTTTTTTCTTTGCCACTTTCTAATGGCTGAGGTTAATGTACTATCAAAATAGTCACATCCAAACCAACTAGGTTCCCATCCAAGAGAATCTGCTGAGCTCTTATTGTAGAATTCTTTGTCTATTGCCATTTAAACACCTATTCAAAGTCTATATCAACTGAAACGCTAATTCTTATATTGGGAACTCGAAGATGGTTAGCAAGACCGTGCTTTTTTGTCTCAGCTGAATCTAGAAACCAATCAGCATGCTTCTTCTTGTCAACAATCTTTAAAAAATAGTCGTCTTTCTTACCACAATTTTGCGCCATCATTGTGTAAACTATATTATTTAGACGGTCTGCTTCAGCTGCACCTGCTTTTAGCTCTTCTACTTTTCCCATATCCATAGAAGAAACATCATGAATCATAACAGTTGCATCTGGATCCATAAATCTGTATCCCTGTGTCCCAAATGAAAAAAGAATGGCTCCACACGACATTGCCTTTCCTTCTACTATAGTTGCAACTGGAATCTCAGCGTGCTTAATCTCACTAATCATTGACATCAGTGAATAAACCTGACCGCCATACGAGTCAATTACAACAGGAATTACCTTCTGTCCTGTATTGTGGGCCAGCGCCATCTGTTCTGAAAACTTTTTTGCTGAATCTTCGTCAAATTTATTGACTCTTATTATTACTGGGCTCTTTCTTAGCTCAACTTCCTTTATCAAAGGAGAAACACTGCTTGTCCATTTCATCTTTTTACCTTAATTTCCTTATCCGCACTTAGCATATCCACATGACACACAACCCACACACCCCTCTTGATATCTCAAAGAGTCTTCTGCTCCGCAATTTTCACATCCCGTCTTTCCTGGGACAGTTCCGTCTTTAATATATGTTTTAAGAACTCTTGCTATAACCTTTGAAAAAGAAAACATATCCATCTCTCGATCTTTTAAAAGCTGTTCGACGACATATTGAATAGGTGCTCCATGACGAAGTGCAAGAGAGATTGTCCTAGTATGTCCAGCGTGGTTAGGGTTGTCAAAAACTGAAACAATATCCTTTATAAGAAATCCGTCACCATTTTTGCCAATCTGAAGATCGTATCTAGAATTCTTAGACTTATACGCATGCTTTATAATGATTCCTTTCTTATATTTTCGAGGTATCTCTATGTACTTCTGTAGTCCGCCCATGACTTCGTATGGCCTGCCATCCAAAAGTCCTACCATTACCGTCCAGGCTTCACCCTTAATTGTTGCGTGATGAATATGGCACTCAAGCTCTTCTGGCCTTAAAGGTGCTTCATATGTTTTAAACTTATTTTCCTTTATAGAGCTTACTAGAACTCCGCTACGGCAGCCGTCCCTATAAACAGTAACACCTTTGCACCCTGACTTCCACCCTGTCATGTAGATCTTCTTGATGGTCTCTATGTCTGTGTCTGATGGTACATTTGTAGTATTTGAAATTGCATGACAAATCCATTTTTGTGCAGAAGCTTGAACATTTACTTTGTTTATCCAGTCAATATCATTTGAAGTAGCATTATAATAAGGAGATTTTTTAATATCTGTTAGTCCAGATATATCCATCCATTTTTTAAATCCGTGGTGGTAGACATCATACTCTTGCCACCGATCTCCTGAATCATCAATAAAGTCCACTCTTCCATCTAGGTCATTTTCTGTGAGCTTTTTTCTTCTTGTGTACTTAAGAAGATATGCAGGCTCTATTCCGCTAGTCGTTTGCGTGAGAGTTGATACAGACCCAGCAGGCGCTGTAGTCGTTAGAGCTATATTTCTGCGACCGTATTTTTTGCTCATCTCATGGACGTCAGCAGCAGAACCCCAAACTCTTTCAAGGAATTCGTGACCCCTCTCTTTATCATGATTGTGAATAGGAAAAGCACCTCTTTCTTTTGCCATAATACAAGAAGATCTGTAAGCGTTAACTGCAAGTGTCTTATATAGCTCTTCTGTGATCTCAATAGATTTTTTTGAACCATACCTGATGCCTAGAGATGCCAATGTATCTCCGACTGCAGTCACACCCAGACCAGTTCTCCTGCCAAGCTCAGCAGCCTTTTTAATATTCATCCAAAGGTCTTTTTCAATTTCTTTAACGTTCTCAGGTTCAGGATCATCATTTATTTTTTTAATAATTTTTTCAATTTGTTCAACTTCAAGATCAACCATGTCATCCATCAGGCGCTGAGCCTTCTGAACAATGGTAGACATTTTTTGATAGTCAAATTCTGCATCTTTAGTAAACGGATTCTTAACAAAGCTAAAAAGATTAATAACCATTAATCTACAACTATCAAAAGGAGATAAAATAATTTCCCCGCATGGATTTGTAGAAGTAGATCCGAATCCATCGGAGTCGTATACATCAGAAGGTGTTAAATTTTTCGCTGTGTCCCAAAAAAGAAGACCAGGCTCAGCACAGTCATGTGCGCACTTTATAATTTCGTCCCAGAGATCACAAGCATCCATTCTGCCCTTAACAAGGTGATCAGACTCAGAATCAACTGGAAATCTAAGTTCAAAATCTGTCTTTTTCTCAACAGCGTTTAAAAATTCATCAGTGAGCTTAACTGATATATTTGCTCCGGTGACCCTGGTTAGCTCTCGTTTGATCTTTACAAAGTCTTTAATCTGTGGGTGATGGACAGATATTGTCAACATCAATGCGCCTCTGCGGCCGCCCTGGGCTACTTCTCGACAGGAATTAGAAAACCTATCCATAAAAACTTCAATTCCATCAGTCGTCTTTGCAGCGTTACCCGTAGAAAGACCCTTGGGCCTAATCGTAGAAATATCAAATCCCACGCCGCCTCTTCTCTTTGCGATCTGGACAAGTTCTTGATCAGTTTTTAGAATTCCACCATACGAATCATAAGGTGATTCAATAACAAAGCAATTAGAAAGTGACTGAATTCTATGATCATTTCCAATACCCGCCATCGGAGAGCCTTGAGGAATAACATATTTAAAATCTTTAAATAAATTATAAATCTCATCTTCAGACATTGGGCTTGGGTACTTTTCCTCTATTCTAGAAAACTCTTGTGCCATTCTTCTGTGCATATCATCTGGTGTTCTTTCTAATAAATCACCATCTTTTGTTGAAAGCGCATACTTCGTAACAAAAACATTTGCTGAAAGCTCATCTCCTCCAAAATACACTTTGCTACTCTTCATAGCATCATTAAAACTTACCACTAAAGTTAGCCTCCCACTTTCTTTTTAAACAAATATTTGCGATAAGTTAATCACCGCTTTGTAATTCATTCCACTTAGATTTTAATAAGTTTTTCATAAGATCTTTGTCAGACTTTACGACTTCACTTAAAGAGAGCTCATCTGCATTGTCAATTATATTAATACGGCTGGTAGAAGTATCCAGCATAATCGGAAAAAGAATTCCATCACGACCTGCTCTATTTTTAGCTATAAACATTCTACCTACACCGCTAGATTTTTCCATAGGCTTTCTTGATATTGAGACAACAACGTCAGAAACCATAGCCTTTCCATAGGCCTCAGACATATTTTCTAATCCGACAACTGAAGCGTTAGACGCATCTCTATTGGCCTGACTGGCTGTCCATATAGGAATTTTCATATCCATCGCCAGATTTCTAAGCTCTTCATATATTAATTTAAGCTCATGCCTAAGAGAATCATACTTTCTAGATGATCTCATGATGTCTGCATAATCAATAATTATCAGACTTGGAACAAAAGATTTAAGAGAAAGTTTTTCAAGATGTGCTCTAATAGTATTGACTGTTGCAGATCCTGTTGGGTACTCCTTGATTATTAACCTTCCTAAGTCCATATTATCGTATTTAGAAAGTACCTCTTTCTTTCTATCCCTTACTTCATTACTTGGAATATTACATAGATTGCTATCGTATCTAATCCCGACAGATGTCTCTGTTAGTTCAAAAGTATAATGAACAACATTTTTTCCAACCCTGAGTGCTGCTGCACCGACGTGTACTAAAAAGTGAGATTTTCCAACACCCGTGGGAGCTGTGATTACACCAATCTCTCCTCGTCCAAGCCCTCCGTTTAATATGTCCTTTTTGTCAATTTGTGGAATACCAGTCGGGCATGTAATCCTGCTAATCTTAGCAAATCTGGCTTCTGTGTCTTCAAAAAAATCATGACCAGTAGTAGAAGGCGTTCCAACAGATATCGCATGCTTCATTAAATCAACAACTGACTCATACTTCTCAGACTCAATCAATTCAACAGACTTTTCCAGGGCATCTTTTAATGCCTGCTTTCTACAAAAATCAAGAGACTTTTCTTTGACATACTTTAAATCTCCTGCATCTGGATTCATTCTTACTCTATGAAGAAATTCAACTATCTGATCTCGAAGAATTGCATCTGTTCCTTCCTTTAGCTCATCCTTGATAATCGTGACCAGTATCGATAGCGTTGGAAAGCACTTATACTTTTCAAAATAAGAAAAATACTTCTGTGTCAAATAGGTGAGATACTTTAAATCAAAATATTCAGGTGTCATCACATCAGTCATCTGAGTAGCCCAGTTACTATCTGTCAAGAAAGATTGAAAAATCTTTTCTTGAAATGACTTACCGTATCTCTTAAAGTATGGATCCATTAAATAATTTCCTTTATTTTAAATGTAGCGCGTAGAAAGAAAAAGCCGATCTACATTAAAAGTTTGAATTCCCTCTTTTAAGAGAATCCTTAATACATTCATCTTATTTCTAACAGGGCTAAAAGTATCAATAGAATTATTAATCTTATCAATCTGAAATGGTGATAGATTTTTGCTATCGAGATAGATAAGCTTCCAGTTTCTTCTTATGAGATCCTCTGAAGATGTGATTCTCTCATAAATCTTTAGCTTGCTCCCTTCAGTGAGGCATGTCTTTGAAACTTGAATAATTTCTTGTATTGTAATATCATCATCGCTTTTAAGCTGAGGAAATCTATTGGCAAGCGTCTTGAATCCAGCTCCTCTGACACCTTGAATATTGTCAGAAGCGTCTCCTACAATAGATTTTGCTAAACAAAAGTTTGAAGGGGATATTTTAAACTTTTCCTTGACCTCTTTTTTTGTCACAAGCTTCTTCCACGTTGGAGAGTAGATAATTGTTTTATTATCTAGTAGCTGATAATAATCCCTATCAGAAGACATGATTAGCTTTCTATCGTTTCTAAACGTATATTTGCACAAATATCCAATAACGTCATCAGCTTCACAGTCAGGAACATATATCTGATTTATAGGGAGGCATTTAAATATCTCAACCAAGACGCTTAGTTGGTGATTTCTATTTTGAACTGTATCGGGAAGATCATCTTCATAAAACCTGTTAAGCTTAGCTGCCCTTCTTTTTTGCTTATAGTCACTATAAAGAGATCTTCTTCTTGAAGAACCTCCGCCTTCCCAGACAATTATAACTCTCTTGGGCTGATACTGTTCCACAAAGTTAACAATTGCGTAAAGAAACCCAACAATCCCACCTACATGCTGACCATCTGATCCAACAGCTGGGTGAGCAACGTAATGCTGAGTAAATAGATTGAGAGCATCTACTAGAAATATAAGATCTTGTGAATCCGAATCTTTCAAATGACAGCCTATTCAATTGTAATATCATCTAAGTGATTATCAGATAGAGACTTAACTTCTTCATATGAGTCTAAGTCTATATCAGGTTCATCATTATTGAGCTTTTTTATCATAACTCTCTCTATTAGATCATCAATATACGATGAGTATTCTTTGTCTTTCATAATTTCATCAAACTTTGGCTTATGAAATTTCTTTTCAACAATAGACTCACCTGTGCTAACATTTATAACGCTAAGACATTTCCAAGAGCCAGTTCCAGATACAGATATCTCTTTTCCGTTAATAATCTCAGATCCATTTTTTCTAAGTATATCAAATATCTGCTGATGCTCTTTGATACCAACTCCAAAGTGAATTTCAAAATCAATTTTTCTAAAAGGAGGTGCAACCTTATTCTTAATAGTCTTTGCAGAGACATGAATGCCAATAACATCATCTCCATCCTTGATCTGTTGACCAGCACCTAGTTTAATTCTAGTTGATGCATGAAAGGGAATTGCCTTTCCCCCGGGAGTTGTCACAGGGTCACCAAACATAACTCCAATTTTCATTCTAGTCTGATTTAAGATAACAAACAGGACGTTTTGATTAGAAATCACACCTGTAATTTTTCTCATTCCCTTGGAAATAGCTCTTGCTTGAAGCCCAATAGAATCTTTATCATAGTCACCTAAAAGCTCAGCCTTTGGAGATGATGCAGCAACTGAGTCCCAGACTATTGTTACAGGAATATTCTTATCCATTGCTTTTGCTTTCATTATAGTCGCTTCAGCAATTGAAAGAACTTCTTCAGTACAATGTGTATCAACATAGACGAATCTAGTAGAAACGTCAACACCAAGCATGTGTAAATTTTCTACAGATGTAGCATTTTCTGTATCAATATAGACTACAATTCCGCCCATTATTTGAGTTGTTCGAGCGATCTGTGTAGCTATGTGAGACTTTCCAATAGAAGGTGGGCCAAATATCTCAACAATTCTTCCCTCAGGAAGACCACCATCTCTTCTGTTAGAGCAGATATAGTCAAGCAGCTTAGATCCTGTGCTTATCCACCTATTTACATGTGTTGGCGAGTCGTCTTCAGAGAGGTTATAGGCAACTCTACTTCCATGCTCCTTGTTAAGTGATTTAATTAAATCTGACGTAAAGTCTTGATTCTTTTTCACAATTCCTCCATTAGGTAAAAGTATCATAGATACCAAAAATGTTCAACTCATTAATAGCCAAAAAAAAATGGTGCCCATTTTTGGGCACCATAAGAACAAGGTGTGCGACTTCTAGCTATCTACAAGATCAGCAAAAGCGTCATCAAGACTTTGGTAGCCAGAGCTCTTAGTCTGACTAGAGGCAGATGTACTTGTTGATTTTGTAGTTTCAGTTCCCATTCCATCAAAAGCGTCCTCATTGATCCAGTCGTTAATGATCTTGCTTAGCTCATCATACGACTTCATCTGAAAAAGATTCATGACATCTGGAATGCTATTCATCCACTCTTGCGTTTGCTTGGTGTTGTTAGAAAGACTAGAAGATTTTCCTCTGGGTCGAACTTCAGTCATGGCCCATTTCTTACCTGGCTGTTTCGTACAGACGACCTTGACATCACGCCCGTCAGTGGGATCTGTAATATCCCCGTAGTCCTCGTCAAGCATTAGTCCCAAAAGTGTCTGATAGACAGTCTTTCCAAAGCCCCAGATCTGAACGCCTTTGTCTTCTTCACCACGAACAATAACCGGAGCGTAGGTTCTCATTTTTGGGTAAAGCTTCTTGGCTAGCTCATAAGACTCCTTTGTTCCCTCATCACGAAGCTTAGTAATCAGCTCCTGAATAGGGTCTGGATCGTCAAACTGATACGGGGCAAGAAGTCCCCTATTGTTTCCGATATTGTAATAAAACCAAAGCTCCTTAAAAGGCTGACCGTCGTTATTGGGAAAGGAAAGCAGACGAACTGTATGCTCTTCTCCCTCTGTTGGTCGCCAGGTGCTTGATCTATTCTTAGAATTTCCGCTAAGACGCTCAAGCTTATTTCTAATAGCGTCAAAATCAAGTGACATTTTTTCTCCTGTTTGCAATGTCTAATTTGCAAAATTTAGTATCTAATAACAGATAAATCTATCTGCACTTTCATACTACACCAGGATTGAAATAATGTTCAAAAATTATTAAAAACTAATTACCCCTAGCAAACCCGGCTGCGGTGTCGTAATAAGACATAGCTAGATCAGGATCGACCAGAGATCCCCCTTGAGCCTGAGCTGCTTTTTCTAGCCGTTTCTTGTATTTTTTTTTGAGCCAGTCTGCATTGGCATTGCAGCACCTGGGACTCCGCCAGATGAAATCTCATCAGATCTTCTATCTTCATCTTCGTCGTCGTCTTCTTCATCACCAGTAAGAACTTCAAGAGCCATCTCTCTTATGAAATCTTTTATGTTTGACTCACTTAAAGACTTAGGGCTATATGCAGAATACCCACCATCATTTGGATATAGAACTGAGTTCAGATTAAAGTCTGTTACATCATCATCAGAAAAGACCTCTGGCTGTTCTCCCAATTCTTTTGGATCAAAACTAAGGTACCCCTCTGGGCTGGGCCCTCTAAGATTTACAGCATACCTCTTTGCATACTCACGGAGCATAATCTCTTTAATGTAATCCCGCATAGAAGACTCTGCCACCGCGTCAGGCATAGCCTCTGAATATTCAAAATCTGGAAGAAGAATGTCGTCTTCCGGGTCTGTAGCCTCGGGCTCTACTTCATCATCAAGTCCTAAGATATCAGCAACCTCGCCGTGAGCATCCCAAACAGTAATTAGATCGTAAAGAGCTGCCATCATCTTGGGAAGTCTGAGGATATCATTCTTATTTTCAACCAGTGCGGCGGGAGCGTATCCACTATTAATAAGGCCAATAAGTGACGCTAGGGCAGGCTTAATAACTAAAGTTATTTGCGCTTTTTCTCTCACGCGCTGGGTCAGCCCTATACGATCTCTACTGTGTCTCATGCCAATACTACTTAGCAATGATCTAAGCCTAAAAGCATTCTGCTTTACTGAAAGCATTAGTGACGTAGCCTCAGAGACACCTGGGTCGGGAACAGCTTCAAGAGCTCTCTGCATGACATCAAGAACGTTAGTGTTCATATCATTTAATATTTTTGCCAGCAAATTTCGACCCTCATCAGAGGGATTTCTTTGAAATGCAGCTATGGCTGCATCTGCCTTTGCTAGGTCACCTTGAAGCTGAGCAATGTTAAACGCTACAAGCCCAAGAGCAACAGCATCTCCGGCAATGGGAACAAACCCCATTCCAGCTGCCAGTAAGTCACCCGCTATATCAGTAACTGAATCTAGGGCAGGAATGATGAGATCAGCAATTGGGCCTAGCTCATCAGCTATAATCTCAGCCGGCTTAGATGCAATATCTTGAAGAAACTGCATTCCCGGTATTTCAGAAAAATCAAAGTCAAGATCGATATCAGGCATATCAATATCGGGAAGGCCGATACTAGATAAATCAAATTCATCCAACCTTATGTGTGATGTATCTTCAAAAAGAGGCTTAAGACTGTATTGCTTTTTTGTCATGTAAGATTCCTTGATCTCTGCAAGCTCCGAAGGGCTTTTGATATATTTTGAATGAGGCCTTAATTTAAGGGAATGCTGCGGTAACTTTCTCGTTACTAAGGGTGAATCATCGTACATATAATAGATATTCTCTTCATCGGGGATTATCTCTTCATCTTCTTGCTCTGGAAACATAACATCATAAAACAAATCTACGTCTTCCGCATAGCCCTTATTCACTCTTGACATCCCCTGTGAGGACCAGCCTGCATCAGCAGAATGGCTAGGAGATCCAGTGTCGCCATGAAAAGGAGGTCTTCTATTTTTACCAATCTTATCTTTATACCCATCACCTCCACCGATGGCGCCTAGCACAGGAATTCCTGTCATTCCATAGACACCTCCAGACGGTCCCGCGGCTTCTTTAATTTTCTTAGTCATAAAGATAATTATTCACTATCTTTATGAATTACAAACCTCTTTGCTGACTGAAGAAGAATTGCAAGTGAAGGCTCATGACCCACATAGAATTTATTTTCTTCTAATTGTGGACCTGATGATATTTGAATTGCAATCCACTCATCTTTTGTTAAAGTGATATTGAAGCTTTGAAGAATAAAGAGTGAGAGGTGGGTAAATGAAGCCCTTTTAAGCTCCTCATTGAACTTGTAAATCTGTCCAAGCTTTTCTCTATGCCAGTCGGAATCTTGCTCAATGAACATGGGTGTGTTAAGATCACCTATTTTACCAATATCATGAAAAAGACCTGTCTTAATAATTGAGCTAACTGGGACACCTAGATCAAAAGTATCATTTAAGTTTCTCATAGATGCAGTTATCTTTAGAGAATTATCAACTAATCCACCAGGATAGCATCCTGCTTCATCCTTTCTTGTGCTTGCAGGGCACAGACAGATTCTCTCTCCTAAGTCATCCAATAGCTTATTAAGCCTATCATCTGATAGCCTCCCGCAAAGCTTTTCAAACGTTTCCCAATTTGACTTTACATTCTCAAATTCACTTTTCATAGCATCTCCTTATTAATTTAGTTATGTGTGTTTTTAATTTTTATCGGTAGCTGAGGTCCTATCTTTGGAACCTTTAATCCAGAACTTACTAGTTCTTTAAACTTAGAAATAGATTCACTATCAACATCTACAATCAAAGCATCGTGAATAACAAACAAAGGAATAACATTCAGCATCTGTGCTTTGCACTCTCTCATAAGCCCTGAAAAGCCAAGAAGAGCAACATCAACACTTGAAGATTGAATAAAGTGATTTACTCTAGACTCGCTATCTAAAAGCTCTCTACCGTAATAGTTTTTAAAAAATCCATGTCGAGAAACCTCAGATCTTAGACTTTGATCTATCTGATCTATCTGAAAAAATCTCTCAATCTGGCTTAGACAGTCTTTGGCTTTTTGCAACCCACCCACCTTGGGTGCAATGCTATGAGCTGAGGCACCGTACAAACAGCACAGCGTAATTATTTTTACTGTATCTCTATCGATCTTTCTTTTAAATATTCGATCGCTAACATGGTCGTAGATGTCATCAGGTGGGAGCTTATTTAAAATTAAAAGAGCAACTCGGGGCTCAAGTGAGACTAAATCAATTTGCAAGACTCTTCCTTTGGGAAATCTAGAAGTAAAAATCTTTCTATGAGATTTCTTTAGAGTCAGTATGTTTGGCCCTGTCGCTGTTACCCTTCCTGTTACCGATCCTATCTGGCTATAATTAGTCTTCTTTGAATATCCAGAGCTGTCTGGCTGGAATTTTTCAAGATTGGCTATAGACCCAGATGATGACAGCTTAATTTCATTGCTATAGGATTGATAATCAATCTTGGGCCGCTCGAGGCTCATAAGCAGCTTACGTCCCTCTAGAAACTCATTCATGTAGTAATTACCTTGATTATCTACTAAGAACAACCAGAGCTGATCTAGAAGCATAGAAAGCCGCTTTTTAAAGATGCTTGTGGGAAGAGCACTATGGGCAGGGACGCCCTTTGTCCCACAGTCCCTTAGAGCATCCCACGCTCTCACATTTGATTCATCAAATATGTCACAAACAGACATACCTTTTGCACCTAGAATTGTTCCAAGATCCCTAAGACGCCTACAGTCAGAATAAATCCAGCCATCTCTAGGAATGATATCAGACCACTTGAATGTTCTAAGACCTTGATCACAAATTAGGTGATGTTCAGATCCTAAAATTTCTTTTGAAATTACAAGATTCACATATCATATTAACACAGACTTTTCTACTGTTCATTTTCTTCTTCAGCTTCTTTAAGAACAGGCTGGACAGCTATAAGTGTGTTCCTTAGGTTTCTAGTCGTGCCGCTTCCCTGAAAAGTGCCCTTAAAGCTTGTCTCAAACCCGGATGAATTGAGTGTATGACTAATGACTGTTGCAGCATATATGTTATCAAGTGTTGTACCGGTCCCTAGATCAATAAAAAACTGCTGAGAATAGTTAAGAAGCGGCATTCCAAACATCTTTATATCAAGCGTAGCAGGAATGACAAATATATCATCAACATTACTGCCAGCACCTTGCATCTCTTGATTATCCGCCCGATCTAATGTTGCTGTTATAAGCCTTTCTCTCCCGACAGCTCCGCTTGTTGTTGAGTTAACAGATACATTTTTTATTGCATTAAACATTGATCCCATAGTTATGCTAGGCACAGTTGTCTTTATCGCCTCTTTTATAACCCAGGACGGTAACGAATTAACGTATGATGTAAAATTACTGCTGGCAGCAGTATAAGCTTCCTCATCTATATCTCTTAGATTGGAGAGTGTGAGTTGTCGTGCAGGATCACCTTCGGCTCTAGAAAGAGATTCTTCAGAAGAAGAAAGTCTCTCTTCAGAAGCGGCTACCTGATTATACCTTGAGGCAATCTCTGAATCATTTGCCATTCTTAACATAAAGAGCTCAGATACGTGAGGAGATGCAGACTTATCAAAGACATGAATCCTAAGAATCGTAGAGCCCTCTACGACACCTCTTGTCCCTTCATCGTCTAGTGTTAGAGCGGGAACTGCCTCAAGATAAAATTCCAGCTGGGGCTGTTTAAAATCTCCTGTACCTCCGAGACCGTCATCAAGATAAATTGACTCTAGCTTGCTAGACTGACTGCTCGACAGCAGATCCTCAGCTACCTGTCGGCTCTCATTATATGCCTCTCGCTCAGCTTCTGACATTTTGTTAACAGCTTCTGACTCTTGCTCTCCGCTCCTATACTCTTCATATAGATTTGACATCCCATACGCAAGATCGTTTGGATTTGAAACCAGCTCTGTAAGAATAGACATCATATCTGCTGTCGTTGGTGTTCGACCTAGCTCACCTCCATCTGACCCGTAAGCCATCTGATCTATAAGCCCTGTGAGCTTCGCAATTTTAATTGGAAAGTGGCATGTAGAATAAGGTCTCATAGAACCGGCCTGACTATTGAAAGAATAAAACATAACCTGAACTTCATCAAAAGCAAGGCAAGAAGCAATAGGGTAACCTATAAAGCTACAAACAACTCTTCCAAGAGATACATAAACATCGCTGTTAGCTTCAGAGTGTGCTGATGAATCTTCCGATCCATATGTAAAGTTAATAAGCCTTTGAAACATGCCCTGATGCCAAAACACATCTATATCTCCGCCGATGTTGATGTCTAGGGCGGCAAGCTTATTACCTATTTCTGATCCAATAGAGTCTGCAGAGTCAGACAGTGCTCCGCCTGTTCCGTCTTCACCTACGAGATCTTCTATGATCTGTGATAGCTCAGAAATATTGCCACTTCTAACATTTTGAACTATATCTGATACTATTGACCTCCTAACAATTGCAGAGGATCCAGCAGCATCGCCGACGCCCACCTCAAACTTATTTCTAATATCTGTTAAAACTGAGCCTACCTGCGAATTATTAATGCTCATTAACCCTGAAATATATCTGTCTATTAACGACTTAGCAATTGAAAGAGGAATAAATCTTCCTGCTACAATTGGAGCTGTAACAGCTGCAAAAGTTCCTAAGTTTGCCAGCTCCATTGTAATATCAACTTCACCGGTATTATTAATAGACATATTCGTGTGTGTGATGTTGAAAGCATCTTTAAGCTTAAGACTATCCAGAAACCTACCGTATACATTGTTACTATTAAATCCTCCGTCAGGATGCTTCCACCCGTACTCAACAATAACGTGTGTATTTGCAAATCTATCTGCAGATATCATGGGTGCTATATCAGACATTCTAGATCTATCGTGGAGCTTCATGCTAACTGAAGCTTTTTTTGAAGCAAGCGCTGCATGACCAGTTCCATCTATTCTAACAGTCAATGATGTGAGTGAAAGGAGAGGCCTAAGGGGATCCAGGATCTCTTTGTTTCCATAGTGAGAAGCCACATAGCCACTAGCATTCATATCGGCATTAGCAAGCGTCATTGGTGCTGTGAACATCTCCATTCCTGCAAATCCAACTCTAGTCTGATCGCCGGTATCCATTCCCGCGCTGTCTAGAATATCACCTGCAAGGTCATCTCCTTCAATTTGTTGAAAAACAATATCTGGAGTAACGTTTGCCAGACCGGTATTGTCAAGACTAGTTGGTGTTGGGCCGTGGTCAACAGCACCCAAGAATCTTAAAATTCCCATCTGGCCGTTCTTATCAGCCTGGACATTTTCACCCGGAAGATCGGTATAAAATGTCATATTAATATACGGAACACATCTGCTTAGCTCTACATTGGGAATTGAATTAGCAAAGATTCCAACCGAATCCGTATCACGTGTCTGGGGTCCAATTCTAAGACTTGGAAATAGATAAGCTGAAAGAGAAGGAGAAGAAATTTTGTTAGGTCTTGTTGCAGATCCAATATTTATACCGACTTCTTCTTCTGAACAAAGACCGTCATAGCTCCCAGCTGTGCCTTGTTTTGCAGGTGCAACTATCCTGCTCATTTTCTGACTGACAGTCCTACCTTCATCATCCTGGCGTTCATGTTTTATGACATGAAAAGCATCAATAGTTAAAGGACCTTCGTGTACTATTTGAACAAAACTCTGTATGCCGAAGGCGTGTGTGCCCTCTTCAACTCCACCTTGTGGAATTTCAGCTAAAGTCTGCTTTAATTCAGTCTCTGTGGTAAAGTTATAAGTGTAGTAAGCACCTTCTGTTACATCAAGAAGAAGGCTCATAATTGCCTGTACTTCGTCTGAGTACCCATCTTGAACAACTGTATTTCCCTGGCCTCCTAAGTTTCCAACAAGCCCGACCTGGGCCTGAGAGACTGCTGATTCATCACCACCTGCCTGAATGCCTGTCGCAAGACTAATTAAATCAGAATTCGACTGAAATCCGAAAAAACCGCGAAGCTCACCAAGAGCTGACTGGTGTATTGTTGAAGAGCTGTGTTTTTTAGCCAATATCTTGCCTCACCTGACTAGTGAAAATACTTTTGATAAATCAATTGGGATCTTAAGTATAGTTCCGGGTGGAACTTGCAATCCCCACCCTATTCCAGATGCAGCTGCTATTACCCACCAAAGTCCTGAGTCTCCGTACGCTCTTCCAGCAATATGATCAAGACGCTGTCCTTCTTTAATTGTAACAGATCTGCTAGGAATAACTCCCCTATTAACTCCAAAATATAGCTTTCTTAGACCCTTAATGGTCCCAATAGCACGGCCGCCCTTAATTCGACGTGTAAACTCATATCTGCTTGTTGCCATTTTTATCCACCTTAATTATCTGTCTCTCTTGTTGATCTAAATCCAGAAGTTCCAGCTGCTCTCCAGGTATCCTCTGAAGCAGCGCCATCGTCGTCATACGAATCACCTGCAACAGATCTCATAATATCTCCAACATTATAGTTAGGTGCCCTATTATATCCGCTATAGTCGATTCCGGGCGGAATATCATGAACAACATCAAACTGAATAGTGATCTCAGCGTACTTTGGTGCTCGAGAATTCCAATCTGTCTCCCACGTTCCCTTAAGCCAGTCTAGCTGTATGCTTCTAACAAACCCAGGCAGCCCTCGTCCCCTTGTAGATTCAAATGCACGAACGATAGCATTATTTTCAGAGCTCATAAACTTTTCTGTATCAGACTGAAAGAAATTTATCTCATCAGCTGGAATTCCAATTGATGATGCAGCTGCTCTTGTAAGAGCTTCAGCGGCTGCATCAGCTGTACCCCCTACACCTGCAAGAAGAGGCCCAGCTGACGTTGCAAAGATTGATGAATAGTTTGTTGTTATATCAGTGTGTGTGACCTTAAAAACAGATCCAAACATGTCAATAGGTGCGTTTAGATCAATAACCATAACCTTGTAATACGTTTTTTGAGAAGCCTGACCAGATCGGGCTGGACCCTTGAAAGATGAATTTGCGTTAGCATCACTTTTGTTTTCAAGAATAGATTTTTCTCTATCCCACTTCATGCTAGCTGCTTTCTCTCGACCAATCACCATCACCCTGACTGATCTCATAGTGTGAAAGCGTGTCCCGACTGGAGACCTAGAATCATCATCAACAAGTGTATAGCCCTTATTCTGATTTGGTTTAAGATAATGGATTCCAAATGTCCTATACCCAAATAGATCTGTATTGCTTCCAAGAGTATTAAGCGCAGTTGCTGTAATCTGGCCTGAAAGAGAGCTGGCACCAGCACTTGAATTTATCACAGTGTCTGGATCTGTCTGAGCTCTCAGTGTAAGTGCTACCCCCGCAGGATTGGCAAACCCGTTAACAGAGATCTCTGATAGAAGTGCCTGACCAGCTGATGCTAAAAATCCTGAACCGTCAATAAGTGAAACTGGGCTTCCAAAGCTAAGATAGAATAATGTATTTAAAAATCCATCAATAGCTGACATGACATTTCCAGATCCCAGACCAGAAGAAAAAAGAGAATCACTCTCGCTTATAGGCTTGGGATTAATGTCTGTATTTCCCACTCCAAAAAGTCTAGCTAGATTAAACTTAGAATAGTTGCTCTTAATAACGTCTCCGATTCTTAGTCTTATCATCGGAGAAGCGCCTAAGACCTGGCTAAATGGAACAATAAAAGTAGAATCATTGCTTGGGTTTGCTACTCTCATTCCCTCTGTCCACTGTGGATAGATAAGTGTAATAATTTTATTAATCTTCCACCACATCTCATCAAAATCATCTTTAGAAGTTGCAGCAACAGCAAATGTCAAGCTAAGAGACCGCTTAGTTGAATTATACGTCAGGACTGGGTCTATTCTACCATACCCTGTTGTCTCTCCGTACTGAGCTGAATAGCTTTCAGTAAGATTTTTAAGAAATGCGTGAAAAGCAACTATCTCATTAGTCCTTAGGTCATGAAAATAAAATGGAACATACTCAGCATCAAGTGTGTTTTCCATTCTTTCAACTATGTCTCCCCTTATTCTTGCATTGTATCCTTCAGCATTTGGATCTACATAAGTCTTTGTAACGAGTCTGGAACCTAGCATTCCTCGAGCTGGATTTGTACCAGCAAAGACTGTTCCCATCTTGGTTGCAGCATTTATAACATTTGTCGGAAGAGTATACATACTAGGAACTGAAGATCCTCTCCACGCTAGCGACACAGCAGACGCCCCATCGCCAGCTCTGCTCTTGGCTATTCTCGTAGCAGGAGAGTTAGGAAGAGAGTCAACATCTCTTGGTCCTGATGTCTCTGCTATGTTCATGATATCAGGATTTCCTCCTGTAAGCTTAAGCATTGAATCGCCTACAGTTGCTGCTACATTCATAAATCCAATAATCTTAGATTTTCCCAAAGACATTATTAAGTTTGAAATTGAGCTAGAGTCAAACGAGTTAGAAAGTGCAGAATCAATTCCAGACCTAATTGTACTAGTTGATCTTATGACTGTACGAGCAATCGCTAGCCAGAATCCAGGAGCCTCTTGCACATGCTGATAATCTGATATTTTTGTATCTGTTGATCCTCCTTGAAACTTAGCGCCATCAGAAAAGAATATCTTAACACCCGCTTTAGCACATTTCACATAGTCATGTTCTGTCTTGACAAGGACAAGCCTTTGAAGCAGTGTAAATCTTGCTGTTAGTGAGGGATTTGACTCTCCCATTGCGTATGGGCCTCGACCTAGCTCAGCAATCGGTCCACTACCTTCTTTATTTTTTACAAGCTCATCTACTAGTCCAAATAAAGTCTGGCATGCTTCCATCATAGCTATGATGGCTCCCACTGCCTGTGCCCTAAGAATCGAATTATTAGCTGAGCTAAACTGTGTTCCGTAAGTTGTTGTTGTTCCATACGAAGGTGTTGACTGTGAAAGGTCAGAAAGGCTTAGGAATTCCCCCCGACCAGTTCTTGTTGAAGTTCCAAGCGGCATCTCAGGTGCACCGGCTGCGTTTTTAGATCGCAAAGTCTCGGAATCAATGCCTCTAGATCCATCAGCCGGATCAGGATTTGAAGCAGAGTCAAAATCAAAATTACCAGGATCAGCACTCATAGCTGGGTTTATAGCTGAATCCCATCCAGCAGCCTTTAAAAGAAGTGAAGATCCAACACTTTTAAGTTTATCCATAACAATCTGAACACCTGCAGGATCAAAACTTCCAAAGTCACGCTGAGATGTTGCTGTTCCTGAATCATTCACGCCTGACTCAAAATCCTCCTCATGTATCGGGATCTGAGAGTATGCCTTACCGCTGGGAGCTGGATTGAATCTGTTATAGTTCATAAGGATCTGCTGCGCGGACCTAGTTGCATCACTCTGCCCTTCATCAGAAGTGTCTGCTAGCGTTTTTCCAGTTTCATCAATTTCTGATCCCTGAATGCTGGAAAGCAATCGATGAGAGCTCTGGTCGTCAGGACCTGTCTTATTGATAATCTGTGACAGCGTCTTTGAAGTATCGTCAAACTTTCCGCTGTTAGAGTATCTACTAAACTCACTACCGATATCTGTCCCAGCTCTAACGAAAATATCTTCAGATCCTTGAACCTCAGCAGGTGTCAGTGAATCACCACGATTGGATGAAGGCGCTTCAAAATTTCCACCATTGATCTTAAAGTTATTCTTAGCATCATCAACAATAAACTTTAAAAAATCTCCCAATAGACCAGTAGAACTACTGTCAAGATCTAGAAGCTTATCACCTGTTCCTGGATCAACAGCAAGATCATCACGATAGCCAATCATACCGTCGCCATCTCTATCTGTCAATGTAAATGTCAATCTATCAGAAGTTGAGCTCACGCCTCCAGAGGTAAGAAAGTCCTTTAGTTTTTCTCTAGACATTTTCACTCCTCGAAGAAAGAAGTTCATTTAAAGCTTCAATTAGACTTTCTGAACCGTGTTGAGATCTAATGTGAGAAGATAATAAAAAAATCATCTCCTGTAGATCATCAGCAAATACTCCAACATCCTTTTGGACAAACTGTGACTCTTCTTCGCTAAGAGAGCCCAGAGAGTCTAAAAATGTCTGGCTAGAAAGTGTCTTATCTTTTAAACTCATTGGCTATATTCCATTATCAGGATCTTCTCGTTTGAACTGTCTCACCGTCTGGACCTGCTCCCTCTCTCAGGATGCCCTCCATGATTCGTGGCAAAAGACCATTGCTCCCGGGTGTAAAGAGGGCGCTAGCAAGAGTATTACCATCGACAACAAGGTTGACTTGAACTGATGGATCACGATCTGACCCGGCGGTACCGCGACCTCCGCCTTCAGCTGTGCCCCCTTCGCCGCCTGCTACAGCATCTCCACCTTCCGGGACAAGAGCCCTGCCTCCATTAAATCCTTCCAGTGTTCTCCTTGTTACAAGATCTGCAACCGCTGTAGCCCGCTCCTGGGCTGAATCCATAGTCAGCATGCGGTCAAATTGTTCTTGAGCAAATCCCGATCGAACAGCAGCTCCGCCAAATAGATGTCTAAGGCCTTCGTCAGTTATATCGCCAAGTCTGATGTACTCCTGGGCAGTGCGTTGTAGCCACCTACCCCGAGCAAGAGATCCATCCATCTGTCTCTGTGTAAGACTGCCTAAGCCCCTATCTGCATCAGCAAAGTGATCCATCAACTGCTGAGTCGCAGTCTCGCTTTCTCTAGTGATGTATAGCATTGATTCTAGATACTGACCGTGGTCCCTTGTGTAGGGAGATGTCAGTGATGTAGCTCGATTACCCTCAGCAGATTCAGACCATGTATCATAGTGATCTGCTATAGCTGTGTCTGCACTGTCAAGTGTATGCTCAAGTGAATCAATGTATTCATTGCCAAGAGAAGAGACACCTGGGATTGCGGGTAATCCCAGTCCCCCTATGATATCATTGATTGCACCGAATCCAGCCTCGATTGCTGTTGCAATTGCTCTGCCCAGACCCTCAATAAGACCGCCTAGCTGCCCAAGGAAGGTGTCTGGAGACACGCCGAGAAGTCTCTCAAGCGTTTCAGCTCCGGCACCAAGAGCAAGAAAAGTTTCCTCTCCAAGCTCCTGACGGATAACCTGGCCAGTGATTCCGATCTGTCTATCAAAGTCGACAAGCTCTTGGACCATGCCTGCACCAAATGCTCGGCGAAGGGAATCTCTAATCTCATCACTTTGAGCCTCTGTTGCATCTGCCAGAAGAAGAACATCTCGCCTGACAGCTTCGAAACCTTCGGGGCCCACACCCTCCTGGGCTTGCTGCATTCTGTCAATCTCTTCAGTGGCAGCACCAAGCGGTCCCAGCAGCCTCTCTACAGATTCAACTGATGAAAGACCAAGCTGATCTCTAATCAACTGCTTCTGAGCCAGATTTAGGGTGTCAACACTGACACCCGCATCAAGGAACGATGACCTCATTCGACCCAAGAACTGCTCCTGATCCTCATTAGCCAGCATCATCATCTCCATGGCATCCATGTTGATACCAAAGACAGATGTTAGATTTCCAACAGCCGAAGCAGCGCTTTCAAAACTTTGAAACTGACCAACAGACCGCTCTAGATCTTGAAAGTCTAGACCCATCTTATACAAAGAAGCTGATATTCGTGCTGCCTCCTCAGGCATGACATTTCCAAATCTCTCTGTGCTTGCTATGATCTCCTCAAGACCCCTAGAGATCTGCTTTTGAGGTATCCCAAACTCTCTGGCTATTGCAGCTGAGGCAGTTGCAGCATCCTCCAGCATCTCAATGTTAGCTTCTCCGGTTAGAGAGATCTGCCTTTGAACAAACGTGCTTGCCTGGTCTGCCGAATAGCCCATGCCCTTGGCAAGCAGAGCCATGTCTCGAACTTGTTCACGACCAGCTTTTGTGCGGGTCATCTCGATGGCCGCATAGGTATTGACTGATCTCTGCAGGACAGCTTCAAAATATGACAAGGCCTCAGCCTCATCCTCAAATATCGCCTGTAAGCCTAAGTTATTATCGTCGCCATACATCTTCTCAAGCTGGTCCTGTGGGGCGCTAAACTGTTGAACCATGTATGTGGTTGTATCAATAAGGAGTTTCGACTGCTCGTTCATATCATCATAATATTCACCTGTCAGACGCATTCCGCCGCCGAAGAACTCTTGAATTCCCCTATATAGATCACGATACCTGCCAGACCACTCTCCGACCTTGTCAATCATGTCATCTAGGCCTTTGGTCATTTTGCTCTGGGAAGCTGTTGTTGCTGTTGCTGCTGCGCCAGTTGCTCGAACAATTGTTTGCTGATCGTGTGTCCACGAGTTGGCAGCTCTACCGCTCTGCTCTGTTAGTCTTCTTAGACCGTCAGACGTTTCATCTGCATCAGACGAGACATCTTGCATCGAATTAGCGATAAGGGCATGTAAGCCAGCCTGCTCTCTAAGAGCCTGCGCAATGCTTACTAGACTGTCTTCGATTCCCGCAATAATCCTTAACTGATCACCAAAACTACCCATAAAACACGACCTCTCAGAATAAGTATTACGCTAACTAAGATCCACCCAAACCCTTGCCCATCTCACCGAATGGAACATCAAGGGTCTGTGTAGCTCTAGAGCCTCTGCTTGTGTTTCTAGAAGCACTTTCCTTAGATTTGAAGCCTTCAATAATCTTATCTATAAACCAAAGCCTGTAGGTAACAGGGAGACTATATATCTCATCAATTCTCATTCCCAGGTTCTTCATAAGAAAGAAACACTGCTCAAGATACTCTTCTCTCCAGCTAGTCCGATGGCCAAAAAAAGCTGGCCCCTAAGGGCAGGTTTACCTCCGTGTCCTCGCCGCAATGCGGGCAAGACATCCATGATGACATGTCAATTCCAGGCTCATGTTCTCCAATATACTGTCTTAGCTTTCTAGAATCCTGAGCAGGCATGTTGCTAGCAAACATTCCTATCTTGTTTCTATCTGTCATTCCGTCGATAGAGACAATATGCTTTGATAATTTAGATGTAATTCTAGATTCAAGCTTCATTCCAGGCATCATCTTCTTTTTTCTGCTTGCCTCAACATTCATGTCGTAATCATCTTGACCTGTTAGAAATTTAAAATTAACTGTCTTTCCTGTTACTGGAAGCTTAAATGAGAATTCATTAGCACCAGGAGTAGATGGATTTATAGAAAGCCTATTTATCTCTAGCTCAGCAAGATTAAATCTCTGTTCAGACTTTTTTGAACACTCTTGACAAGAGACTTCAGCTGTATATCCTGAACCGTATCCAGTAATTCTAATTGCAACCATAAGTGCATTTCTATCTCCCAGAATCATACTGTCTATATCTATCCCAGAGTCAATTACACATGACTCTATTAGATGACTGATGACTGTTCCCTGTTGAATCAACGCCCTGGATGCAAGAATATCCTCTTCTTTGGCTGTCATTGCCTTAATTTCAACAAGCTTCTTGCCATGGAGAGGGTGTGATTTTGGATATATCTTACCCTCTGAGGGAAGTGGTACAGCTTCGACTGGGACCTCCCAGTTGAAATCATCTTTCATGACATTGCTTTTTGGAATCATATCCTTCGCAGCGTCTGATGTAAAGATCTCATTTCTCTTTTTTCTGTTAGCCAACTTACACTCCTGTGTCCTTTTAAATATTAACTCTCAGCAAACAGAAGTAAATACATCATCTAAAATTAGAAATAGATCAGCCCACCGCTAGGTGGGCTAATGTATTCTATAAATAATCTAGTGATCAGTACTGCAATACACAGTTGTCAAAACGAAGTGTCAAAGAGATATCAACCGGATTAGAATCATTTTCGTATGTCAGAGAGTTAAAGTTAGCATCAGTAATAAATGCACCCTTGATATCCCAAAGCTCTACAACAGTCCCGATTGGATCCAGAAGCTTGATCTGACAATCTCTTTTATAGAAATCTGCATATCCAGCCCTACCAGAGACTGATTCATAAGTTGTTCTAATCCACTCCATGACCTGCTGAGCACCAGAGGGCGCTATGGGGTCGTGAAGTGTTATTCCCATAGTCTGAAATGTCATTCGACCTGCCAGATATCTCTTAGAGTTGATAAAAGGAATCTCAAGAGATTCAATAGACATCTGCGGCCTGTTTGCTGTCTTCATCAGGAATGAATCAATTCCTTCGATAGCAAAAACCCACCGAAATTGTCTTTTCGGCTCAAATTTATTGGGAAGCATGTCTGTGACGGACAGTGTTTCAGCCATTTTCTAATTCTCCTAAAGTGTTTTCCATATATAACTATCTTGTTATTTTACTTTTCTTCCAATTCATACTTCTGTGCCAGCATTTGTTACCACAAAGTCAAGTGCAACAAATTCTGCTGTTCTTGTAGGTTGCAAGAATATCTTTCCTCTAATTGTGTTATTCTCAATATCAGCCTGTGTTGTAGTAGTAGTATCAATTAGAACCTTAAATCTATCAACACCACTTCTCTCCTGGACGCTTTGAAGAATTGGATTAACGAGCCCAGTAAATCGATCTAACGTTTCCTGTCTATTTGGCTCAAAAAGAAGTGTATTAGCAACAGATCTAACAGATCTTCTAACATCTATTAGAAGCCTTCTAACATTGACTCTATCAAGTGAGGACTCTGCTGCTTGTAGAGTCTTCTGCCCCCAGATAACAACTCCCGTTCCTGGGAACGCTGTAATAGGATTAACATCGGAGTCGTATAGATTGTCTAGATTATCTCTATTAAGGTGAACAGCAGCTCTCTGGACGCTTGATAGAGCTCCTCTGGTAAATCCAGCAGGTGCGAACCAAGGATACCCGACAGCATCATTCAAAGAAAATGCGCCTAGCACAGCAACTGAAGGTGGACATGTTACATTGGTCTGTGTAGCTGGATCCTGAATAATGACATCAGGGAAATATGCAGCTGCAAAAGATGTATCCAGGGCTCTATTTCTAAAGTCTGTTATGGTATTGCTAACATTAATTGTTTGATCAACAGAGGAGGTGACAACATTATTAAGCTTATCCCTCTCTTCAATGTCCATAATATAGATTGCATCAAATCTATTTTCAACAGCGTCAATAGCATAGTCTGTAATAGCTGTCTCTCTAAGTCCGGGAATAGCAAGGACCTGAATATCAACATCAGACTTGGCACCCATGATATCAGTTGCTTTTCTATAGGCTGATATTGTGGGACCTGCAGTCAAGCCCTGATTTGAATCATCCATCTCTCTCTTTGCAGCAATGTCTGACATTAGAGTCTTCTGCTTGTCAAACGGGTTTAACCCATCAAATCCGCCCTGCATGAATAGAGTGAACTTAGAATATTTTCTATTTCCAGGAACCTTGAGATCCTCAGCCTTCCAGGCTCTATAGAAACTATCAGCGTCAACTGCAATGCTTCCCTCTCTTACGTAAGAAGCGCTAACCCATTCTGCAGGATCAGCAAGACCGCTATACGCAGATCCTGTTCTAACTCTGATCCGCTCTAGAGTGAAGAAGTTATTGTTAAATCTATCACTATCTAGAACAGTTCCATAGGCATCAGCCGCTCCAGCATTATCACCAACAGAAAAGTTTGTCAAATCCTTTCTATGGGTTGGGAAGTGCTTAACGTAGCTTTCCATAGACTGATTGAATCTGGAACCCTTGTTGGGCTCAGTAACGTTTTCCTTCTGTTCGAACTGAATTCCCCAGTAGAACTTTGTGTCGACTCTTTTCTTTATTCCAAGGCCTAACGTTACATTCTCTCTAAAGGGAATTGGTGGCTCGACAACACGCCTAACTGAATCTGCGAAGAAAAAGCTTCCTGTCTCTGGGGCATAATCACGAGCAGAAGGGTCATGCAAGATATCAGTTCCTGAGGTTACTAAGTGAAACGGCCCTCTGAACCCTACGGGCAGAGAATCATCATCAATAGAGCCGTTATCTAGAGAATCTGAAATCTCAACTCTTATATAGCTAGAAACAACTGGATAACTTCCCTCGATAACAAGTCGCTGCGAAGAAGAATTCTGGTCGAAATCAAAGAAAATATTCTGATCTCCGATAACTCTGGCAACAAACCTATCTGAATTTTTGTCAAGGCTTAGACCTCTATACTGCTCCAAGACAATCTTGTTGTTATCAGTGTCGTAGAAGTCTCTAACAATGACGTCAAAGCTTCCAAATGTATTTTTTGTTGAATTAGACTTCTTTAGATTTTCTATTGAGATCTTGACCTTTGTATTTCCTGCTGCACCTGCATCAATTGCGTGAAATCTAAAGAGATCGTATCCGTCTGTATCTCCCTGAGAGACAATGAAAGGTGACTTGGCATACGTGAATCGATCTTCAAAGTTTTCAAAGTTAGGAGATCCCGTATCAGCCTCACCTGAATCTCTTCCTTTTGTCCCGGTCGTAAGGAAAGCAACGTCTTGATAATTATTAGTAAAAGATTGAGAAAGCTTATATCTTCTAAGCACCCCCGCACCAGTGAGTGCTGCTCTGGCTGGATAAATATCATAGTGTGTATAGAGAAGGTGACCTTTTTCTTCAAGCTTGAGCGGATCTTTATTGAACACCTTGGCAAAGTAATTCGGTGCTGTTGTATCAAAAGATGCAGTGATATAGTTATCGCTACTATCAGCTCGCTTAAGACCGTTCAATATCATAACAAACTCTTGAAGTCCATTCTGAATATTAACTGATCCAGTTATGGAACCCGTAGGTCCTAATGTGTTAGCAACAGTTAAGTCGCTAGGTCTTCCTCCAGCTGATGCTGAGTTCCATGTCTCAAGCATGGGAACAACACCAGATGCAGCAAAGATGACACCTCGTAAAATAGGCATCGAGCCAGAAGAGGCAGACCCACTTACAGCTAGAATCCCAGCCTCAGTAAACATTGTGCATCCCAAGGACTCAGACATAAAACATCCAAGAAAGTGTGTTCTTCCCGCAGGTGCCTCAGTCTTATCAGCAACTGATGGGACTGCATATGGATTTACACCCATGCTTCCGTTTTGCTGAACCTGCTTAGCACCAACAACAAAGCCCGCATTTGTAACATTACCCGATGTTGAATCTCTTGTGTTTCCATCACCAATGCCCAAGACACGAATATATGTCGCTGCTTGGGCATTCTTTAGCCACTCATTAACAGCAAGCGGACCAAATTTTTCCCCATCAGTGGGACCAAATCTCTTAGAAAACTCAGAGAAGTTAGCAACTGTAACTGGTACAAATGCAGGACCTTTTCCAGACGTACCTATGACCCCAGCTGGAATTCCTGTTGGTCCAGTTGAAGAAGGAGCTGAAAGGTCTATCTCTCTGGTAGATACACCTGCGCTTTTAAATGTAAATTCTGCCATTTATAGAATCTCCAGATATGCTTTAATCATTAAATATGTATTACTCAAAGCTAACACCCGCATTAGTAATCACAAAATCAATAACTATAAATTCAACTGCCCTGGTCGGAACTAGGACAATTCTTCCATTAAGCCGATTCTGCTCAACGTCTTCCTGGGAATTATTAGTTCCGTCCATAACAACCTTGAACTGATCAATACCTTGCTGGCTCTGAACAAGTGATAACAGCGGAGTGACTTGATTTATAAAGCTTGATCTAGTCGAAGGTGTATTCTGATCAAACACTATTCTATTTGCTACCTCAGAAACTAGCCTCTTTACCTCAACTAGCATTCTTCTGACGTTGACTCTATCAAGGGCTGTTCTAGCTTGCTGAAGGGTTTTTTGACCGAATATCACGTATCCAGCGCTTGGAAAAGTCGCTATTGGATTGATCCTGGCCTCGTAAAGTGTATCTCGATCTCCAGCACTTAGCTTAGCATCGACTCCGACAACAAAGTCAAGAGCTCCTCTATTAAATCCTGCAGGTGCAAACCATGGGTAAGAAATACTATCATTAAATCCAATTGCTCCAAGTGCAGCAATCGAAGATGGAACCTTCTTTACTATCCCAGTAGATGAATCTGCAATTGAAACATCTGGGAAGTATGTTGCACCGTAATTGTTATCTAGTGCTCTTGATTCAAAGTTTTCTGACGTCTTGTCGACAGCAGGTCTTCCTGCAGCTCCTTCAAAAAGCCTATTATTGTCGCCGTCATAATGTGGGATATCCATGATATAGATTGCTTGACTGTATTCTCTTGTTCTTTCAAGGACATAATCAGTTAATGAGCTATCTCTAATTCCAGGTATTACAACTATATTAACTCGAGATGCCATAGGATCTGTAAGTATTCTAGCTGCTGCCCTGTAAGATGCTATAGTATTATTGCTATCACCAGTTCCATATTTAAACGAACTATCAAGCCCAATATCCTCAGAAGTGCCAGCTGACGGGCTTCCTAGAGATGCCTTTCCGCCAGTGTCTGTAGAAGATGCTTTATCGTTCATTCTTCTCATATCCTTGTCTAGGACATTTATACCATCAAATCCCCCATAGAAAAAATTACTAAATTTCATATATTCAGAGAATTTATTAAACTTAACAGAAGATGTGAGAAGTGTCAAAGAACCTAGAGTAATTCTTAAAGCTGTGGATCCGGCAGCATCGTATAGTGCTAGCGTCTCTGCCCTTGGTCTTGCAGATCTCACATAACAGGCTTCGATCATATGATCCTTTGCAGATGCTGTAATAAAAGAGTCTATAGATAGCGCTATGTTTGTCTTAGTGTGATAATTTCTAAGAGCAACCTGAGCTAATGTAAACTTATTATTATTAAATTCATCTGCACCAGAGCCAGACAAAAGAGCATCTAGTTTTGAAATTCCAACAAATTTTGAAAAGTTTCCAATAATCTTATTGGGCTCTGAAGATGCGTTTGCATTAAGTGTCGAGTCTTTTAAAGAGCCAGTCCTGGCAACTCTCTCAAACTTTACGCCCCAGTACAGGCGACTATCGACTATCTCGTTTGTTCCCTTGACCCCTAGCGGGGTGCTTTCAGCAACATTTCCCTTTGTAACCTTGAACCTAAGAGGAACTGGGGGCATTATTGAAGATGAAAGTGGTGGATTTGATTCTCCAGTTCCTGAACAATGAAGACGTCTCGCCTGAGCCATCCCGGGATCACTGTATATTCCCTTAAGCGGTCGGTCAGGCCTATCAGTCAAAGTGTCTGTCGTCTTAAGCGTCGGCAAGCCTCTAAACCCAAAGGGAAGACTATTAGGAGGTATATCTTTATCCTCAACATCAGAATTCATTATTATTCTAACTCTAGAAGAAACGTTGGCATACTTGCCTGTTACAATAAGCCTCTTTTCACTATCAGTCTCAGCATCAAAATTATAGACTACCTTCATGTCACCTATTTTCTTAGCAACGTAGTCATCACTATTTGGGTCCAGGCTACAGTTCCTATACTCCTCTAAAACAGATGTGGATGTATCAGTATCACCAAAGTCCCTTACTTGGACGTTGAAAGTCCCATACGGATCAGCATCGTTTGAAGATCTTTTAAGATTTGTTATTGATATCTTGTACCTTTTGTTTGCAACAGCTCCATCTGAAATTGTCTCAAAGTAGAATAAATCAAGCTCTTTTCTTCCAAAGGGCTGAGATATAAAATAGGTTGTTCTTGGTGTTGTATATCTGGTATCAAATCGCCCATATAGATCTAAGAATGTCTCTGATGTATCACCTGATCCCGCAGATGCCAAGCTTGATCCAGAGACTAGGCCGACTGAACCTGTATAATAAGAAATAGAGGCAATTTCATGCTCAACTGGAAAGTGAGCGTAAAGAACGTACCCTTCTTTTTGAAATTGGTCCAAATCTGTATTTAAAATCTTAGAGATATAAAAATCATCATCAGGATTCAATGAAGCTGTAAATATTCTAATCCCGGAATGACCCTCATGAGCGTAGTGCCCAGACGATGAAGAAAGGGCAAGCTTGAACCGGTTCCGCATAGGGCCTTTTCCAGTCGGATCAATTGTTCCAACATCGGAGTGAAAGCTCTGGTGGATGTCAGAGTACTCTTCATTGTAGTCCAATATCTGAAACCTAGTTCCCGTGCTGTTAAAGATCATTCCTCGAATCAGCCGAGTCCTTGATGAATCAATGACACTTCTATTCTTAGTAAATTCTGGAAATCCATACTGCTCAGAAGATGATAAGAAATGCCTTGCAGCAATAAACTGAACCATTCCCGCGGGCCTTGCATAGGGTGTTGCAGCTCCAGCTGATCCCTTGATGATAAATCCAGCGTTCCTAACTGTTCCTTGATTCATTGTTGTGGTGAAGTCAGTTGAGTTGGAGTTACCGCCGGCACCCAGTGTTCTAACAAAAGTCAGTGCGGTCCTGCTCTTTAAAAACTCTCTAACAGCGTAAGGTCCAAAATACTTCTCATTAATTCCGCCAAATTTCTGCTCAAATTCAGCAAAAGATCCAACTGTTACAGGAACAAAAGCAGGTCCCATTTCGGAAGGGCTTGCAACGCCTGCCGGAACTCCAACAATCTCTTTTTCTGTACCTCCGGATAAATCTAGCTCTGATTCAAAAAATCCCGGTGACTTAAAGGTTTGTTCAGCCATAAATCAGTCTCCCATTTACAAATCTCTACAGCTATAACTATCGCTCAAAAATTCAATTGTCTATTCGTATTGAGTCTCAAGGTCAACAACAATGCGAGAACTAGCAACAGTTTCACCAGATCTCTGATTTCTAGTAAGCACCTTAAGAAATCTTGTCTGCTTCTCTCCGCTAAACGGATCAACTTCGACATCTACAAGACGCTCACTTCCTTGACCCCTTGATACAGGAGAGTTTCCGTTAGGGTCCAGGATTTCAACATCACTAAGTATGAACTTATCAATATCAGACTGACCATAGGGCGAGCCGAATTCACTAACAACTTGAGTTGAAACTTGCTGATATCCGAACTCAATGTTAGGAGCAGATAGAAATCTTCTAAACGGTGTGGGTAGACCGGGTTGCTTGACAGCTAGCATAAATGTAGGGACACTTATTTTAAAGCTATATTTGATAATTCTTTCTTCGTTAGAGTACTCTGAAAAGTTATCTCCTGTTGAAAAGGGTGATTTAACATACGCAACAAGCTTATATCCCTCCCTAGTTTCTATCTCAAATTCATGACCCTGCCCGTCAAATCTTGACATTAGATGTTGAACTATCTGATTCATTTGTTGCATATACTGAGCCCATATAATCACCTCATATTCAATTACCATAAAAGACGGATAGGGTATAGTAATAATTTCAAAAATATTATTTCCAACCTTAGAATCAATGTAAGGCCCAGAGTGATCTAAAAAAGAAAGATTTCCCAAATTTCTTCTTGAAGCGATTGTTCCAGGCTTAGCAGTATTTCCTGGTGATATATCAGAAGCACCAAAGTTAGCTCTTGATGTAACATTCTTTTGATTTTTTAAGGCTTGCTTGTTAATAATATTTTGATAATCTCTATCAGAAGAGTCAAGTCGACGTCGAACAACATAGCTCTGCTGATCTCTAAAAGAAATTGGTGTACCGTAACCTGCTTGATCTGGGCTGTGATTAATTGATTCTCTATGTATTGATATTATAGGAAGTATAAGTGCATTATTTTTATCTCTAATTGGCTGTCTTCTTCTTGTTAAAGCAAACCGCTCACCTGCTGCGAATACAACTGGAACATGAGTTGCTTTATTGTTGATTATGACTTCAAAGGCTAACTTCTTATCAAATAGATCAAATACAGCACGATCAGTTTGCTCTATTCCCATCTCAGGAATATTAAAGTCTTCAGGAACATTCTCTCCTTCATACGGTGTATCTATCTTTCTCATGTCTCACCTAGCAGTCATCGCCATAAAATGAAGATCCAGCACCAGTTGAATCTCCTTGCTGAGACACCTCAGCAGGACCAGAAATCGGTTTTTCTAAAATACCTCTCTTTTGTAACTCTCTTACATCACCTGTCTCGCCAAGTCTATTCATCTTCTGCCCTCTCTGTTGAACAAATGTATCTTGAACAGCATCTGGATCTGAATAAGCCTCGTCTGTAGGTCCGAATGTATGTGACATAAATTGTCCCTTTCTGGACTGCTTGCCTTTGATAGTTATAAAGCCCTTATGTTCAATCTGACCATAAATAACAGCAGAGTCAGGAGCTTGAATGACTTCGAAGAAAACCTCGCCGTAGCTAAAGAAATCTCCCTCAGTCACATTAATTCCCTTGTCATTAAGATCTCTCTCTTGCAAATATACATCAATGCTATAAGACTCTTCACTTCCAAAAACATTAGCTCTAATTTCCTGGGGTGTATATTCTACTAATGCATCAATTTCTATCGGATTATCAAAAACTTTTTCTACAGCTTCTTCATAAACATCGTGAACTCTGGATTTAACCTCATTTATAGGAAAATAATAGATCTTCTGGCCAATGACATCTTTCATAACCTCTTTTCCAATATCATTAATAAAATTAATTTCTCTTTCTGTTATAAAAAGTCTGGCCATTTATTATCCCATAAATATTGCTTTGCCCAATGGCACTGGTATAAACTTAAGCTGCTTATTTATAGACTCAGCTCGAGCTGCTTGTGTCTCCATCAGCTTATCATATGTCATTGTGTCAAGCATCTCCTTTAGCTGTGTTGATAAATTTGTCTTGTCCTCCCTTCCCTGGGTAATTAAATTATCGCCATTTAATGATAGATCCGATCCAGGTATCGGTATCGATGAAAACTTAGATCGAACAATTCCTAGCTGCTCTCTAGAAAGAGCAAGTGTATATTGTCGTATCCACTGTTTTCCGATGCTATTGATTCTAGAATAAACTAAATTTCCAAAAGGTATATTAGATAAGTTATTGACACCATGAGTTGTATCATCCTGATAATCTGGACTTAGCGGATCGGGATGAAACTGTATTCTTAAAAAAAGATTCTTTGGGTCGTGAGCTGTGGGCATAGGAAATATTCTTATCTTTCTGCCAATTACTTCATATGAATAATTTGATCTTCTAACTCTATTAGATAAATCTAGCTGTCCTGCTCTTAAAATGTCTTCAAATACCGGAAGAACATAGAATATTGTTTCAGGTGTAAACGATTCAAATGAAAATTCATTATTCAGATAATTGATTGCGCTGGTTGTATCAAAAAATCTATATGCAGCCTGTGGGTTAAAGTGAAAAACCTCTCTAATCTTAAGCTTTGTCTTAGGGGTAGCATTACTCGCTGAATTGAACATGACTGTCCCACCGGCATTTTTAAGCTCATCATAGATATCGTAATCCTGTCTTCCTCTTTCAAGCTCAATAGTTCCAGAGATCATATTATATGAACCTCCAATGCCAGCTTCCATTGAATAGGGCTCTGCAAATCTACTTAAGTACTCTAAATTTTCACGAGGATATCTCTGCTCAGATCCAGACATTCCTTGATCAATGCTCCCAGTTGGCATGCCCATAAACTGTACTAGCTGTGACTTTGCCTGATATTGATTGAGGATTGATCCATATTCCAGGCTTGCTTCTTCAAAGTTTGCCCAAATTTGCTTTTTAGTAAGCTCAACACTAAGAATATCATCTCCTAGCTTTCTCTTAACAAAGGTCACAACATTATCAGCGTCAGCTTTAAAGTCAGTGTCAGAATCAAATATTGAAAAAGGAGTTGGACTTGTTGTATTTGAGAATGTAGACACGAGTTAACTCCAGAAAATTGAAACAGACTTCTATCGATAAGTATTGTTAGAAATAAGTCGTTTCTCTCTTTTTATTAGCTCAGTACTTCAGTCCGAGTCACTTCGAACATACTCTTTTATGTACTCTTTCAGCAATTTCATTGACTTGAGCCAGGCTGATATTTGTTTATTAACTGGAGGATCATACTCGCCAGTAGGCCAGCCGCCGTGGCTACTAGGCTTATCAAGATGTAGATTTTTTTCTGTTCCTATCTCATATGTCTCTTCAGGATAAGATCCGGAATATTTAAATCTATCTTTCTTCTTCTTCGATTTCTTCTTCTGATTCTTCATTACCAGCCTCAGGTAGATCTTCCAGATCCTCAAGCTCAATATCAATCTCCGGATAGTCGGAAAATTGAGATGGATTCTCAGTCTCAATATGCTTAGGGGCACAGGAAATTAATGTTATCAATAATAAAATTCTCATATTCTTACTCACTCATCATCCAAAGCATCATCAACTGCTTTGTCAACCAGATCCTCAAGTTGATCTGCCTCTTCTTGTGAAAGCTCATCTGACTCTTCGTCTCTCATTTCTGCAGGCCAATCCTGCTGAGACCATCTAGTCATTAGATAATACTGATAGATCTCACGAATTCTTGCCATGACAGGCCCTAACTCTTCTTCTGTATATCCCTTATGAAGAGCTGTGGCATAAATATTTTGTAATTCCCAATCGATCACATCGGAGGCGTGCTCGCCTTCTCTCTTTGCTTGCAAGACCCAGTCAGCGACATGTGCAGGTGTCTCAGCCTTGTCAATGAAATATGCCTCAATATTTTCAAGTGAAGCCCAGATGTCTTCTTCATCCTTAATCTTTCTCTGTGTCGCCTCGATGTCTTCTGTCGCCTGACCTGAATGCTCTAGCTCATGACGAATAGTACCCATGTACTTTGTAACAAACCAATCTACATCTTTGTCTGTGTAGTCTGCAGGCATGAATAATTTAAGGATGAGATCTGAATTTCTTCTCTCTTCTTCGGGCGCGTTTTTAGAATATTCGTAAGCTGCCGATGCGTTGTACATACGGTTTCCTACCGGCGGGTTCATGTATACAATTACATCTCTGAGCCACGTAACTTTTTCAGGGGGGGTATAGTCTAGCTTAAAATGTATTTTCCCTAGCCTAGCAAAGATTTCTTTTATCTCATCATCCTTAAGTGAACGAGTTACTTCTCTAGCTATTTTTTTTGCTACTCTCTCTAGTCCGCGACCCCTTAGAGATTTTTCAACTAGTAAAACTGTTCTGACTATCTGTCTTAATTCTGCAATATCACGTGACTCATGTGTAGAACGCCACCCGATCGTCTTTAAATACTTTTTAGCCTTGGGAATTGAATCAGAGCATCCCATTTTCTTGCCCTTTCTCTTGCAGCTCCTGCCTTTATAGACGCATTTCCCGCATCGAACATAGGGCATAAAGAGATCCTGTCAGCGTCGACGACGACTATTGGTGTCGTTGCAGCCGCATCCTTTCTTCTTTGACTCTTTAAGCCTTTCTTCTTTCTCAATTTGATAATCCAGCCAATTGTCAACTCGATCTCTTCTTCTAGCTTCAGTAAGAGAAGACTTTCTTGTCGGGCGCCTTCGAGAGGGCTTAGCCCTTCTTCTGGCAGGAGCAGATGCTTTTGACTGCCTTTTCATTTCTTCTCTTACGATCGATCTAATTTCAGAAGTTTCAATTTTCATAACACTGTCTCCATATAAGTGCTTCAAAATATAAATATTATATCATAGCCCTATTTTCACGATCTAGGTAGCAGTTGATCAATAAAGATCACATTCTCATTCATTCACTCTCATGTTCATGGCTATAATAATTCTATCTTTTTTTGTTCCCATGTACGGAAACGCATTATGGTATAAGTAAGAAGGAAATAGGACTAAATCTCCGTCTTCAACTGGCGGTTCGAACTGATTTGACTTGACAAACCAGTCCATTCCTGGATCATAGTAACTTGAAACAATGGGCTTAAAAAATGTATTTCTTCCGCTTGGGATGCCATTCTCATCTTTCTCACCAACGTCAACATAGTAGATTGCACACCATGAACAATTAGTATGTGCATGGACGCCATGATATCCACCAGTTCTAGTAACATGGTACCAAGATTCATGAATCTCTAGACTGGGAAGGTTTAAATTTTGATCTTTGTATCTACCCCAGAATTGTCTGTTAATATTCGAAATACATGTAGAGCACGACTGAATAATAAACTGTGCTACCTGATTTACAGCATCATTGTCCCTATTAAGAAAGTTAAACTCACTCTCTGATAGATTTGACTTTATTCGGGGTGCTACATTACTATCAATAGGCGACTGTTGTAGTTTTTCCTGAGTGTAGATATATTCTTTTAAACTATCCCTAATAGCACTATGCTCTGGATTTTTTATCAAAAAGATAGGTGTTTCCCAGAAATTTAAGAGATCTATTTGTCCTAGCCTGCTAGCCATAAGATTACTTTATTCCACCAAGAGCTGTGATTGCAATAAGTCCAGGAAGCTTGTCTCTAACATAAACCCCTGAAAAGAGAGCAGATGCCCTTCCCCCGACATAGGATATTGCAGCTTCTAGCTGATTGCTTAGTGAGGGATCAGAAGCCATCTGATCGGTTACCACAAGCAATAGAACTCCAGTCTGGATATTTCCCTTAGGCCCTGGACACGGAGACTTCTGGAGACAGTTCTGATAGATCAGAGAGCCTAAATTGGGATCACTTGGATCTCTTATAACTGTGGTTCCTAAGAATATTCGTCCATCAGTCGACAAGCACCTCTCCAGATCCTTTGAATCAAATGTTTGAATGGGAGACGGTTCAGATGAAAGCTTAAGAACTTGCCCAATTAACTTAGCAAAGTTTTTATTTGCTGTTGGGTAAAGACCAAGCATTCCAACCTTTCCTCTTAAAAGCTGAAGCTGTCTCTCATTATCAATTATGATATGTGGTGATCCCGAAACATCTTTCTTTATTGACTCATAGTTTGACTTAATTGTAGGGTTAAGAAGCTCTTGAGAAGTCGGTGCAGTTACAATATAGACAACTCGACCTGATGCAGAGATCGACTTAAGGTATCTATTCATACAGCCATCGAGTGCATGGGATGCGCTGCCGGTTCCACCACCGCCACCAGCAAGAACAAACAGCCAGTCAACCTTTCCAATTCTAGTCCTAAGATAGTCTTCAACAAATGTGCTATTATCAGACAAGATTTTCTTACCAAGCTCAATATTTTTACCTACTCCATCTGCTCCTGGAAGAAGTAGAAAGTGTGCATCATCCAGCCCAGTTGACTT